AGTGCAAGGGTAGCCACATCATTGTGGATGGCAAGCGGTTCGATTCGGACATCTTTTTTAGAAAGAATGGTTGCCAATGGATTCAGATGCAATCAAAAGAAATGCTATCAATGGTAGCGTAACAATATATAAGGTGAGGCACACCTGAGCAACTGCATATTATCTTTGATGTTTAACAATTAAATTCCGTGAATAAACTGAAAGAAGAAGTAATGTGCAGCAACGTGCCATAAGAGTTGGTCGTGTTGGTGGAGGCAGAAGTCCTCCATAGTAAAACAAACGTTAATGTTTTAAATAAAACACTAAAGCGTTTGCAAGTTAAAGAGAAAAGTATTAACTTTGCAACCGAAATAACAAGGTTGTGAAGTAGAGCGCACGACTGACTGATATTTGAGATAATTAATAATTTATATTAAACATATTATTTCATTAACTCCAAGCGTGGAGTGTCGTCATTCCGTCCATCGCTCTACAATAGTGGATGAGTGACACAAGCCCTGTCCGTACTCGTGACTTTAGCGGATGGGGCTTTTCGTTTCCACCACAGCCAAATCTAATTATTAACAATTTAAATTTTAGGTAAATGACATTAGGATTTAACAAAACTGATGTAAATGTAGAGGCTTTACCAGTAGTCTCAGAGTTCCTTAACAATGAAAAAGGAGGTGTTGAAGTTGTAGAGATTGTCGAGCATGACGGCAAACAAGCCGTGAACGCAAGGGAGCTGCACCAAAAGTTGGGCAGTAAGCAAAGGTTTGCTGATTGGATTAAGAACCGTATTGAAAAGTATGGATTCGTTGAAAATCAAGACTATGAGGTTTTTCATAAAATTATGAAAAACTCAAATGATGTTGGAAATCAAGACTTTGAAGTTTTCCACAAAATTATGGAAAACTCAAATGGTGGTCGAAGTCGTATTGAGTATGCCTTATCTTTGGATATGGCAAAGGAGTTGTGTATGATTGAGAACAATGAGCAAGGTAGATTGTTCCGCAAGTACTTCATCGAAGTCGAGAAAGCTGCCAGAGTCAAGTACGAGCAGGAGAAGCTGGACAAGAAGGCTTCCGATTCCTTTGACATCAAGCTGAAGTGGTTGAACTTTCTTCCTGGTTATCTGAACCTCAGCGATGTTTCCAAATTGGCGATGGCTAAGAAAATTGCTGAACCATTAGGGTTGCCGACACCTGATTATGTGAGCGCACCGAATGGTGCAAAGCATTCCGCGACGGAATTGTTGAAATCTCATGGTGTAGGCTTGTCTGCTCGAAAGTTCAATGAGTTGGCGGTAAAGGCCGGATTATTGAAGCTAAAAGAGCGCAAGGGTACAAACAAGGTACACAAGTATTGTGAGATTACCAAGAAAGGATTGGCTTATGGTGAGAACGACATCAACGAGAAGAATATGAATCAAACACAACCACATTGGTATGATTCTAAATTTGGGGAGGTATTAGAAATCATCGGCTACAAGTCATCCAAGCAAGTAGATATGTTTGCAAGCGGTGAGACACACAATTAAACTGTAGTAATATTGATATATAATCGAGTATGAGGGGAATGCGCGATGCACTCTCCTCTTTTTTTATGGTGAAAGTTTTTGTTTTTCACAATATAGATAAGTGTTGTTAAACTGAGTGCTAATTTTTGGTAGAGTGGAATATAATAGCTATCTTTGTGGTCGAATTTCAAAACTTATAAGGACATGAAGATATTAGAACCAAAATATGAAATCCTATCCCAAGGTGAGGGTATGGATGGAGTTTACAAGCAGATAGAGTTATGCGGTCGCACTTGCTATGCGTCAAGTATGAAGATAGACAAAGATAGTGCAAAGCCTTTCGTTGAGCGTATGGTAAGCAGCAACCATCTTGCCATGTGTGAGCATGGAACGATTTACCTCCATGTAGCTTACGATAATGACTTCTTTGTTCCGGAGTCTCTACTGGTCAAACACTATCGTGAGAACAAGTATTCCAAGGTGATGCAGATAGGTAACGATTACTATATCACAACCAACTACAGAGTGATAGTTGAAAATAATTGGTTTGAGGATTTGGACTATATCTGCGAGCCTACGGAATGGCATGAGAAACGAATAACCGTCCGCTTTACTACTCAGATTGCGGTAAGTAGAGAGGCTAACAGACATCGTGTAGATTCCGTTGCGGAACAAAGCACTAGATATTGTAACTATAGTAAGGATAAGTTCGGAGGCGAGATTGCTATCAACAAACCAAAGTGGGTTAGCGAAGATGATGCGGTTAATCCATCGTCTTTTGATGGTGGAACATTTGTTGACCTATCAAAGAACATCGGTAGTTATGAACATTGGAGTCCGGTAGAAAAATGGTGGTTTGCCAATAGAGTATGCGAAATGATGTATTTATCTTTGGTCAAGGATGATGGTCTTAAGCCACAGGATGCGAGAACGATACTTCCTCTTGATACCAACACGGAGTTGATTCATACCGCATTTGTGAGCGATTGGAAGCATTTCTTCGAGCTGAGAAGTCTTGGAACTACCGGAAAGCCTCATCCAGATATTGAGGTCTTGGCAACCCCATTGATGAATGAGTTTAAGGAACGAGGTTTGATTTAATCGCTTATGAAGAAGAAAGCCAAGCAAATAGCAAAGGTGATGAGCAATGACTCTTTAGAGGTTGTTGCTCAGATGATTGTTGATGAGTCTAAAGGTGTACGCTATGAGGTGTATGCCGATGGTTCTAGCAAGAAAGAAAAGTGTGGTTGCGGTTGGCTTGTGCTTCATAAGGGAGCGGTTATCAAAAGTGAGAAATATACATTTATCACAGCTAAAGCGAACGATTCGGTGAGAGCCGAAATAAGGGCGGTCATTCAAGCATTGGGTGATTGCCCTCCTTTGTGTTCTGTTGATGTATATGTGGATTGCCAAGTGGCTATAGAGAGAATACAGGCTTGCAAGTTAGGAGACTTACAGCCTATATATAATAAGGTAGCGAAAGGCAAGGTGATAAGATACCATTGGGTTAAGGCTCATAGAGGTAATATGTATAATGAAATGGTGGATTCTTTGGCTTTTTCTGCTACAGAAAGTTAATTTTGCGTCTAAACATATAATAAGTGTTAAAATATAAAAGAAATACATTAAACAATTTGCATATTTCGATAATTCTTTGTATCTTTGCATTGTAATTAAGAAACAAGGTTACTAATTTTAAAAGGTGAGACACACCGTAAAAACTGTGATTCGTTATGAATACTAGATTGAGTAAGAAAGAGACAATGGTTTATGGCAACATCGAAGTGATGGCTGATGTAATTGGTGGTAACAAGTACTTTACATTTGCTGAGTTGTATGATTTCGATTTGGATAATACCAAGGATGAGTTGAAAGAAATTTTAAACTCTTTGACTGAGAAAGGTTACTTGAAGAGTTTTAATGATTTCGATAAAACTTATCGAGTTTTGAAGTAAGAACAACAAAGGGGATATGAAATCCCCTTACAATATAAATTTAGAGCGTGAGACACACGTAAAACTGTATTGAAACAATGAAAAAGGTATTCACAATTGAGAATGCGTTAGCGTTTTTATTTGCTCTTGAAATAGTATCATTAATTTATTTTCTTGGATAGGGCTTATGCAGATTAAGTATGGTAAGATAAAGTTTACTGCGGCTAAGTCCGAAAAAGGATGCCGCTTTGATGCTTGCTACAAAGGTGAGCATGTGGCTTTTGAGAGTGAAGATATGTCTTTGTATGATGATGTTTTTTCTGATAATAACAGAAGAGCAAAGGCTGCAAAGAGAGTGATTTACGAGAATATTAAGCACAAGTATTATGAGACCCATAGAGATTAGCGATTTCAACGCTGCCGATGAATTTGTCGTTGAGGCAATGATGCAAGATGGCAAATTCAAGGTTATCGGCAAGGTTATTATTGATAATAATCTTCTGAATGATGATGATTTGGAAACCATTTGGGATTGTGCCAATTGGGAGACGAACGGCTATGAAAAGATGGTTGTTTCTAATGGAGTGTACAAAGGCTTGAAAGCGTTTAGCGATGGTCGAATGTTCTATGTAATTACGGATGATGAGGTTGGAGTGGTAAATGACAATATCATGGTACGTAAGCATTATGATGTCAACAATGGCTATTATATTAAGTCATCAAGGTTGCATAAGGAACAATCCAGGGACTTATGGTGCTTTGGTAGCCGTGAGACCATAACTAGAGAATATAAGTCAAACCATTTTATATGTGGTAAGTGATGGCAAAAAAGATTAATCATATTAAGCCTTCCTTCATTGAAGGTGGTGAAGTCTGGCATGATATTGATAAGTTCCCGATGCTAGACCACACTATTCTAGTTGAGTTACAGGTAAAAGGCTCAGACGGATTGATTTACCGGACGCAAGATGTATGTGTTGAACGTGCAAATAGATTTGAGCCTACGATGTCTTTTGTTCCTAAGCGTTGGGCGTATGCAATAGACTTAGCTCAATGTAAGAAAGTGGAAGGATAAAATAAAATACAAATTAAGAATAAGTATATGGAAGAATCGAGAGGTGTTTACACATTACCAGTCTTGTATAATGAGCAAAGTGGTACAAACGAAGGTGTATGTGTAAGAAAAGAACTTGGAGTAGTTGTTGCAATCGACAATGAAGATGAGTTTAAAGGTGTTTTTTCAAAGGACGGTGAGGTTGATGTATTCAAGCAGTTACTATCACAAGAAGTGTATCGTTACTATACAGAGCACAACGCATTCCCTACTGGGCCTTTGGTTTCTTACAAGATGGATGGCGACATCATCTTTGATTACGTTGAAGTAACTATTGGAAAGATGTATGGTGGTTATGTATATATTGTGCATTACAACTTTGCAAGCACGGCATCATAAGAAACAAGTTTGATTATGGCATTAATAAAAGATAGAATTAATATTGCGGTTCAGATTAAAGTGTTGGAGGATATTGCTGTTGACTATAAGGGTAAGACAATAGATAACATCATCCAACAGCTAGAAGCAAGATTGAGTGTGCTGAAATAAGTTCAAATTCCAGTAGTTGGAAGATTATGAGTGGTGGACGTTTTGATTATGCTCAGTATAGGATTGCTGACATATATACAAAGATAGAAGATTATATTGATGGTCATCCATTGGATGAGGAAGATGAAAGATGTTTTCTCGAAGACCGATGGTTAGAGGAGGATGAAGACAAGTATGTTAGAAAGCATCATCATACGATGCCTAACAAATACGGCTTGTCTAAAGAGACTATCAAGGAATTTAAGAAGGGCGTTGAACTTCTGAAGAAAGCTCAGGTTTATGCCCAAAGAATAGACTACCTTCTTTCAGGTGATGATGGAGAAGACAATTTCCATCAGCGATTGAAAGAGGATTTAGCAAATTTAAAAAGAAAAAAAGAATAGATTATGAGTTGGAATTATCGTTTAGATACACCTATGATGCAATTAGCTGAAGAGGTGAATAAGAAATATGATACCGATGCTGGTAAGATGCTTCTTTGCACTTATCTCTTCATGGTATCAAGTGAAGAGGTCAAGGACAAACAAGCTTTCTTTGATTGGGTAGAAGAGCTGAGTAAGTCCTGTAAGTGCGATGCGGTAAGGGAGTACGTGAAAATCAACGGCAAAGCCGATTGGCTGCATGGTGGATTAAGTAAGCCGATTTACCGACACTATAAGGGCAAATTCTATGAGTACCTTGGTGAGGTTACTGATAGCGAGACTTCAGAAGTAAAGGTAGCGTATCAAGCGTTGTACGGACAACATGAGGTTTGGGTGAGACCAAAGGATATGTTCTTTGGTAATGTTGAGGTAGATGGTAAGCCAGTTCCTCGATTTGAGAAGGTAGATTTAAAAGACTTAGAGAAACAAGCCGAGAGCAATGGACAGAAAAAAGATTAAGAGTTTGCTAGGTCAAGCAATCTTGCGAGTGAATGAAGTCGTACCGAATTTCGATGATTTGGATAAGATACTTCCTTTGCTTAGACAGGCGATTGATGAATTAGATAAGTCAGAATCGGGTTCAGTTTAGAAAGGGTGAAAAATGACAAATAGGCATACGGTAAAACCAAAGGTAGTTCCCTTTGAGATAGCCAAGCTTCTGAAGGAGGTTGGCTACGATGAAAAGATAGCCGAATTTTGGGCTTACGCCAGCCCTTGGACAGCAAAGGGTGGCATTCGTAAGGGTGGTAAATATAGTGAGCATTACGGAAGTTATATTGCTTACTCCAATTCCGAGTGGGAGAAATCCAATATTGAGTTTTCTGCTGCCTTAAAGTTGAATAGTAAGCATCCGGCAATATCCGCTCCAAGCTATGATATGGTGCTTGATTGGCTTTTAGAGCATTTCGGTTACTATATTTGTGTCGCAAACATTTCGAAAGATAAGTTCTGTTGGCAAACTACATCATGGCGTGTAGAGGAAGGCTTGTGTCATACGGATGGTAAGGAATATTCCAGTAGATACGATGCAATGGATGCCGCATTCAAGAGTATCTTAAAGGCTCGCATAGATAATAAAGAAAACGAGGAAATCAAAAGACTTTTGGAGGAAATACAAGATGGAAAGACTTTATGATACTTTTGTACACGCAATAATGATGAAGTTAGAAGCTCGTTTATATGTTGAACTCGAATGTGTTTATAAGGATATAACAAACAAGATTGTTGAGAAGAAAGGTAAACTCACCAACGAAGACGTAATTGAGTTTCAGAAAAAACTACAAGAAGTGTACGACACGAATGCTGCTATTCGTGAAAAAGTTACTGGCATTAAAGATTCCAAGAATTGTATCTTAACTAAAGAAGCATGTGAAGAGCTAATAAAGCGACTTAACGTGATTAATATAAAAGAAAATGAATAAGCAAAGAATGATAGAGTGGATAGCCACTTGTGATACAGGTGTCTCTTCAATGACTATGTGGAGTGCATTGATGGGGGTAAAACGAAAGAAAGATTTGAATATTCCCAAAGACAATAGTGACTTCCGTAGATGCTATGACATGGTAGAATACGGACACGTAACCTTGGATGAGCTACAAGCTGTGAAGGAGCAGTATCCTTGGTTTGCTCCTGTTGTTGACAATTGGAAGGAGTTGTCTCTTTTGTTTGAAGAAGAGCTGGACAAACGCTTGAATATGCGTATTCGTCAGCTATGTGAAGAGTCAGATGCTATCCGGTATGAGAAAAAGGGAGAACTTTATTATGAGAGGAATTTTTGGTATAATATAACACAATAATCAAATTAAGAATGAAGAAAATTATCTTAATGTTTTGTATTGCGATACTCGGCATGAGTGCGCTTACAAGTTGTCATTCGGTTTCTCCTGATGCAGACGAAGAAGCCGTAATCGTAAAGAAGCCTTGGTTTATTGGGCATGGAGGTGTTGAACAGCAAGCAGTGCAGACTGGTCTCACTTGGTGTTGGTGGTCAACGAGTGGTTATTACTTCAAGATTGTTCCTGTCCGTCACGAGATTACCTTAGATGATTTGTTTAGTGACGATAACACGCCACTTGACTTCCATACTGTAATCATTACTCAGATTGAGCAAGGCAAGTCCCCAATACTTTTGCAGAATTATGGTGAGAAATGGTTTGATACTAATCTCAACAATTATTTCTGCAATCTGGTTCGAGACCATATTTCTCAGCATTCCCCATTTGACTTGATGTCGAATCGGCAAGTGCTTAATCAGATTGACACCAAGATACGCAAGCAGATGCAGGACTATGTGAACGCTCTATCAAAGAAAAAGCAGATGCCTATCATCATAAAGGAGGTTATCATCGGTAAAGCTACACCAAACAAGGAACAGCTTAATGAAATGAACCGCACGGCAAAGGTCGTGCAAGCCAAGCAGACACAAGAACGTGAATATGAAGTGCAGATAGCAAGAGAAAAGGCTGAGCGACAAAAGGCAAAGGCAGATAAGGCATATATGGAAGAAATGAACCTTTCCGCTGGTCAGTTTATCAACCTTAAGTGGATTGAAACAGTAGCAAATAAGCAAGGAGCAAATATTGATGTTATGGTTGGCCCTGCCGAAAGCATGTGGAATATAAGACGCAATTAATTAATTTATAAATCAAGTAAACAGAAATGAATAAAGACAAATTAAAGGTCAGTTTTGAGATTGATCGTTACAAGGTGATTGGTATGCTCTCACGAAATTGTGAGAATGCTGAAGAGTACAATGAGATTATGGGTATTCTTGAAGGAAAGAATGAGTTTGTGCGTGATGCGAATGGTAACGAGGAACTTGCAAGCCGCATTTGCAATTATGCTTTGGACTCTATCTTGGTAGAGAATCCAGATTTGGCTCTCCGTAAGCGTTTGGATAAGGAACAGAAAGGCGAGGATGCTCCTGATGGATTTTCAAATGTTATCGAAATCAAAGGTGATGACGCAAAGAAACTTGTAGATACCCTTTGTGGTATTCTCCGCAAGGATAAGTGATGTGAAATTCATCAAAAGAATATAAATAAACACTAAAACACTTGCAAGTATAAGAAAAAATGCTTATCTTTGCATCGTGTTTGAAACAGATGGCCTTCTGAGAGGTCGCTTCTACCATAATAAGTCAAGACTTAGGAGTTTACGGCATGGTTTACACATTACCCAGCTCAGCTAGACTATAACAAGGAAACTCTAATTAGGGTGAGAATCCCTAAACGCTGCATTAGACAAGTGGTTAAGTCGCCAGCTTTTCACGCTGGTATTCAAAGGTTCGAATCCTTTATGCAGTACAAATTTGCCCTATGGTGTAATGGCAACACTACAGGTTTTGGTTCTGTCATTAGTGGTTCGAATCCGCTTGGGGCAACAAAGTGATATTAGGAATGTGTTCCATAAATGGTGCGATATTCAAGCGGTTAAAGAAGATAGACTGTAAATCTATTCCCATTGCGGGTTCGGTGAGTTCGAATCTCCCTTGCACCACGAGTAACTTTGTCAGATTACGAGGAATGTAGCTCAGAAGTAGAGCACTTGGATTGGTAACTAAGGGGGCGTTGGTGCAACTCCAACCATTCCTTTACGCTTTCGTAGCTCAGTGGCAGAGCATAGGATTTTTAATCCTAGGGTCGAAGGTTCGAATCCTTCCGTTGGCACAATGACACACAAGAAGAGAGCCGTGATGTTTGTTCTGTTGGAATCTCGGACATCTGTCAACGGGTAACGTAGGAAGCAGATGGAGTGAATAAAGTTGTGAATAAGCTTATGAACTAGGGAAGCAAGCGGAATTGTTCTCTTTTGTGTTTCATTTAGTTTAACGAAAAAAGAGAAGAATATGAAATGTCCGTTAAGAATGGCAGTCGCTTTAGAAAAGAACAATAAGGTATATCCAAAAGATGTACGGAAGTTCTTGATGGGATTGTACGCCACGCTGCATTTGACAGATAATGCAACTGCAAAAGATATGGAGAAGTTGGTGTATTATGCTTTTCGGAATGGCTACCTGTTAGGTGTCAAGTCTGAAGGTGGTGATGACCAAAAAGCGTATGACCGATTGCCGGATTTGGGAGTAGAAGAAGATATTGGTGATGATTTAAAAAGATAGTTGATAAAAATTGGTAATTAGTTAGTAGAGTTTTTAGGCTTTGGTGTGTGAACATCGAAGCCTTTTTATATATAATAAGGTAAAATAAAAGCTGGAAATGTTAACAAAACCCACATAACAGTTATGAAAGGTTAAAATACGAAAGAAAAACATTAAAAAACTTGCATGTTTCAAAACTTATTCGTATCTTTGCATCGTCAATCAAGATAAGTTGGTTGATTTGCCGAGTGACAAGTTTCACTCATAAAGGTGAGAGCGACACCAAGGGATAAGACCCGAAACAACTAGCACAATTGATTATGTCTAAGCAGACTGGTTTTTCATTCGCAAGTTCAAAGAAGTCATTAATTGAGACTATTGACGAAATCAAGAAGTCAAAGATGCCTCGCAACGAAAAGATTGTTGCATTGAAAGCTTGCGGTCTTCGTGAGAAAGAAATCTCCGATATGTTGAAGGTCTGTGTACCTAGCGGTTCTACTTCAACGAGATTCGTTTATACATTCGGTGTTGAGATTGAATGTGTTCATGCCGAGCGCAATGCCTTGATAGAGGCAGGTCGTCAGAATGGTGTTGATATTCATTCTGAGGGCTATAACCACACCGACAACAAGAGTTATTTCAAGATTGTTAGTGATGCTTCAGTTCGTGGTGATGTTGACCCTAACGAGGTTGTAAGTCCGGTATTGAATGGCAATACAAATGGTATGGCAACCTTAAAGAAGGCTATTAAGTCTTTGGATGCCGTAGGTGCAAGAGTAAATTCTACTTGTGGTCTTCACGTTCATATTGGTGCAGCTAAGTTGACAGGCGAGCAGTATGTTAACGTCTTCAAGAATTATCAGAAGCTTGAAAGATTGATTGATAGCTTCATGGCTCCTTCAAGAAGAGGTAATTGCCATTGGGCAGCCAGCTTGCTGGACAAGGATTTCTCTAATTGCCACGACAATTACGATGTTAGAAATAATGTATTTCATGGAGACAGATATTACAAGGTAAATGCTGAGAGTTATACACGTCACAAGACTATCGAGTTTCGCCAGCATCAAGGTTCAACTAATTACAAGAAGATTGAAATGTGGGTTAAGTTCTGTGCAAAGCTTGTCGGTTGGTCTCGCAATAATGTCTTCACTAGTGAGGTTATGAATATCGAAGATATACCTTTCTTGAATAAAGAAGAGAAGGCTTTCTTCCAGAGTCGTAAGGATGCATTTGCAGCCAATAATGATTAATTAATGTAGTCCTAGGGTAAAAGCCCTAGGACACAAAGAAATCAAAGTATTATTAAGAAAAAAGAAAGGGTAAAGATATGTGTGTTATTATTGTATGTCCGAAAGGTGTTGCTTTGCCATCTGTAGATGAGCTGAAGGCAGCGTATAAGAGAAATCCCGATGGTTGTGGTTTTGCGAGTGAGTCTGACCATTACAAGAGCTTGCATTTCTCTACATTTATCCGCAGATTGATGAAGCGAGATATAAATGAGAATGTTATCATACATTTTAGATTTGCTACTCATGGTTCTGTCTGTGTCAAGAATTGCCATCCATTTTACAAGGCAGGTTATTGGTTCGCACATAATGGAGTGCTCCCGATTTGCTCTGAGCATGATAAAACGGATAGTCAGATTTGCTTTGAGCGTTTTATCTATCCTACTATCAAGAAATATGGTTGGGGTTCTGATGAACATATGAAAGAAATGAATAAATGGACAGCTCATGGTTCTAAGTTTGCAATGTTGCATAATGGTGAGATTTTGAAGTCCGGTAAATTCATAGAGCGTGATGGACGGTTCTATTCAAATTTGAATCATTTGGGTTATATGAGAAATGTCATAAACTTTTAGATATTTTAATGTTTAGGTTCTTTTTAATTCGACAAGCGTCAGATGTCCGTGAGGATATTTGGCGTTTTTTGTTATATAAGGTGTTTTATTTTGTGTTGCTATTAATTATTCGTTTATGTGATAAAATAGCCTTAAATCGCTTGGAAATGCCGTTATTACTCACTTTTAAGCAAAAGTGAGATACTTGCAAATGGATTAGTGTGTTTATTGTTCTTTTCGTATTATCTTTGCACTAGTTTTAACAAATATATCGAAAGAATGAAAGATAAAATTTTCCAGTTACTAAAACAAGAGTATAAGTCTCTTGGGTTAGGTGATGAAGTTCTTCAGGCACATGCTGAAATGCTTGACAAGATGGGGCTTGTTACTGATGACAACATCGAGACAGTGGTTGCTAGTCAAAAGAGTTTTTTGGAGTCCTTGCAAAAGGACAATGACCGCAGAGTTACCGATGCCAAGAAAAAGTTCGAGGAGGCACAGAAGGCTAAAGAAGATGCTGAACGCAAGGCTGCTGAAGAAGAAGCTAAGAAGAAAGCTGACGAAGAAGCTAAGAAGAAAGCTGACGAAGCCGAAAAGAAACGCTTGGAGGAATTGGCAAAGAAAAACGAAATGCCGGACTATCTCAAAAAGTACTTTGAAGAGCAAGCAGCAGAGAAGAAAGCTTCAGAGGAAGCAAGAACCAAGGAACGTGAAGAGTTCAAGGAACTCATTAAGACCTTGAATCAGAAGAACACAGACCAAGCCAAGACTTACAACGAACAGATGGAGGCACAAAGCAAGACCATTAAGGAATTGCAAGAAACTATCCAAAAGCAAGCTGAGGAGGCTAAGGCTAAGGAAGAGGCTGCTGCAAAGGCAAAGGCAAAGGCAGACCACGATGCGAAGATTTTATCAAAGGCTAAGGAGTTGGGCATTCCCGAAAGTCGTATCAACGAGGGTTTCACTCTGAGCGATGATGCTACAGATGAAGCTATCGAAACATACCTCTCCAAGGTAGCGAACAACTACAAGGCGTTGCAACAACCACAATTCGGGGGCAGCTATCGTGCTAGCGAGGGTGAGCCAACAAAGGAGGACGTTGACAATGTAGCCGCATCATTAGTTCAGTCACTTTAAAAATTGAAAAACATGAATCAGGAATTGAAGACTACGAAAAAGCAAATTGTCTTTGGTGAGGATTCCGTCATTATCCAGAAATGGGAAGGCGACATCAAGGGCGGTCGTGCTTTGGATTGGACAGGCGTAAACGATGAAGTTCTTTACGCAGGTCGTGTTATCGTGACAGATGGTAAGGGAACTTACAAGCCATTGCCTATCGAAACTGATAGTTATAAGGCTTTGGGTACTGCCAGTGACCCATTGGAGCATTACAAGTATGCTGGAGTTCTCTATCGTTCCATTCTGAACGGTGAGCCAGCGGCAATTATGACTGCTGGACAAGTAAACAAGGTAGCAGCTAAGGCTGCAAATGGTGCAGACTATCCGGATGCGTTCCTTACAGCTATGCCAAAGATTGCTTTGGTTAGCGATGAGGATGCCAACAAGTTCGATGAGTCTGATGCAACTATGGACAAAGACTAAAAAAAAGGAGGATAACAGATGGAAAAATCACTTTATTTTCAGTTGGTCAATAAATACTTCCCACAGCTTGTTGCAAGTGTTGTAGAGAAGTTGAACGGCAAGAATCAGACCGCATTGACCTATATGTACCGAGACCACTTGACTAACACATATAGTCAGGACGGACGCTGGGCATCAATTACTGCGGAATATACACGAGTTGCTGCTGACGTTGTATCAATGGATGCAGAACTCCCATTGAAGAGCCGTGATAAGGTTTCAACCGCTGAGGGTCAAATCCCAAAGGTTGGTATGAAGCTTTACATGACAGAGAAGCAGCTCAAGGATTTGGATAACATGATTGCGCAACGTTTGCCTCAGCCACAGATTTTGCGTAACTTGTTTGCAGACCTTCCTCGTTGTATTCAGGCGGTTTACGAGCGTATTGAAGATATGTTCCTCAGTGAGTTGTCAACAGGTGTAGCTTTGGCAACCCGTTCCGGTGGTACAGGTATTCGAATTGACGTAGGTTTTGCCGAGAAGAACAAGTTCGGTCACGGTGCTAAGGCTTGGGACGCAGAGGATGCAACCCCACTTGATGACATTCAATTGGTTTACGACAAGGCGATGGACGACCAAAACACCATCACTACTTGTTATCTTGATGATTACACAATCAAGTTGCTTGGCAAGAACAAGCAGGTTCGTGCTCAGTTTGCCTTCAATCAGGGCATCGCAATCAATAGTGATAGCAATATTCCTATTTTGAGCTTTGAGCAGATTGCGTCTATCTTTAGAAATAAGTGGCAGACCAACTTGGTACGTGTAGCCCGTACAATCAAGACCGAGATTAACGGCAAGAAGGGAACACACAACCCTTGGGCTAAGGGTCACATGACCTTTACATGCTATGACAACTTGGGTGATTTGTTCTGGACTAACGTAGCCGAAGCTACAAGACCAGTTGCAGGTGTTACTTATCAGTCAGCCGATGAGTATATCTTGGCTAGTCGTTATTCTACTAACGACCCACTCCGTGAGTTCACCAGCTCACAAGCAATGGTTGTTCCTATCTTGAATAACGTTGATGCCATCTACTCTTTGGACTCAACACAAGCGGTAGGTTAGGCTTATGAGAGGTGAGGTAATTAGTCCGTTCCGTGATAAGTTCCATTTTAACACCATCTATGAAGTTGGTGCAATCTTGGACTTTGACGAAGAACGCATGAACTCCCTTATCGAACGTAAGCTTTGCAAGATGTTGGAGGTGCAGGATGATAACCATTCTGCACCTCTAAAAGACGATAAGGAAATTAAAGATACTCCTAAAAAGGAAGTCTTGAATGATGGAAAAGAAAATCCTGTAAAGGAAGAAGAAAAGAAGTCAGAAGAGACACCTAAGAAGGAAGTCTTGAAGGAGAAAAAGGAGAGCAAGCCTAAAAAGGAGAAAACCTCAAAAAAGGATGCTGCCGAGTCAACCGAAGAGAATTCCCAAAAGGAGAATGTAGAAGAAGAACTTGACGAAAAGACTAAGAGCGAGCAGGAGGCTGCAAAGAAAATCGCTGAGGCTATGAGTCAGGCTCAGAAATAAGGATGTCACATGAAGATAAGAGAATACATTTCGCAAAAGTTGCGTGCTTGGAATATTACCGATGCTCAATTGGAAGATATTTCGTCAGGTATAGACCTTGACGAAGAATATACGTCTGATAATTCGCAGGTTGTAGGCAAGGCGATGATTTCCGTAATCGAGGAACTGATGCTTGCTCCATATATGAGCAATGTGAACGAAAATGGATTCTCTGTCTCTTGGGACTACTCTAGGATAGGACAATACTATATGTGGCTTTGCCGAAAATATGGTGTTGCTCCGGATAATGAAGTGGTGGCAGCTTTAGGGCTTTCCACTATCACGGATAAGTCTGATATTTGGTAAATGTCTAGGTTATGTTATATTCCCCTCATATATTAAAGAAGAAGTTCGTGAATAAGGTTGTCAACAAGTACAACGAGGTCATTGGCTCTTCTGAGGAATGGAAAGAAATGGGGCGTTGTCGGTGCGATGACAACTCTACCGAGCATTTCACTACCGAGAATGGTAGCATATATACACCGAAATATCATATTGTTTGTGACAAGTGCCAGATTTCCGAAGGTGATGAAGTCAAGGTCTATTCCGATGATGGAAGCTACCGAGGAGGTGGAAAGGTCTATAATGCCCCTAAGTGCAATTATCTTGGTTATATGAGTATCTATGTCTGATGTTATAAAGGATGAGATAGACGCTTTCTTTGCGCAGGGAGAAAGGGAAGTAGATGAATTTCTTGATAGGTTAGGTAAAACTGCTGTTGAGCTAGATAAGGCTAACGGAAACTACCGAAACCGCACAGGTAATCTCAGAAGGTCTAACTATAGTAAAGTACATGACCACACCTTAACCATTGGCAACAAAGCGGAATATGCGTCTGATGTTTCCTCTAGGGGATATGATGTTATTGATTCGGGTATTCAGTATATCAAGAAAGAATTCGAAGATATGCGATGATAACAGAAATAGATGCTGGTCATGTAATCTATGACGACTTGGAACTTATGGGAATGGAACGAAGACTGAAAGGACATCTGAAAAAGGGTGGACTTGAAGGGGAAAGACCTATGGTCGGTGAGAAGATTCCTGATGAAGGCATGATAGTAATCATTCCTAAGCGCATGAGTGCAGACAAGACATATTTCAACGATTGTACTATAGAGGTAAACATATTGCTCAAAGATATAGAGGGCGAGGCTAATCCTCAATTGAACGAGCTTTTAAAGAAGGCTATTGAAACCCTGTCTGACAATGATGTCGGAAAAGCAGAGGATGTATGGTATCGTTATTCTATCCGCTCCCACGGCATAGAGCAAGAAAGTAAGTTGAGTTGTCATTACGCAAACATTACTATTGATTTTGAAACATTAAACGTAAGATAAGATGAAACCATTTATTGGAATCAAGAGAATTTGGTATGGTGCTCCTCTTACCGAGGCAAATACACCAGCTAAGTTGGCAGCATGGTTAAAAACCGCAACAGAGGTCTTGAACAGCCATGAGGGAACATGGGGATATTCTCAGGATGACCCTAGTGTTACCGAGTACAAGAACGAGCTGAACGGACAGGTTTACTATCGTGACAAGACCGATGAGGGTGCTAAGACAATTACATTCTCTATTGGTGTCTTCTCATGGAAGAACAAGGTTGACCTTCAAGGTGGTAAGATGTACGATTCAACCGGAGCAGCGACCACAACGGAGTCAGACGCAGTAGGTTGGTCTTCTAGCCAAGATTTGGCAAATATCAACAAGTGTATTGTTGCTCAGACCAAGACAGGAAACTACATCGTTTTCTCAAATGCGGCTATCGTAGCCAAGGGAGACCAGCAGGACAAGAATATCACTTTGGGTATTTCTGCCGTTGCCATGGAAAGTGAGACCGATGGTGTGGCTGGCGAGTACCAATGGGAAGGTTCTGCAGTTGTGGAACAGGGATAAGGTATAAACGACAAATGATAGAGGGGGATGGTATTACTGCCGTTCCCTTTTTTATATTAAGAACTATGAGTAAGGCAAGTAAATTAGTTGCGGATGCTATTCTTGGGGAGGATTCCGTATTAATAATGGTGAATGGAAAGAGTTATTATATTTCACCGCCAACTATTATAAAATTGGTAAAGGTGGCTAAATACCTTGATCGTTTTGAAGAAGGTAAATCACCAGGGGAAACCTTAGGAATGTTGAAGAATTTAGGTGACGCTTGCAAGGCGTTATCTGTGTTCATACAAGGCGATGAATCCATTAGTGATGAATTGTCAAAAGGGACACTAGAAGATATTGTCAATGGCTTGCAAACGGCTTATTCTCTAATTTCAATAAAGGATTTTCAGACGCTATCAATTTTGGCGAAGAGTGCGGCAAGGATGATAGCAAAACCACGACCATAGGTAACGATACGCTCTTAGGTCAGATTGCATCTTTTATGGATAGTCTGCATTTATCTTACCAAGAAGTTGTGAGAGAAATACCTTATAGAAACTTGCTACTGATGGCCAAAGATAAACAGAGGGTGGCTTACGGTGATGTGATGTATGAGGTAACGGAAGAAGAATTTGGAATGAACTTCAAAAAAGGATAAGTTTAAAATAATGTAAATAATATATTAAAAGCATTAAAACGTTTGCAAGTTGGAAAAATATTATTTATCTTTGCAAGCGCAGAACAAAAAGGATAAAATGGCGATTTAAGAAATTGATAAGATATTAGAGACACGAAACCCGATGGACTATACCGAAAGGCAGTCCGAGTCACTATTCCTTTGACTTTGCAATCGGTAGTTTCGTGTTTTTGTGTTTAAAATAAGATGCAAGACGTAAGGTTAATATTCGAGATACTTGTTTCCATGTTGCTTTGCGTTTGTCTCATATTGCTTGCTGTAAGTAGATATAGGCAAAAGAAAAAGCGTGAAGAACCGGAGCGAAAGGAAATGGACTTGATAGACTTCTTTTCTTTGGGAGGAGTTGCCTATTATTGGAACAAAGGTGGTAAGCAGCAGAAATGCTACACATACGAAGAATTTCTGAAAATCAAGGCTGACTACGTGGAGCTTTGGTTGAATCAGAATAGATATATTTTTAACTCTCAATTAGATAGCGATGATATATAAAGTATTTGTCTTGTTGCCGACAATAATTGTATCAGATGGTATTGTAGGTATAGCTTGGCTAGGAAAGGTCTTTAGCTGGAGATATGGAAAGAACAAGAAAAAGAGCAAGAATGTGTCCTTAATGATAGGATATAACACAGGAATGTCTCTTAAGTCAAAAATAGACGATAACGCAGCGGATGATTATTTAAGACGCATTGCCGAAGAAAACAGAATCTAAATTCAAGGGTTAGATGCCCTTTTTACAACCATATTACTTGTGGTTATTTTTATACATCGGTTTTTATTAACGATTGTTTTTTATGGTAGATAAATGTATAAAAACGAGCACAAGTTCCCTTATAGATGGACTAAAAAAGATGCTAATTTCACAAAAGACAAAGGTAAGGTGATGTCTTGCTTTTGTTGTGGAGGTGGAAGTTCCTTTGGTTACAAACTAGCTGGCTACGATGTTGTAGCCTGTAATGAGATAGACCCAAAGGTTATGAAGATGTATTTGAAGAATCACGATGTCAAGTACGCTTTCAATTGTGATATTCGTGAGTTGATTACCAATATCAATATGGGGGGGCATATTATGAAAGAAGAGTTGCATAATCTGGATATATTGGATGCTAGTTTCCCATGTTCGGTATTCAGTATTGCAGGTGACCGCCAAAAGGCTTGGGGAAAGGAAAAAGTATTTCGAGAAGGTCAGAAAGCACAAAGGCTTGACGATTTGGCTTTTTACTCAATCGCCCTCGCTAAAGAACTACAACCAAAGGTAGTGGTTTTTGAAAATGTCCAAGGTTTGTTGCAAGGTGAAGCTATCGAGTACGTGAAAGAGATTTACAGGCAGATGGATAATGCCGGATATATCTTGCAGCATTGGTTGCTTAATGCACGTAATATGGGTGTTCCTCAGAATCGACCTAGGGTGTTCTTTCTAGGATTACGCAAAGACCTTTGCAAGCCGTTTATGGTTCAGAAGGATTTGTTCGAGCGAGTGCCTAAGATAGATATGGACTTCAACGAGAAAGAAATTGTCTTGGATGAGTTTTCGGACTATAGTGGAAGACAGATTCCAAAAGGAGTGATGAAGTATTGGGAGCATAGAAACGAGAAAGACAATTCTATCGGTGATATAGTCAAGCGGATGGATAATCGTCTTTCTATGTTCAATAATATGTTTCTTAAAAAGGATAAAGTATGCAATACTATATCAGCAATGGAAGATAGGCTTGTGTATTTTGATAATCCAAGCTATATTTCAGCGCATGATACGATTTTAGCATCAACATTTCCTGAAGATTATGACTTCGATGGCATGAAGCCTTGGTTTGCTTGCGGAATGTGTGTTCCTCCAGTTATGATGGCTAATGTTGCTACGAGAATCTGGGATTGTTGGTTGTCAAAGATTAAAAAGGAGGAATGCGCATGATAACAGCAAGTATGACTTCGGGTGAGATACGTAGAGTACGAAACTTAGATGAAGCTAGAATCTATGAGTTTCAGATGCGAAAAGCTAATGAGCTTAAACGTGAAATGAGAAAGCAGAGCGTAAGGCAAATAACCAAGACGTATGAGCTTATTACTCCAAATGCTGATTATTATATCGTAGTAGGTGTAAAACAAGGCGGTGTTTTCGTGTCCGGTGTATTCATTTATCTGAAGGAAACCAACGAGTATATTCCTATGAGTAGAAACGAGGGATATAGCGAGGATTGTTTTGCCATGAGCGTTCATTTTCTGAAGAGATTTGCTGAAAGGTTTTTGAAAAAAGACTTACCGATTGCCAAGATATTGCAAAAGATATATACATCGTTTACAGGTGCAGTTCAGCTCTATAGTGATGACAAGACAAGAAGGGTGGTATTTGCTATTCCGGAAGGGCTTATACTCACAGAATACGAGCAAGAAAAGCATATCATCCACTACAAAACCTTTGTAAGCATGGATATGCTAAAGAAGACACAAATGCGAAGTTACGAGAAGATTAGTGCATTTTTAATGGAATCTTGTCAGCAAATAGCTAAAGCAAGAGAAACCGGAAATGACGAAAGGCTGTGCGTTGTGTACAAAAGGTTTTACAATGATATTGATTTGCTAGATACAAAGGAGGCGCAAGCCATATATTCAAGTTTCTTTGAAAAAGGAGGTAACAATGAAAGATAAATGTATAACAAGGTTTCTTGGTGATATTAAGCCTGTAAAGAATTACGAAAGGTATTATGTTAGCAAGCTTGGACATGTTTTTACTATTGGGAGAACGTCTCAATTAAAGGAAATCGCACCTTGCAAGACACCAAAAGGTTATCTGAAGGTATGGCTTTACAAGAACGGAAAGCGCAAGATGTTTTATATCCATCGTTTGGTAGCTCAGGCTTTCTTGGAGAATCCAGAAGCGTTGCCGATGGTGAATCATAAGGATTTCGACAAGACGAATAACGATGTAGATAACTTGGAGTATTGCACTGCAAGATACAGTGTGATTTATTCTGCTATAGCAAAGAAAACCTCTTCCGAATACTTGGGCGTGACCTGGAATAAGAGTGTAAGAAAATGGCAAGCTCAGTATCAAGTAGGTAAGAAGAAAACTTATATCGGATGCTTTGGTACGCAAGAAGAGGCTCATGAAGCTTATGTTAACGCTATAAAAGAGATTTGATATGCTTGAATTTGATAGAATATACAATTCCGACTGCATAGAAGGAATGAAACAAATAGAGAGTGGGGGGTGAGCTTAATTGTTACTGACCCACCATATTGTATCTCTTATAAGACCGGATGGAGAGCAGATGACCATCGTTTTTCGAAGGAAATACTCAATGACGATAATGAGCAATTGATTATTGATTATATGAGCGAATGCTACCGGATTTTAAAGGATGATAGTGCTGCTTACGTCTTTTGTTCAGCCAAGACCTTGGACTTTTTTATGCAACAAGCGAGGAACGCAGGGTTTACCATTAAGAATGTGCTCATTTGGCGAAAGAACAACCATACGGCTGGAGATTTAGAGGCGCAATATGGTCAATGTTACGAGCCAATCCTGTACTTGAATAAAGGCAGACGAACCATAAACGGAAAGCGTTTGGAGGACGTATGGGACTTTGATAGAGTTCCATCTGATAAATTGGTACATCAGAATGAGAAACCAATCCCCTTGCTTATGCAATGCATCTTGAAATCATCGGACGAAGGAGATTTGGTATTTGATGGTTTTATGGGTTCAGCAAGTACGGCTCTGGCTTGTATGCGTACAAACAGGAATTTCCTTGGATTTGAGTTAGACGGGGAATATTTCAAGGTAGCACAAAAAAGAATCAAAGAAGAAATGTTTAATCAAAAAGATATGTTTGGATATGCTGGAGATAGATAAGATTTATCAAGGTGATTGCCGAAAGCTTCTAAAGCAGCTAGATGATGAATGTATAGACCTAGTATGCTCTGATGTAGCTTATCCGGTACAAGCTAGAGGTGGGCGCAGTAGCATGAGTGGATATTGGACGGATTCTCAAACTAGAAAAGGTAAGATATTCAAGAGTAACGACATAGATATTTCTGAATATATCAACGAACTATATCGAGTACTAAAGGATAAGACTCATTGCTATCTTATGTGTAACGACTATAATCTGATGCACTTTCTAGATGAGATAGGACGGAGTGAGTTTCACTTCACAAAGTGTTTAATATGGGATAAATGCACTAAGGTGTGTGGAACGTATTATATGAACCAAAAGGAGTATATCATTATGCTTCGTAAGGGAGGTGGAAAGCCAATTAATGAGTTTGGCACATCTGACATTCTGAGTGTTCCTATTCCAACCAACAAACGCAGGGATAAAGAAGGATTGATCAATCAGACCGAAAAACCAGTTAAGTTGATGGAGATTCTAATCAGAAACTCAACAAATGTAGGTGATGTTATTCTAGACCCATTCATGGGGAGCGGTACAACGGCAAGGGCTTGTGTTAATCTTGAAAGAAAGTATATAGGTTTTGAGATAGACCAGCGACAAGTCGATTTTGCCAATAACGAATTAAAGAGCATGAGTAGGCAATTAAGTTTGTTTTGAAACTATGGATATGAGTATGGTTATTCAATGTAACACAGTTGTAAGAAATGGGAATAAAGAGATAACGGATGCTCTGATAAAAGCCATTAAGGATGAAGCCTCGAAGCGTGGGTTGGTACGTGATGAATTGGTTGAATATTGCAATCAATTGTTAAGGAAAGGCGAAATCAAGGCTTGTATTAAGAATTTGTTTTATAATTTCAAACGTTATTTTTGGAGGTATTATTGATATGAGAAGAAGAAAGTTGAACAAGTCTCCAGTGCTAGGTCTCTGCGGATTTGTTGTCGGTTACGAGTGCAAGGAAAAGGGAATAAAGCTGATGGAGTGCGATAAGGCGCAAGCTGATGCGATTATAGTTCCTCATCACTTTTCACACAAGGTAACGAAGAATAGTTGCTTGAATCTTTTGGTATTGTATAAGGATAAGATAAGGGGTGCAATGCAAATAGGGTATGGAATCCGACCGCACATCAAGACTGAAAAGGGCGAAGTGTTGGATTACCATCAAGTGAGGGAATTTGACAGAATGTGGTTGTCTGATGATATGCCAAAGTATAGCGAGACGATTTGCCTTTCTCTCTTGCACAAGTATATTAGGGCAACACATAAGGAAATCAAGTACCTTATATCTTATGCCGATACGTCCATAGGTAATAAGGGAACTATATATAAAGCTGCAAACTATGAGCATATTGATACCATTAAGGCAGATTTCTATGTATTACCAAGTGGTGAGCGTGTGCATCCAGTAACTATGTGGCATCGTCACAAGACAAGAGTGTGGGAGGTTCTAACGGAACTATACCCAGGAATAAAAAAGGCAGAAGGGTTTCAACTTAAATTTCTGAAGAAGTTATGAAGAAAAGAAATAAATATATTCCTTGTCATTTACATCCAGATCCTGAGCATTGGGTTAGAAATGGTCAATCTTGGAAGGCGAAGGTCGCTTATGAAAGCGAGGATGATGCTTGGGAGTTTCTGAATCAGAATTCGAAGTTACGGGCACAAGGTATGGCGGTGTATCGGTGTAGGATATGCAACAAATATCATATAGGGCACAAGAACAACAAATAAAAAATATAAACAGCAATGATAGTAATAAAAATCAAAACATGGAAAGACTGGAAGAAGGACTTTCTTGATTGGGTGCAAGCACCTCGACGCAGAACTTGCAAGGATTATGTAGACTATATGGAGGCTTTGCAAAATCGTGTTCTCTACAAAATAATAGCCGATACTTGCGATAAATACGACAATATGCGTGATGGGCAAATCCAAGACATCACAGAAGCAGTCGAAAAATGCGTGGCTGAGTGTGCTAAAGAAGCACGCAAGTTAATCGATGAATGTCAGCCCGCAAAATTCTTCTAGGGATGTAACTCTCATTACAAGCAACACAAACTCTACACATAACAAGCGCAGTCCGCGTTATTTTAAAACATAAATAGTTGAGAATATGAAAAAAGAAGATAGACTTAAAATATATCGCAAATACGATGGTCATTGTGCTTATTGCGGCAAGAGTATAGAGTATAAGGATATGCAGGTTGACCATCTTGTTCCGAAGAATCGAGGGTGTTACTCTCGGTGGAGCGACAAGGCGGGAAAGTTTGTCGTATCCCATGGCGATGATTCCATGGAGAACTATATGCCATCTTGCAGGTCTTGTAATCTTCGTAAGCGTGATATGAGTTTGGAACAATTTCGCTCAGAGATTACTAGACAGGCTAAAGGATTGCTTAATGGTAAGGCTTCTTTCCAAGTAAAGATGTCGCTTGCTTATGGTTTAATCGAAGAGCACTTTGATAGACAAATTGAGTTCTACTTTGAGAAATTTAAATAGTTGAGAATATGAAGAAGTTTAAGAAGTCGATAGAGATTAGCACTGAGAATATTTCAGACGTTCTTCAAGTGCCAATTGTTACAAGTTTATACAAGACTAAGAATTTTAAAAATCCTTGTCTTGAAGGTCGTAGCGTTCCTTATGATACTATAGCATTGATGTATGTTCATATCGAAGGCTTTGATAGCGATTTTTGTATTGACCAAGGCAACATTCTCGCTCTTGATATTTGCGATACTTGGTATGCTTTTTCGAGGTGTGGATGGGATAAACATAAAAACGATGAGGTATGAAGAAAAAAGGATATTACGAATACGGAAACGGAATCTACCCTTTGAAGCTTTGGGTACACATCGGTAAAGACTTGAAAGAGCTGATAGATTCCTGTTTTGACAAGTGCGAGGCTCCCGATATTGATTACGGTGGCGTTACGTATTCCGATGCTGTCAGAAAGAGCGACAGAAGGCGTGGCGTTCTTGTCTCGTTTCCGTGTCAGAAGGTTATGTCGATGAACTACTGCTGCCATGAAGCTTCTCACGTCTGCGATGCCATTGAGGAATATACTGACTTGGAACACGGCGGCGAGCCTTCTGCCTACCTGATGGGTTGGATTGCGTCTTGCATCAACAATGCTCGTTTGGGTATTGGCGATTTCGTTGAAATCGTAAATAAGGAAGAAAAATAGCCCAAAGGCAAAATACCCTTTGGTGTTTGCCCCATCACTATATATAATAATGTAGTGGTGGGGATTTTTATGTTAACGTCAGCAAATTATTTGTTTATATTATTATAGAGTGTTAAACGATAAAAGAAATACATTAAACAATTTGCATATTTCAAATATTCTTTGTATCTTTGCATCGTAATTAAGAAATAAAGGTTACTAATAAAAAATGGTGAGACACACCATAAAAACTGTAAGAAGAAAATGAAAAAGTTTTTTGAAAACTTATCTGAAAAGATTGAAGATGCGGCTTTTGAGGCGCAGCTTGATGATTTTACTTGCGAGTTTGATGCTATTAACAAACCAGCCGAAATCGTGGTGTCTGTTAAGAGTAGAAAGGTTATTCATTCAAATGGAAATGTTTCTTCTTATCCATATTACAATGTAGATAAGATTAATATCTATGATGAAGACGGAGAAGACGTTTCTTCAAAATATCCTTTGTTCTGCCAAAGAGTTAAGGATTGCGTGCCTTCTTATAAAGATGTTGAGAAAGACTTGATGGAGGCAAATATGAGCGACACAGAGCTTTATTTTGGCTCAGAAGCTAACTATTTGCGTTATAAGTATGGTAACTAAATTCTTGGCTATGGAGTACGAAAATAAGTTTGTAGGTCTTTCGTCTGTAATGAGTAACGACCTTAAAATACTAAGGTATGAACTAGAGTATGGATGGAAATTGGCTCTTATGCCAAATGATGTATGGTACAACTAATTACATTTAAGATTTCAAATTATGGCAGAATATAAAGTTGAAGTAGATTTATCGGACTTGTTCGATGATATGACCATCAACGAACAGAAGAACTTTTTAGTAGATAAGTTCAGTTCCTTACCAATAAACAAGATGGTTGAAGTAGCTGGCGAAATACTGGATAACCTTAATGGCGACCAAGTAGCTAAAGTTATAGAAGACGCTTTCGATAACTTGCATGAGCAAGGTCAAGAGCAAGTAATCAACTATGTGAACGAATAAGGCTATGATGTCCGATAAACAATATAGAGTTGCTCGCAAGGGTGTTGTCGAGCAACTTAAATTAGCTCAGAGACTTCATTGCAAGCACATGGAGCAGAAGTATAAAGTGGCTTTGGAGAAGTTAGAGAAACGCTTCTTAAAGCCGGATGCCGTGGGCTGCTTCGATTTGGGCGCAAGGGTATCAAATAGTTATTATCATCTTTAAATGGTTAAGGTTATGGGAACAAAAGTAGAAGTAAAGACAATTCCTTTGCATGGATTGTTTATCTATCGTAAACAAGTTTGGCGGTCACTCGGTAAGTTGAGAGCTGAAAGCCATTCTACATCAGCACAGAAAGTATATATGAATGAATATAATACCGAAGTGTATACCGAGAATGCCGATTTTATTGATGGATTGAAAGTCACTCCTTATAATGGGGAGTTACCAAAAATATCAAAATACGCTGATTGTAGTATGAGTCACTACCAATATTGTTTAAACCAAAAGTCGATTTAATTATGGATGCAAAGATTAATATAGCAAAAATTTTGAAGGATAAGCCACAAGGAACCAAGTTGTACTCTTCTGCTTGTGGTAAATGTGAGTTGATAGAGGCAGACGATAAAAGTTTCAAAGTATCTTTCTATAGTTCGAAGTTTGGCTTTATGAATGGTGGAGAAGGTACTTTTGATAAAAATGGCAACTTGTATGATGATGGAGAATGTGTCGTTTTTCCATCAAAGGAAATGCGTGATTGGCGCAAGTTCGCTTGGAAGAAGGGTGATGTGCTGGTAAGTTATAGTGGAAAAGTTGAAGTTATCTTTGAGAAGTTTGAATGTGATACTTATCAATCATTTATTGGCAAACATCATTTAGAAAGCCTAGATGAAAATCTTTATTATCAAGATGGAGGGGTATATCCTACTGCTAGCTTTAATATTGAAACAGAGGATGCTGCTCAGACTTACATCAAAACCATTGAGGAAAAATTGGATGGTAAACTCAATCTCGAATCCTTAGAGATTGAGAAGACTCAGCCAGAGTTCAAGGATGGAGATGTTTTGTTTGTGAAATGTGAAGAACGAGATTTTATTGAAATCTTTAATTACTCTAAAAAGAATGGTGACTTATGTGACTACGCCTCACTAGATACTTTAGCACATCATTTAGATATTAGTGGTAAATATACAATAGGCAAAGAGGACATCGTAAAAATTCGACTTGCCACAGAAGAAGAGAAAAAACAGTTCTTCTCAGCTCTAGAAAAGGAAGGCAAGGCTTGGGATAGTGATAAGAAACAGATTGTTGATTTGCCAAAGAAGTGTGAGTTCAAGGTATTTGAAAAGGTATTGGTTAGAGAATCAAAAACAGACGAATGGACTCCTAATTTTTTCTTCAAAATACATAGAGATGACGAAAGGTATGTTATGGTATGTGGTGATATGTACAATTATTGCATTCCTTACAACGAAGAGACAGCACATCTACTAGGAACGACTGATGAGTGGAAAGGAGGTGAGGGATGATTAGAGACGATGCAAAGATAATTGTAACACCAAATGGCGTATCACTTAAAGAAGCCTTGATTAAAGAAGTAGTTAATGCACTCAATAAAGAAGCTTCCAACTATATGAATTATGAAATCCCAGAAGTAAAGCTTGGTGGCAATCCTCCTTCTGGCAAGGAAAGCCGCAGAACTAGGAGAATGTTAGAACTTAGAAAAAGAAAGGGTAGATTATGATAGACGATAAGAAAATAGAAGCTGCCAAGGAAGAAATCTACGAGGATAGATTCTTGCTAAATGGCGAAGAGATAGTCTTTAACAATGATGAAAAGGAAGAAATGTTCTATGAGGGGGACATCAAAGAAGCTATTGGACTAGGTGCTAAGTGGGCTATCAATGAGTTCCTTAAGGACTTATGGCATCCTGCTAGTGAAAAACCTCTACTACGAAATGGAAAATGCTTAGTAGTATACAATGGTGGTACAATTGGTATATTTAAAATATCTTTTGTTTATGAAATGCTTTCCAATTATGGTCAAGACGGTATGGGCTGGAAATACTGGGCTTATGTCTCCGATTTGTTTCCAAAGGAAGGAGGCAATCATGATTAAGGAAGTAAAAATGTACTCTGTCGTATGTGACAGATGCGGAAAGCCATTCATTGATGAGTTTAATGGCATTATGGCTTGGCTAGACGAAGGAACTGCAAAAGAGCAAGCAATGGAAAGCGAATGGGCGGAGATAGGCGATAAGCACTACTGCCCAGACTGCTATGAGTTTGATGAAAAGTTGGATGAGTATATTCCTAAAAAGAAAGAAGATTAGTATGAAAGAGCTTAAAGTTGGAGAAAGAGTAACTGTTACTCTTGAAGTTGTTGAGCAGGATGGTTGCGATGGTTGTTTCTTTAGTATTGATGGTACGTGTTATAACCCGACCAGAAATGGTTGGGCAGATGGATTTCAGTGTGAACAAGAAGACCGTTTAGACGGTAAGAATGTAATCTTTAAAGAAGTAAAGGAGTAAAGCGTATGAAACAGAAGTTAAAAATGATATGGCGAATCCTCCGTGACAGACAGGTTGTAGTAATAACCGAAGACCACGGAAGAATGTACTATAATTGGGACACAAGGAGTCTTGAAGATGTTTGCCAAATGTGTCACAAAGTACACGAAATGGCTTATATGATGAATAATAAAAAGTAAAGCGTATGTATTTTGAATATAGAATTGTCAAGATTGAGAAAGGTTTGTTTCTTATTGAATATAAGACCACTCCTTATGGAGTTTGGCATGAAGTAAAAACAAACAGTTCAAGACTAAGCAAAAGGCAGAAGCTTGGGCTAGAAAGAACTTTGTTTAATAAAGTAAAGCGTATGGCACAGAAATATATTAAAGACGATATTGTTATGTATGACAACAGAATACATACAATTATAGATACACTTGGGTTAAATAACTATGAGTTATCTTATATAAGACATCCAGTAAACCGAGCAGAGTTATCTGGAGTTCCTCTTACTCCAGAGATTCTAGAGAAGAATGGATGGGAGAAAAAAGCGATGAGCAGAGGGATAAGGAATAGACATTGGGTATATACAAAGCCCGATATTGAAGAATATGGATATTTTCCTATCTACATAGAAAAAGGTATCGGTGATGAGTTTGATGTATATCCGTTTACTGACAATAATGTATGTAAACAAATTGCATATATTAAGTATGTTCATCAGTTACAGCACCTTCTCTTCGGTCTAGGATTTAACTCAGAAATAGAGGTGTAGGATGAGTATAGCATTATCAATCATATTCATAGCTATAGGCATAGCATTTATGTATGTAGGCATAAGAATTTCTAGAAAAATATTGTATTCACATATTGGACTGCTTATTTTCGTGATAGGCTTATGCTATACTTATATGGCTATAAAACAATTAATGGAGATACTGGTATGATAAGAGAAGATATTAGAGGAATATGTCACAGACCTTGTATCTACAATGATAAAGATAAGTGTGATATGTGGGATGAGTTATCTGTTCCTGATGAAACAGAAGAGTGTGCAAATCAAATAGATGTTTAACGCCTTCGGCAATAAATAAATAGAGTATGAAAGCAACAGAAGCAAAGAGAAAGTTGTGTGAGATTAGAAGCAGTCTTACAGAAGATGAACAGAAGCAAGCGATTTGGATAGCAATTAGAGCTATTGATACTTGTACAGAAAATAGATTTATTGTAGAAGATTAATTAATCAGACAGTGGTATGGATAAAAACGTATTTGAAAGAGCAGACAAATTAAATCAATTTCTTACAGCATACAAAGAAACTGTTAATTTGTATTGCAACTATTCTAATGGCTGCAACTACAATGATATGTCGTATGTTCTAAGAGATATTGATGCTATAAATCCCGAATTGTCTAAGGATATTAAAAAGGCTGTTCAAAAAGCTTTTAATAGTATTCAAAAAGAGTTTGATGAGCTTTAGTAACTAACCACCCTCTCCTTGGCAACAGGGAGAGGGTAAAAATAAGAGAAGCGTTCTTTGACTTAGTGGATTACCGCAAATAAATTTGGAGATTACAAATATTTTCTGTATCTTTGCAGCGTTTTAAAATATAAATGATATGGCAAAGAATAAGAAAATTACAGTTCAAGGTACAGAAATCTCTGTGCTTCTTGGAGAAAATGATAATGACTATATCTGCTTAACAGATATGGTCAAGTCCTCTAATAAAGACAATAGGGCTGCTGATATTATTAAGAATTGGATAAGAAACAGGTCAACCATCGAGTTCTTAGGAGCTTGGGAGACCGTTTATAACCCAAATTTTAAAGTGGTCGAATTTGACCACTTTAGAAAAAGTGCTGGTTTACCGACATTTACAATGAGCGTAAATAATTGGGTAGAAGAAACCAACGCTATTGGCATTTATTCTAAGTCTGGAAGATATGGGGGAACGTATGCTCATAAAGATATAGCTTTCGAATTTGGAGCAGCAATAAGTCCTATGTTTAAGTTGTTTTTGATAAAAGATTATCAAAGATTAAAGGAAGTTGAATCAAATCCACTTTTGGAGCATTGGGACGTAAAGAGGCTTCTAACAAAGGTGAATTATGCAGTACAGACAGATACCATAAAAGATTATGTTATTCCTAAGCTTACAATAGAGCAAACAAAAAAGAATATTAGTAATATTTATGCTAGTGAAGCTGATATGTTAAATCTTGCTTTGTTCGGTTATACAGCTAAAGATTGGGATAAAGTTAATCCTAATGCGGCTAAAAAGGGATTGAATGTGAGAGATTATGCCTCTATTAACCAACTTATAGTATTAGCTGGAATGGAAGCATACAATTCTGAAATGATAAAAGAAGGTAAGTCTCCGAGAGAGCGTTTTGTTGCTCTACACAAAATGGCAAAAGAGCAACTGATTTCTCTTAACAAGCATAATGCTGCCCACAAATTCAGAAAACTATCTCCAGGAAATGACTCTCCTTTATTAGAGTAGGCTATATCAGCAAATTTTAAAACATAGGTCTAACGACCACTTTATAAGCGGTAATCCACAAGTTGGGTTGCCGCTTTTTGTATTCAATAATTTAAAAGAAGAATATGACAGACAGATTCAGATTAGCAAGCCAGATAGCAGTCCTCAAAGAGATTGCTGCTGACTATCAAGGCAAGACAATAGATAATATCATTCAACAGATGGAGGCAAGGTTTGATGAAGTGATAAAACAAGAAACAATATAGAACTATGGATAAGAAAGAGAAATCAATCAATAGTCATATTGATAAGGCTATAGGTTATTCAGATAAGGCTCATGACGAGTTGCAAATCGCTCTAAATATTGCTTTGGAAGGAAAAGGGCTTAGTAACGAGGAAAAGGAACTTTTAAGCGTTGGCTTTGCAACAGGTTCAGAAGAAGCCGTAGAGCGTGTTGCTGATGGTAGTTGTAATGATGAACATATCAGTGCATTTGATAGCCCAATTAGAGACTGCCGAATATCTGATGTATATCGCATGACAGGTGAGCAGATACGTGAATATTTTAATTTGTGACAACTATGGATAAGAAGAAAGTTAAAGAGCTGATAGAACAAGCTATCATTTGGAGTAGGCAAGCTAACCAATATAGCGTTATCTCTAACTTAGAAGAAGCTTTGAAAAAACTCAATAAGTCAGACTGGGTATCTGTTGAGGATGGGTTGCCACCTTACGGAGAAGAAGTCTTTGTAACAAGCAAGATGGCTCCTGATAATGTTTTCAAAAACAGAAGAGTGGAATACACTACCGTCCCAAAAGATGGTAATGACTTCATTATCTTATGGGAAGGGAGAATGGTTCGTATCACTCATTGGAAACCTATTGAAAAGTTGGAGGAATAGTTATGGTAATTTCAAGAAAGAAACAATTTAATTATGTTTTGAACCTTGATTATCCAATTATTGGTAATAAAGTTCAAAAAGATTTGGATGATACAGATAGTATCACCTTTTCTCGCTTTGTATCAAAAAAGGCAGTAGTAATGTGTGCAAATAGGTTAGAGTATATTTTGGCTAACAACCCAGATAACTTTGACATTGATATAGAGTTAAGCAATTTGCATGAAACCTTGCGATTTGCAGAGGTGAATCTTAAAGTCGCAGGGGGAATAGAAGAATGGAATGGGAATACGGCATGGGTATGTGTTAATTCTTTCGGCATGGAACTTATGTTTGCATCTAAGCCTCATAAGGTTGATGATAGTTGGCGAGATAATAATGGATGCTGTAACTGCCTAGAACTTCCCAAAGGAACTATCAAGAAGCTCATCGGAAGAGAACTTACTTGGAGTGATGAGCCAGTCGAACTTAAAGAAGATTGATATGGAAGAATTATTAAAGGCATTATTGGATGTATATATTCCAGTATTAAATGCTAATTGCAAGAAAACGTTTGCATTCTTAGATGAATACGTTCCTCCACCCACAAGGAAGGAGAGACGTAAACGTGAAAGAGAACTTAAAAAGAAGTTCCCTCTCGATTTGAGTAAGTTTATAGAATCACATAGAACTTAAAGAAGAATAGTTATGAAAGAATATGTAATAACAGATGAGCTACGAGACAAAATCATCAAGTGGTTTAATAATATTGCCGAAGAAGCTGATGTTCTAACTACTGGTAACGTCTCACATAAAAAGGCAATGATTAAAGGAATGGCTGCACGCTCTGCTGAGTTTGTTGAGAAATATAGTGTTGGCATTGCTGATAGTGCAAATGATTTAAAAGAATAGTTATGGTTAAACCTTACAGAATCAAACATAAGGCTAGCGGATATTTCTACCAACGTTACAACGGAAGTAACCTTGGTAAGAAAGGCAAGGTGTATATGAATAATCAATCACCACTTACAATGTGTGATAATGAGAATTTTATACGTATTCAGATTCGTCACAACACTTTAGCTTATAAAGCATTGAGAGATATGCTTTCCAAATATGCTATAGGAAAAGATGATGAGTGTGAATGGCATAGTACATCTTACAGAGTTCCGAAAAATGAATTTGAAAAAGAAGAATTATAGCTTATGAAAATAGAAAATATCAAGTTCAAGGCTAAACGTCTTGATAACGGAGAATGGGTTGAAGGTACTTTTTATGGCGAATGTGGTAATACCTACATCATCGAAAATCGTCAAGAAGAAAGTATGTTGAACAGAAATATCACTTATGAAGTTGACCCTTCTACCGTATGTCAGTTCACAGGACTGAAAGACTGCAAAGGCAATGAAATTTTTGAGCACGACCTAATACATTTCTTAGGTTATAAGCCTACAGGCGAAGTAATTTGGTCAGAAAAGGACTATGGTTTTATGGTAGCCTGCGTGAATGAACCTCTTTTTTGGCTTTCAGATGTTCTGGAAATTGGTAAGATAGAAAGAGTTTGCAACAAATTCGATAAGGAGAAGTAGCGTATGAAGAATAAGATTTTATATTTAGTCAAGTCAGCCGTTTGGTTGGTCTTGTGTCTGATTGTTGGTGCATTGATATGTGAGGGCATTTGCTCATTGGCTAATATCAATAAACCAGCAAAGAGAGTTGGTATATCTGTAATCACAGAAGAAGAGCACGATTATCTGGTTGTGGACACGAAACACGGAGTTTGTGTTATCCATGCTGAGAGTTGCCCTTGCCATAAAAATAAGTAGCGTATGAAGCGTATAAAAAGTATATTCTCTATGTTTGCTTATTGGGACAGAGTGCACCAATTCCCAGACGGACATATTAAAGTAGAAAATAATTTAGCTTGGAGAAGAGAATATCTCCATGTTCGCAGTAGCAATAAACAAATACCTTTTTAGCGTATGAAAAAAGAAACAAGAAATGTAGTAGTTCTCGATTGGGAGGATAAAATTAAGCTACAACAATTTATCGAGGATTTGGAACAAATCTCTGAGACTTACCAAAGTCCTTGCAAAGAACTTACATGTATCAATAATACACTTTACTATCTCAAAACGATTGAGGAGGAAATTAATTAGCGTATGAAGATTAGATTCGCAAAGAATGATGGGGAAAAGATTTATTCCGAGACCACCGCATTGCCAAGGCGATAAGTTTAACAAGTAAAAAGAAAAAATATGGAAAAGTATGAATGGGAATATATGGTAACTTCAATAGTTGTTAATAAAGCTGACGAGATTGCCAAGGTTCTATCTGGTAGATTCAACCAAGAAGGCTATGAAGGTTGGGAGTTAGTGCAATGGAACATCATGCCACCTGCTGCACTTTTAACGGCTTCTACAACACATTGCTGTGGCTCAATATATATTCTTGCAACATTTAAGAAGAAGTTGAGAGTGTAATGGTAAGCAATGATACTGAGCTTAGAATGATAGCTGCACAGATAACTATGAAGGCTTCTGTTGGAGCAGAAGACTTATGTAGCCGTTATAGTAGTGTATCACGTATGTTAGGTAATATGTTTAATGATGTGTATTACATTCTCCAAGATGTAAGATACAGATATAAATACAAGTAGTTATGAGCAAGCAAACATTTGACTTCTCGGAGGCTTTAAAGCGTATGAGAAAAGGAAAGCTCGTAAAGCGTGAAAATGGGCTTTATCCGTTTGGTATTGACGAAGAAGGAATATTCTATCATTATGGGCATCATATATTCAAGGAAGATAGAATGCTCTCAGAGGATATACTTGCAATAGACAGGGAGGAGGTGTAAGGATGAAAAAGAAAATATTGACCCTCACCATCAGCAAGCAATGGTTTGACATGATTGCTGCTGACAAGAAAAATGAAGAGTATCGGGAGGTAAAGCCGTATTGGGTAGCACGATTATTTCAAGACAACAGCAATATTGTTGATGTGCGACATCTTGCCTTGGCTTTAGCAGGGCGAACGGATTTACTTAAAAAATATATTGACGCACAGAGAATTGTGTTAAAACAATATACTCACGTCCTCTTCATCAACGGCTACCGCAAGGATAGTCCACGAATTGAGAAGGAGATTGAGAGCATCACCATCGGCAAGCCAAAGAAAGGCTTATGCCCCGACAAATGGCTTGATACTGAGTTTTTTATAATTAAATTTAAGTGATATGAAAATAAAGAATTTACCAAAGAAGATTTACCTCAACATCTGTAGCAACGAAGATGATGTAGATTACAATGAGCTGAACGGGGTAACGTTCAGTACAGAAAAGGTTGGTGTTACTGATTGTGGCACAGAAAACGTTCCTTATGTGAATGCAGCATCATTATGGCACGATCTAAAAGAAGATAAGCCACCATTAAGAAAGTGGGTAATGTTCCGATATAGTGGAGGTGGCGTAAATCCTACAGCTTTTCACTACGGAGCGATGAGTGATGATGTATGGATTGTAACAAGAGGAGATGGCACGCATCGTATTGAAGCTCTGTATGAGTGCTACGATAAGATAGAGTGGCTTGATTTTGATGAACTAAAATAGTATGGCGTATGACTAGTATTAGAAAAAAGAAGAAGTGGTACAAGAGTTGTGCCGACCCCAAAAAAGAATACGATAAGAAGTTAAAAACTGTTCGTAAATGTTCCGTATTTCATTCATATATTATTCGGCATCGTACTTTCAGGTGTACATTTGTCACGTTCACGATATGCACAAAGTCAAGAAGAAAGCGAGGTAAGAATAAATCGAATGGTGGGTCGCGTCTTAGTAAGTAGCTATATCATGGTTTATCATCATTAAATAAAATAGCGTATGACAAACAAGGATTTTTTTTATGCTCATGTAGGTAAGCGAGTCCTTTATAAAGGAAAGGACATTGGCGCATACGTGGCAGGGTATGTAGAAGAAAAGTATATCATCTTAGGTTTTGATGATTATAGTGGCTGCATTCAGAGTTTCACATCTAAGGTGTATAAAACGCTTGGTGGAATATATAAATCATACCGACTCGCAAAGTTGAAGTATTTGGAAGTAGTAAAGAGTTAAGTGTATGGAAAAAGATAACAGTTGTTTTAAGCTTTTATTTATTCTTTTTATATTAGGAATTTTTGCTTATATGGGTATTAACGATAGGTCTCATAAAGGTAAAACATTTTGGTATGAAGTAATAGATAAACGAGAGTCTGTAGGAAGTCACTTCTCAATTATTAACAAGGGAGTGAGGACAGATTATAATATAATATTCAAACGAATTGATAACGGAAAGCTGTTCCCATGTAAAGATGTGGAGTATGGGGATTATATTCAATATCAGTTACACTGCAAATACTCCATAACAGAGGAAGATATGCAATATCTTTCAGGTATTTATAATAGAGATTTCTATAAGTAATAAAAATAGAGAATATGAAGGAATATAAATATACAAATAAAGAGGAAAGACCCATTCCAAAATATAAGAATGGTGATATTGCTTGGTATATAGATGGTTGGTTTGAACATCCGCAACGCTGTATTATAAAGGGATGTTGCAACGTTTCTTGGTTCGAAGGAAATGAGCTTAACCCTTCAGGTTGGTGGATAGATTACAAATACAAGCCCGACTATTGTGAACGAACTAAACATCATACAATTAGAGAGGAATCACTTTTTGATACCGAGCAAGAGGCTTTAATTGCATTGTTCGAGCAGTTTAAAGGAAAAGTAAAACGTAAAGTAGAATTCTTTAGCAAAGAGGCAAAAAGGTTAGGCATAAAACAGCAGTTGTTATTACAATAATAAAAAGGGGTAGGGCGAAAGCTCTACCCCTTCTTGTCATATAGAACATAATCAATGACCTTTCTTTTTGTTTTGTATCATTGCTGTAATGTATTCCACAACCATCTGATTGGCTTTGTTTATGTTCGTGAAATCCTTTTGAATATAAATATCAGTAACGTCAAGTTGGGAAACATGGTTGAGTGCTTCATGAATGGTGTACTTGTCAATGCCTAATTTGTTTCTTGCTATAGATGCCCAGGTATGGCGAGCAGAATAGAAATCGAAACGAGGAATACCCAGTTCGTCAGCTATGAAATGCAATCCCTTATTTATATGCTTGTTAAAATTGGATGCATTGCTATACTTCTGATAGAAATCAAAGACCCTAGATGTTCCTTTGTATTTCTTGAACAAAGGTTTTATAATATCGGGTACGACAATTTCTATATGAGCATTATCATTTCTTCTATCCCTAGTCTTGGCTCTGTCGTAAGCAAGAACGCCCTTATTATAGCTGACACATTCGTATATATCAACCGAATTCATTCCCATCAGAAAAAAAGAGAGAATATAACAATCCCTTGCCATGCCCGCACGTCTAGTACCTCGGAAATTAAATACTTTGATAAGGTTCTCTTCGCTGATAACCCTATCTTTTGTCTGCGGAATATCCTTCGGAACGGAGAATTTATCGAAAGGATTGCTTTTAATAACATCATCACCATTCGTATTGTACTCTTTGATAGCCTCATTAAATATGTGTCGCATATTGCCCAAGTATAAGGATTGTGCCCTAGGGTGACCATCTAGGAATTTCTTGTATCCGTTAAGAAATCTGTAGTCGATGAGCGAAAACGGAAGCTTTCTACAGCCATTAAAGCGTGCAAGAGAATTAAGCATTATCAGGTAGTTCTTCTTCCCCTTATTGCTAGATTTCTCTACCCAATCTTCAGTAAAACTGAAAAAATCCAACTCTTCGGTCTTGCTGAATCCATCCGTCAGGTGTTCACATATCCAATCAACATCAACATCTTTACCTAGTAAATCAACCTCTAAATCATAGAGAGCATCCTTCATTACATTCATCTTATCTTCAATAGCCTTCAATATCTTACGTGAAGAAATCTTTCCGGCTCTAGAAAGGTCTGAGTCGGAAACAACTATATTGGTAGGAAATCTTTTTCTCTGTCCCTTATGAGAAAGAACAATAGACACCTTTCTTGTCTTGTCTTGCTTTGGTTTTCCAAGCTCGTATGTTATTGTAGCCATAATATTTTTCCTTTAAATTTACAATGTTTTGCGACATTTTTGCGGAAATTGCGGCAATTTTGCGGCAATTTTTCACGTTACTTGTAGTATCTGGAGTTTACTTGTAAAATTTCACAAACTCTGTACAATTTATTCCTGCATCTCTGACAATTGCTTGTAATTTATCTGTAAATACCTATAAAATAGGCGTTTATAAACAAAAATGGTGAAACAACCTTTTCGATTATTTCACCATTTATTGCTTGTCTTGACCGTGATTCCGTTGGGGTTCGAACCCAAGACCCACAGCTTAGAAGGCTGTTATACGGAATATCAATAAAGTATCTAAACAATAGCGATTTACGCTACAGGTGAATAATCATTTTGCGGCAATTTTGCGACATTTTATGCAAGCCTACTCCATTGGATATATAAATTTACTTTACATTATCCTTTTCTTTTCTGCTGATATTCCACAACTAAGAGCTGCTTCACATCTGCTAATTCCAACTCTAAATCACGATAGGTAGGATTAAAGGAGCGCAATACAAGTTTTCCATTATTCATGTCCAAGTCAATGATACGCTTCAACAGAATACCTTCTTTATGAACTACGATATATTCCTTTCCGTCTATATGAAGTCCATTGTTCTTGACCATGTAATCAGGGCAGACTTTACATATAACGATGTCTCCATTCTGATAAGCTCTAGACGAGCCATCATCCATAGAATCACCGCTTACCTCGAATGCTACGTACTTTTCTTTATCTTCCTTTACAATAGGGATTGTAGGGAGCGATGATATATATACATCATCTGCATATCCGCTGAGATAACCAGCATAAGCCATCTGTGGAACAAGAGGAACAAAGCTGACGCTTGAATTGATATTCGACTTGATGTCATTGTTAAACATTTTTCCTTCTCCGGTCTTAAGCCAATTCAAATTTAGCTGAGGGTAAGCTAAAGAGATATTCTTCAAGAATGTCTCGCTAGGCATATCCGGCAATCTGCTAATTGCACTGGTATAGCTCTTACATTTCCGTAAGAAGAATGTAGTACTAATTCCCATCTCTGTACAGAATGGCGCAATTCTGCTTTTGTAATTGTTGAATTTTTCAATATTCGCCTCCGGCTGCAACATTTCACCAGCTCCATTAGCTAGCCAATCCATATTAAGGTCAGGGAATTTTGAATTTACTCTATAAGATACTCTTGCTGTGAATACGCCATTCTTCCCTATAATTGGAAAGTTAGAAGCTACATCAGCTTTATCGCAAAATTCACGCTTGGTAATCCCTTTATATTTAAGATATTCACGCAGTCTTGTCTTTGCGTTTTCGTTCTCACTAACCTTAATAGGCGAAGAAATAAACATTTCCCCCATTCCGGTTCTAATATAACTTGGATTTACCTGCGGAAATTTGCTTGTTATAGCTTGCAAGCTTTTTGAAGATACACGATTGGTGATACGGCTTACAAAACCATGTCCTAAGCCTACGGTATCCTCAAATTTTTCATTTGAAGAGTAACCCAAAGCAGTGATTACAGCCTTCAGTCTTTCGTATGCACTATTCATAACCTAAAAATTTAATACGCAGTAAGCGCATGTGTAACTTAATTTATGTAAATGTTTAGAGATGTAAGATAATAAAAGTTAATATAGTATTTGAAAACACTAATTAATTTGCATATTTGCGAATTATTTCTTATCTTTGCACTCGAAAACATTAAAGATGTTGCAAATATACATAAAAATATTGTAACTTGCAAGAAATTTAATATATTTTTTGTAATATTACATAAAAAGGTGAGACACACCATAAAAAACTGTAGAAAGAATATGTCATTAAGCGAGATTAAGCAATTAGTATCAGTAGCATTTCAAGCGGGACGGATGGATGCCCAATTTGAAATGGGGTTGCGTTCTGACAGGATACGCAGAAGGGATGCTGAATGCTATCTTGCATCAAAAGGATTTCAAAAGCAGATGATTGATAAATGGGTCAAGAACAGACTAATGAAAGAATATGTAGGTGATAGTAAGAACTCGCCTAGATATTATTCCCTTAAAGAAATCAATGAACTTGTTGTTTCTTGTCAGATAAAGAAAATGATTATTTAAAATATACGACTATGGCAGAGAATAAGGCAGCAAAGCCTGTAGAAGGGCAGAGCGTAGAAATTAAGGATTATGAGTTTCGCCTCCTTGATGCGGATGAGATAGAAGTCCGTGTTGGTCAAGGTGGCAATCAGAAGTCACCGGACTGGTGTTCCTTGTTGCTTTACAAGGACGCAAGATGTGACATGAGACGATTAGATGAGAAGTTCGGCATCTATGGTTGGAAACGTAAGCATGAACTTATCGGTCAGAATCTCTTTTGTACGGTTTCCGTTTATAGAGAAGGTATTGGTTGGATTGATAAGCAAGATGTTGGTACGCCAAGTAATACTGAAGCCGTTAAAGGCCAGGCAAGCGACTCTTTCAAGCGTGCATGCTCTTGTTTGGGTATTGGTCGTGAATTGTATACCGCTCCCAAAAAGATTTTTGTCAACCTCAACCGAAATACCGAATATTCTCAAAGCGGAAAGTTGAAGACAATTTTCCATGTAGGGTATGTAGGTTATACTAACAGATGTATTGCAAAACTTATCATTCAAGATGAGAATAATATGGTACGTTGGTATTGTGGTATGACCGAGCAAGAAGTTCTAGATTGGATGGGTGAACACAAAGAGGTATATGGTTGCTCAGAGCCAGCTCCAAAGAGCGAGGAGGAAAAAGATGAAAATCTTAATGAGCAAAAACAATATGCATATCCACAATTGCAACAAGCTCAGGTTTGGGAAGATGTGGATAGAACTTGGAATGGATTCCCTGACCTTCAGAAGTCCGAAGAGTTTAAACGCAAATGTGCATTACGAAAGATGGAACTCGCACAGAGCAAGGAGGATTTAAAAGCAGTTTATGATGCTTATCCCGAATACCAAAAGAATGCAGAGTTCTTAGCAAAATTGACACAATTTAAATCAAGATTAGTATGATACAATTGAATAATAGTGGAGTTCTTTATGAGGACTCCACACACCAGTACTTTTATGATGGTCGTGAATTAAGTGGCATTACTGGTATGCTTCATCAGTATGTATTCCCCAATATGTACTCTAACGTAAGCGAAGAGGTATTGAAGAAAGCTGCCGAAAAAGGCACTATTATCCACGAGCAGGTAGAGTTGTTTGCTTCATTGGGCATTGAGCCAGCCTCAGAGAGTGTCAAGGCTTTTGTCGCTTATATCAAAAAGAATGGATATGAGATAATTGGCAGCGAATATGTCCTTCGTATCGGAGAAGACCATGCAAGTGCAATCGACTTGGTGATGCACAAGGATGATGCACCGGACGATGAGGTTGAGATTTGGGATATTAAGGGTACTTATTCCGTTAATAAGGAATATGTGCGTTGGCAGAACTCGATGTATAAGTATGGTTTCGAAACATTGAATCCTCATCTGAAGGTTACACGTATCTGTTGCATGTGGTTGCGTGATGACGAGAAGCGTGGAACAATCTGTAAACTCATCCCATTAGGCAAGCCAAGACCTGCGAGTGATGTTAAAGAATTGTTCCGATGCGAGAAAGAAGGTCGTTTGTATAGTGATGATACAAAAACACCTTATTACATTATAGATAACGAAATCGCACTCATGGACGTTCAAGAGCGCATTGCTAAATTGCAAGAACAGGAAAAGGAGTTGAAGGCAGCTATCTTTGATGGTATGTCAAATGACAACCTTACATCATACAAGACCTCCAATTATACTTATTCCTTGAAGTCAGCTTCTGAGAGGGTTACGTTAGACACGAAGGCTTTTGATGCGGATGATGAAGAGGCTTACAACCATCTATTGAAAAAGTATAAAAAGGTAACTAAGGTAAAACCTAGTTTGACTTTGAAAAGAGTTGGATAATTTATTGTTTTATTAAATATTTTAAGTTATGGCAAATAGTTATAAAGGTAAGATTGTCACTATCGAAGGCATTCAGTCTATTCCGAGACAAGGTAAAGAACCATTTGAAAAGAGACGTTTGATGCTTGACGCAACACGTTTCGATGGTTTGACAGGTGAACGTGGCTACGAAAAGCGCATCATCTTTGATTTCAGCGGTAAAAATGTTCATGTTCCGGACACATTTAAAGTCGGGGATATGGCTGAAGTGTTCTTTGACGTTGAATCATATCAAGGAACAAAGAAAGATGGCACAACAGACTGGTTTACATCTGTTCGTGGCTACAAGATGCAAAAGATTGAATCACAGAACAATGCGCCACAAGGTGGCATGCAAGCTGCTGCTAATAATCCTTTTCCTCCACAAGCTCCAGCCGCAGGTGCAGCCCCAATACCACCAGCGCAGCCGAGTGGCACTAACGCATCTAATGCGCCATTTTAAACTTATTATGGTGGAGAATTAATTTTCTCCACCTTTCATTAAAGAAAGATGGTATATAATATGTTGAATCCGGTCGAGCTTGAAAAGTTCGAGGAACGAACCAGGGCTATGATAACCAAAGCCAAGAAACTACAAGGTGATTATTATAATGAGAAGTTCTTTGTTGTTGACCTTAAAGAGAGACAACAATCTAGGACAATCCAGCAGAATGCTTATCTGTGGGTAACAATCACTTACGTAGCTATCGAAGAAGGATATACTAAGGACTATATCGAACAAGAGTTCAAACGTGTAAATAAGGATGTTTTTCTTAGGGAGCGTGAGAATAAGCAAGGCAAGACCTTCCAATATTGGAGGCACATACCAGACCTTGACAAAGAAGAAATGTCTTTATGTATAGACAGATGGCTTCATCATTGCTCTATGGAAAGAGGATTATACATACCGACCCCACAAGACCATGCTTATATGGTATGGCAGACGCAGGTGGAGAGGCAAGCAGAATTAAATAAAGAGTTTTTATAGAATGCTTGGTGTTGTAGCTCAGTTGGATAGAGCAAATGTTCCCTAAACATTAGGTCGTGAGTTCAAGCCTCACCGATACCACATTCTCTAACATAAAAATAAAGGATATGAAATCATTAACAGGAAAGTATTTTATCGTAGGTGTTCGTTACGTGAATACTCTAGAAGACGGAACGAACGCTAAAACTACAGAGCAATATGTTGTAGAAGCCTTGTCATGGTCAGAATGCGAGGCTAAGACTACAGAAGAAATGACAGTTTACACAAATGGTGACATGGAGATTGTCACGATGAAGAAAGCTGGTTTCTCCGAGTTGTTCCTTTCAGAAGTTGATAGTGAGGATAAATACTACGATTGCAGTATTAACATGATTACTATTGATGAAAAATCAAACAAGGAGAGGAAGACCAAGGTTCGTTATCTTGTGCAGGGTGATACCATTGAAAAGGCTCGCAAGAATGTTGATGAGATTATGGGTAAGACTATGATTGTTTACAATATTACAAGTCTTAAGGAAACATCAATCATGGATGTATTCTTGCATATGGGTAAACCGAAGGAGTAAGGCTTTTCATTTTTCTTAATATTTAATTAGTTTGAAATCCCCCTATGGGGTGGTGCTGCTTAGTTCAATGGTAGAACGTCCGCCCAAATCGGAAAAAGGTTGTGGGTTCGACCCCCACAGCAGCAACTATGACTTTTGGTTTGATAAAGGATAAAGATTATGGGATATTATGATAGATTTAACAAAGGAGGAAAGAAGCCTAAACACCAAAGGAGCGAGAAGCAAAAGTGGGTTGACAAGCTAGATAGGCTTATGTCGGTTTATATCCGCATGAGAGACTCTAGAGAGTTTCACTATAAGTACTTCAGATGTATCAGTTGTGGACGAATATTGCCAATCGACCAAGCCGACAATGGGCATTATTGCGGACGAACTCATATGAGCTTGCGCTTTGATACACGTAATCAGAATGCGGAATGCAAACGATGTAACAGATTCTCTTCTGACCATCTTATTGGTTATAGGAAGAATTTAGTAATGAAGCTAGGAAGATTGTCTTATCTGCAAAAGCATCCTCACATTCCTTTGGATATGGATGAAGTAAAACGACTTGGTGAGCAGCAAGTTGATTTATTGGAGGTAATGAAACATCAAGCAAAGAACTGGTCTGTGTTTGAATTACAAGAACTCTACAAATACTATGCGGCTCTTATTCTGAAAATGAATGAAGAAAAAGATAACGAATAAAGTTTAAAGTATGTTATACAATAAATAATAAACACTAAAACGTTTGCATTAATAAATTATTCTTTGTATCTTTGCAATCGTATTCGGTGAGACACACCATAAAAACTGTAAGGTCTTCTCTAAGGGCTTTTGTTATGCATAAGACTTGTGCATTCCTATATAGTAACAAAAGTGATTTCATATTATTTGTGAAATGAAGTTTAAATTAAGACCATATCAAGAAGAGGCAAGCAAGAAGGCTGTTGAGTTTTTCTTGGATGAAAAGAAAAATTGGAACGCTCTAGAAGTGCTTCCTACTGCATCGGGCAAATCATTGATTTTGGCAGATATAGCTGCTAGACTCAAGGATAAAGTGCTTGTGTTCTCTCCTACTAAGGAAATTTTGGAACAAAACTACAAGAAGTATTGTTCTTATGGATTTGATAATGCCAGCATCTATTCCGCTAGCTTTAAATCAAAGGAAATCAGCGATGTTACTTTTGCTACAATTGGTAGTGTGAAAGGACATCCCGAATTGTTTACTGACTTCAAGTACATATTGATTGATGAGGTTCATTTAGTGAAACCTGAATCCGGCATGTATAAGGAGTTTCTTGATAAATTAAAGAGTAAGGTCATAGGCTTAACCGCAACACCTTTCCGTTTGTATTCCTATCAGAACTATGGTAGCATACTGAAGTTTCTGACAAGAAGTCGAGACAAGATTTTCAAGGAGCTTATTTACTATGTTCAAGTTGAGGATATGGCTAAGAACGGATATATCTGTCTGCCAAACTATTACTCTTGTCCACCGCCACAATGGAACGAAGGAAACTTGCAACTCAATTCAACTTGCCGTGATTACACTGACCAAAGTGTCAAGCAAGAATATGAACGTGTAGATTTGTACGGATGGTTAGTTAGTGTTGTCAATAGATTACTTAATCCAAAACGAGGTGGACAACGTAAAGGCATCTTGGTTTTTACCAAGTTCGTTAAAGAAGCTCAGATGCTGACCTATTCCATACCTAACTGCGAAATGGTCTGTGGAGAGACACCACCTAAAGAACGTGAGGCTATCATCGAGCGTTTCCGCAATGGGCAGACTAAGGTTCTGGTAAATAGCCAAATCTTGGTCGTAGGCTTTGACTATCCGGAGCTAGATACTGTAGTGTATGCAAAGCCAACACGCTCTTTAGCGCAATACTATCAAGTTGTAGGAAGACTTCTTAGGCTATCAAAAGGAAAACAGCCTTGGTTTGTTGACCTTTGCGGTACTTATGATAGATTCGGAAAAGTTGAAGACTTGAAATTGCTAGACCAAAACGGCAGAGGGAAGTGGGTAATAATGAGTGGAAATAAACAATTAACAAATACATTCTTTTAAGATATGATAGTAAAATTAGACGAAAAAGCGTGTAGCTTGGATGCTGATGAATTAGTCGCTTTCGTCCGTCTTTCATTCAATGCTGACAAAGACGGATATGTGTATGGGAGCAACAAAGAATTATCGGAAAAGATAGGTATGTCGGTGGCAAAGACAAAAAAAGCTATTGATGGGTTATTTCAGAAGCAAATGGTATCTATCGGAAACGGAAAAGTCTTTATTTGGAAGCATGAAGACAATATAGAATTTGCTGAAGGTGAAGAATCTAAACCACACAAGAACGAACCTGAACGAATAGCATTGAACAACGTCCCTAGTGTACAACAAGTAGATGATAAAGCAAAGAAGGTTTGCGAATATTTCAATAAGGTTATCGTTGGAAGAGGAATGCCGCTTGTTCATGCCCTGACTTCGAAGAGAAAGTCAATGATTAATTCACGGCTTAAAGAATATGGGAGTGAGCAGATGAAACTTGTGATAGATAAAGCAGCCGCATCTGCATTTCTTAATGGTAGCAATGGGTGGATGGCAAGTTTTGATTGGATTATGAGACCAAACAATTTCGTTAAAGTATTGGAAGGAAATTATGATGACAGAAAGCAAGGAACTAATAAAGATGCAGAGCAAGGCTATTATCAAGAGTCAGCCAACCTCGTGCAGCGTCTCAATCAACAGAGAAAAGCAACGAATATTCAATGAGTACGGAACGTTCGATAATGTTCTAATGTCTTTCTCTCCATCAAGCCAAGTAGGTAGTAAGATGCCTATCGGAAAAGCTTTTAAAAGCAACGCACCAACACTTACCTATCTTGACCTGTGCTATGGAGAGGGAAGTGCAATAACATGGCTTGTAGCATGGGTTTCTGATGTCTATGGTATTTGTGGCTTTGTAAATAATGAGGCTACTGACAATATCAAGATAATGACTGCAAATGCTATAAAGGATGAGTATTATTTCCTTAATCTGAACGAGTTGATTACTTTCTTCAAGATGTTTATTGCCGGAAAGTTTGAAAAGTTCTACAAGAAGCCAAATCCGCAAGTTATAACAAAGAGCTTGAATACTTTCTGCTCCCATCGTATAGATGCCATAAAATCTGTAGAGGCAAATATACAGAGAGAAAAGGAGGCTAAAGAGGATGAGGCTATCAAGCAAAATGCCATCACTTATGAAGAATGGTCAGCAAGGAAAAAAGCTAAAGGCGAGGAAGTTAATCTAGAACTTATCGAAGACGAGAAAGGCAACAAGCTTTTTCGGGTTAAAGCCCCCAAAACAGATGCTCGGTTAGACTCGGCTTACATGATAGTCAAGAATACGACAAATGCTGATTTCGAAGCTCTATGCAGACTAAGAGAATGTTTCATTAAGAAATATGGTATAGACCCATACGACTTGATTAGAAGTTTAGGAAATAAAAAACTTAGAGAATATGAAGAAAGAAGAAATTGTCAAGGCAATCATTAAGAACCTTAGAGATGTAAATGGCAAAAAGTTCCGCAAGGATGACGTTCAAGCCATTGTGAATTATTTCATAGACCTCACAAAGCAATCGTTGCGTAACAGAGACCGTGTAATGATACGTAGCTTTGGAACATTTGTGGTACGACATAAAAATCCCAAGCAAATTAATTGCGTGCGAACAGGAGAGAAAACGATGACAAGGGAGAAAGACCATGTGGCTTTCATTCCTTCTAATGATTTTGACTTAGATTCAATAGTGTAAAATGGAGATAGCAGAAATAGAACAGATTATAGAGGCTTGCAACTTTGATGTTGCCAGCCAGACCCAAAGAGCAGAAACATTCAACGTCATTGACGCTATTGTTGGAATGCGAAAATATAAAGGTCGTTTCAATGCCAAACGTTGGGAATATGAAAATGTTAATGGGTGCGGTACGATAGAAGTGTATTCTAAACTCGTATCTGGAACATTAGAGGACAAATTAGCAGAATTTGCTATTACATTATTCTCTATGGCCAACAAGTACAAGATGAATGTCAAATCGTTGAGGCTAGACCCAGATTCAATGAGAGACCGTTCCTTTGAGGATTTGATGATGTCTATGCTGAAGATTGAAATGACACATTACCGAGTGTTCAAGAAGATTATAATCTTGATTGGCATGCTTTGCGGATATTGCATGATGAATGGTATAGATTTATTGTGGTTCGTAAATAAGAGACTTTTGATAAACATTAAATAGCCTAAAAATATGAAGAAGTTAAAGTTAGTTTTTACGAGTACGGATTTCGCATCTTATACGAAGAGGACTATGAGTATGTTATGCAAGGTTCTTTTACGAATTCCTTACCTTGTACTTGTAGGCATAGTTAGTACAACATGCTGGCTTGCTGAGTGTATTGTAAGGTTTTGTAAAGAGAATACAAAGGTAGCGGTAATTATCGGTTTTATACTTTGTTTTATGTTAATGTTCGTTGAGTTTATCTATTTTAAACTTCAGCTAGCAAAGTGTTCGTATCAGACAAGTGAACTCATAAAGCGGAATTATGAGCTGGAGCAGACCGACAGATACGATATAGGCTTCCATGATGCAATGGCAAAGAACAGAGAAATGCTTACTCAAAAGACTGAACAATGACAAATGAATTCAATGATGCGTTTACGAGAGCACAAGCTTTGCAGAGAAGGTTTGACCCAGATTGCATGAACTCCTTTTCGATAGCGATTAAATACGATAGCTATTACGAGGAATACATGGAGATTGAATTGAGAACAGATAATGATAAGTTCTTTATTTCTACATTGACATGCGTTTACGAAGAGGATTATACTCTAAGATTAGACGAATTAGAAAAAACAATAGATAAATTATTAACAGATGAAGACAATGATTAAAAAAGTTATTTTTGTAAGCTTGTTGGATGTTATAAGTATTCCATCGGGTAATGAGCATTCTGTAGATATTACGGATTTTCAGCTAAAGCACGATTTCTTTAGAGCGTTGCAAGCAGATGATAATATAGTCCGTGTCAATATCTTAGGATATGACAAGAACCAGGTAATGTATTCAAGCGATATAACATTCAAGAAAATGGTATCGGTTATTACATACGAAATTGCCATGTTTGCTGATAAGGCGGTAATTCCATATTGCTCTACTGATAATATTGATGATACTTTTGTTGATGCTGCAAAAAGCACCGAGAGTATAGAGTTTCTCAAAGACAAATCTAATTGGCTGATTATTGGGAACGATGATCTGGCTGATAAATTTGGTGTTGACAATATAACAATGGAGAATTTCGTCAATGGAAGATTTAGAGAATATTCTGAAGGAGCTAAGGCAGCAGAAAAGAGATAAACATATTAAACCGGAAATCTTGCCCTTGGCAACCATAAAGAATAGGTACGGAAAAGACCCGTTACCTGAGTTGCGCAATTTATGGGCAAAAGGACTGGTTAAGAATTGTAGAACTTTAAATGATTTAGGCTTTATATACAATGGATAAGGAGTTAATAAAAAAGTTAGTTGCACAAGGCAAGGCTTATGTACTTGACTTGCGAGGTGGTAGTGTTCCTTATAAGGAAGGTAATGCAGCGGCAGTTGATTTTTACTGTCCACAAGATGTAGTGTTGAATATGCCTTGGGTGAAAATGGGTAGAGGTCACATCAACCTACATTTAGGAATTGAACTTCCTAAAGGTGTTGGCTTGGATATTCGTTCACGTTCTGGCTTTACTGACAAAGGTATGGAAGTTGATGTGGCCTTTATTGGCAAGAACGAAACACAAGTTGGTTACATGACTAATGTTAGAGCGGACATTGATATTTGTCTAGGTCTGGTCGATGAAGACTATAGAGACGATATTGGTGCGCTTTATAGAGTTAATTCAGACCGTTATATGCCGACAAAGGATAGCAAATTCAAACTAGATTCAGATTACGAATATTATGTTTTCGTAGTCAAGAAAGGTACTCGTGTTTGCCAGGGTGCATTCCGCAAGGTAGAAAATCCAGATTGCATACTTGGAGAGTTGAATATGGAAAATAATCGTGGAGGAGGATACGGACATGGTGGAACAAAATAATAATGAATGTTGCGAATATGCTAACAAGTATATCTTTGTGATTAGACATTTGGCAGACATGATTGAATGCAAGGATAATGCCGCTTTCGTGTCATCTCTAAGGGAGGACTTCGGAAAGCTCGGATTATTTTCAAGCGCAGCCAATTTCCTTCGTCTTATGTATGAGATACGAGCATCTTCTGAAGACAAAGATATATTACGAAGCCATATCAGCGTAATGGCGATGGAAGCCTTGCTTACGCTCTCTTGGTATATTGTTTCAGATTACAACGACATCATCGGGTCGCAAATCGAGCTTTTCAAAACCAAGAATAAGCGGTATGGAAACGCTTTCTCGGAATGTTTCTCTAAGGATGGTTATCCGTATGCCTTCGGTCATTTGCAAGAGAAGATTAATCGTATTTGCTCTTTGCTGATTTTGAACGAGGAAGCTAAAGAAGAGCCAGTCCTAGACAGCTATAAAGATTTATTGGGGTATTGTGTTTTAACACTTATCGAAATAAAATGAGATACCGAATAACAAGAATAGAAAAAGTTATCAATGGGCAGAGTTCGTTTGAGCACTGCTCGTTGGTAGTTTCCGACATAGAAATGTTTAGGAAACAAATAGATGCAGACGAGGTTAACTTTGTTTATGAAATGTTGAACTAAAAACAGAAAAGAATGAAAGAACCAGACATTGAAATGAATCTAAAGAAAATCATGGAACGCATAAAATGGATTAGAGAAACTAAGGCCATCTTATCCAAGGAAGAAATAAGTCTTTCCATTCCATTGATGCAAGATTTATCGCAAGTAGGCAATATTTACGATAAGTTTAGGAGCTATCATGCTGGACGGAATTCCACAATGGTACGCAAGCAATTTATCTTTGTTATTCTTTACCTTTATTCTCCTAGTGCCCTTGGCGGTTCTAAGATGAGAAGAGGGTTAAGAGAAAAAATCGCTAAGGTTTTGGGGTGTACAGGCTCTAATGTGAGCCATGATTACAAAAATATCAGTTTTTATTATGTTACTTACCGAAGTTTCCGTAATGACGTGAATGAGATATTGGATAAGCTATTAATGGATTTGGGGTTAAAAGAGATAGGGGAAGCTTAGTCTTCCCCCTCCTTGTTTTTGTTGTCCACCTCTTTTTTATCCATCTTTGCACCAGTGGCTTTCATAATAGCCTTCAGAGCATCTTCGAAGTTCAAGGAATCCTTACCGCCATTAGGATGTTTCTCCCACCAGTCGGGGTCAACCCAGCGCATTGCCTTGTCATACCAAGTTTGGTCGATGGATGTTTTCTTGCCATCTTGACTTATCAATAAATACCCACCTTGTCCATCGCTAGCTATTCGCTGAACTTGTTCAAGGTTAACCCATGTCTTTTGTTTTTCGCTATATACCCACATAGTTATATGAATTAAATTATTTGTGTTCCTATTGTGCAAAGATACCGCAAAGTATTAAAAATACCAAATAAAACCTATTTGTGTGTTTCAAGTTTGACCAAATGTGAGTTATTTTGTGTACCTTTGCGGAAAATTCTTAAAATATGATACAAAGATTTACGGAAATGTACTACGATGATGCAGTGCGCTTCGCTCAGTACATACAGGCTACGGAAGGTGGCGAGATTGAACTGGTTAAAGAGGATGCTGATGGTTTTCCTCTTCCGCCTAAGCACAAGGTGTTTGATAATATGGTGAATTGTCTGAAGATAAGAAACTTTGAGATTGCTTATTTGGGGCAAAGACGTAATCCTGAAGACGACAAGAAACATCGTAACCGAAATCTCTATCGCTACATCATGGGGCAGAAGATTAAAGAGGTTCGTGAACTTAGCGGTATGACCTTAGAGGAGCTGGCAGAAAAGTCCGGCTATAAGCCTAACAATATTCGTAACATTGAAATGGGGCGTTTTAACGCAGATATTGATACGTTATGCAATATTGTTGAGGCTATGGATGCTCATTTTGAGGTGATGAAAGATTAAAATATGTTTCTGAACATAAATTATGTTTAATATTTAAAAGAAATGTATTAAATAATTTGCAAGATTTAGGTGTTTTTCTTATCTTTGCAACGTAATATAAAAGGTGAGACACACCGAAACAACTGTATTGAATATATGAATAAAGCATATTTGATTTTCAGCAAGAACACAAGCATTCAAGAATGTTGTACTTGGTTTCGTTATCGTGACGAAGCTTTAAGATACAACAAAGAGCATTTTGAGAACGTGTTTAAGGTTCTGCCACATGAGTTCGATTCTCTGAAAGATGTAGACCCTTGCGAGCCAACAGAATTTATGGACTCTTCAAGGTGCGAACATTGCTGGAGAAAGATTAAAAATGATTATCTAAAACATATAGGAGAAATAAATATGAAGAAAGAAGAAAAGTTTGACCCAAATGTCATTGATGACAGCGAGTTTGAAGAAGTTAGAAAGTCGTTTGAAGAGAAGTTTGGTGAAAAGAAATAGTATTTCACTATTTATTAAAAGTGAGTTTAACAACCCGAACGTATTTGCTTGGATAAAAGAATTATACTATCTTTGCATTGCGTTCCTTGAAATAATTAAATATGAGTAATAACAAAGAAGATTTTGATGCGCAGGTAAGTGCATTTAAAGAGAAGTATCCTGATTTCAAGCCAGCCAAACCTATTGAGGTTCTTAACTTGATTATGACAAGAAAGAATGCCAAGGAGATTCTTGAAGGCAAGAAGAAGGTTGAGTACAGAGCCTATACCGACCATTATATTGGTCGTTTATTTGACAAGGATGTTTTGGAGTTCCTTAAGAAGCATGGTGAAGAAGAGGATGTTATCAAAGCGCAGGAGGAGGGTATTGTTGACCCATTGCGAGTAGTGAAGACTATTCATTTCCATGATTATAACAACTCGTGGTATCTCGATTGCGATGTTTTGGTGAATGATACATGCATCGTAATGAAAGAAGATATGGATTTTCTTCATGAAGAGTATGATAGCCATGACTTGGATGAAATGTACGAGGCGTTGGAGTTTAAAAAGGAGAAAGAGCGTCCTTTGTTTTTCTTCTTTGTTGTAGACAAGGTAACTAAAACGACTCTAAAGTAGGTGGGCGTAAGTCCACTGACCCTAGATAATTCCTCAAGGGGAGTAGTTTATGATTCGTGGACTTAAAACGTTACAACTATGTCAGAGGCATCAAGAGGTTATCGTTACACCCAATGGAGAGCGGTAACAAATCGTACAACAGGTCTTCGTGCAGGTGAGAGACGACAGCGTGGTAGAAATATCGAATATCGTAACACTGGCGCACAAGGAACTACTTACGGTGGCGCAATGCGTACATTGGCAGCTCGTACAGCAGCTAATAACGTCACAGAGCGTGTAAATCGCAGACTTAGAAGAGGTTAAAAGTCTTAGAGGGGTTGAATGAATTAAGTTTCATTCACCCCTTGTTTTTAAGGAGAATAATGTATGCAAGAACTAAAAAGAGCAAGAGAAATCATTGACGATGTTTCCAAGGAGACAGATAGTATATTGCTTTTCCATTCTTTGAGTGGAAAGGATTCTATCGTTTTGCTTGACTTATGTTACAAGAAGTTCAAGCGAGTTATTGTAGTATTCATGTATCTTGTGAAAGACTTGGAACATATCATGCGTTACTATAATTACGCTAAAGCCAAATACCCGAACATAGAATTTGTTCAAGTACCCCATTATGCTTTGTTTAATTATATTAAGACGGGGTATATGGGAATAAAGCAGGACACAAAACAAAAACAATGGACTCTAGCCGACATTACCGAGAAACTTAGGGAGAAGCTAGGCGTTGAGTGGGCTTGTTATGGATTCAAGCAATCGGATTCTTTGAACAGACGCCTAATGCTTAGAAGTTACACGGATGGAAAGGAAGCCATTAATTGGAAAACGAAGAAGTTTTATCCATTATCTACATATAAGAATAAGGAGATTTTGGATTTTATTCTTGATCATCGCTTGAAGAACCCAGAGGTATGTGGAACGAATAAGCAAAGTTCGGGAGTTGACATTGAGGATATAGAATATCAGAAGTATCTCAAAGAGTTATTTCCGGCAGACTTGGAGAAGATATACAAGGTATTTCCTATGGCTAGGATTGTTATGTTGAAAGCTAATAAAAAGGAGGAACAGAAATGAAAAAAGGAAGTGAAACAAAGATAATCAAGAGGTCTCAAATAAACTTGAACCCTTGCAACCCGAAGGTACATACCGATGCGGACATTAAACAGCAAAAAGCCAATATTAAGAAAGTTGGTCTCATTGGAGGTATTCAATGGAATGAGACAACTGGGAATCTCATAGATGGGCATAAGCGAGTGATGAGTGTTGACCTTATCCAAGGTTATGATGGCACTCCCGAAACCGATTATGACATCAAGGTAGAAGCCGTTGATTTTGACGAGAAGACCGAAAAGGAGCAGTTGTTGTTTATGGCGAAGTCGCAAGACCCAATAGATTACAATTTGGTTGCTAAGAATTTCAGTATAGACGAAATAGATTTCAAGGCTGCTGGCTTCACGGAACAGGACACAGAACAAATCAAGATGTTACAAGATGATTTGGAAGCTTCTTTAAAAGAGTCTGGTATGAATGACTTCAGTGAGGATTTTCTGAATGAACCGATGGTTTCTGTTGCTGAACCAGTACCAATGACGGAATTACCAAATATAGAAAAAACATCTGAAGAGATTGTAGCCGAGCATGCTGCCAAGCCTAAGATGACAAAGGAAGAGGTTAAAGAGCAGAAGCAACATTGTACTGATGTCGGCATGAAAAGGCAGGAAGATATTGATAACTTCATATTTATCGACTTTGAAAGCTTGGAACAGAAGCAGCTGTTTTGTGATATGCTGCACATGGTAGCCACTAGCTCTATGCGTGTTTCCGGAAGTCAGGTCTTAGGTTTATTGTAATATGGGACGTAAGCGAGTAAAGCCTCTTGTAGTGAGGAAGAATCCCATAGAAGTTGCCAATAAGGTAATTGATATGGTTAGAGAACAGAGTCCAGATTGCATTGTTATGATGTCTCTTGGCAAGGATTCCATTGTTACATTGGACTTATTGTATGATAAGTTTGAACGGATAGTGTGTGTATTTATGTATCTCGTAAAAGACTTGGAACATATACAGCGATGGATAAACTGGCTGAGGGCAAGATACCCGAAGATAGAGTTCGAGCAAATTCCGCATTGGAATACTACATACAATCTTCATTATGGGGTGTATTGTGTACCGAACCCAAAGGTAAAGGTACTTAATCTTTCTATGGTCGTAAAAGCCTTAAAGATACGTTTCGGAATAGAATACGTATTCTTTGGTATGAAGAAAGCAGACTCGATGAACCGTAGCCTTATGTTGAAGTCTTATGAGGATGAAAATTACATTCATGGTGGGAATTGTTATCCTCTTGCTGATTTTACTCAAAAACAAATCCTGCAATATATGAAGCATCGGCATCTACCTAAGCCGATAATGTACTCCAGAGCATTGCGCTCAGAGAACGCTGAGGTGGGGAATGCATCAGGAGGTTTGTCTTTGGATTTGGATTGTTTTGCATGGCTAAGGGATAATGCACCTGAAGACTTAGAGCGTATATATAAGGTGTTTCCGCAAAGTAGGGTGATTCTTTATAGGTATGACAACAAGTAATACTCTTTTTAATTTATATATATAATAATGTATTATTTCCTTTTTATATAGGCAGGCTTGTGAAAGTCTGCCTATATTGTTAATGTATGTAATATAGAAACATTATAAGTAAAGAATGGTTAAACAAACGAAGAAAAACCATAAAACACTTGCATGTTAGAAAATTATTTTGTATCTTTGCAATGTCTTTAAGAGATACTTGAAGATTTGCCGCAAGACAAGTTTCTTGCAAGATAGTGCAGAGCGAGCACGTTAAAAACTAGCACAATTGTTATGAAGATGATTACCGAAAAGCAGAAGAAGTTCATCAATGATATTAAAGGTGTTATTACAGAAAATGGTATTAATGCTATTGATGCATTGGACTTGAATAAGTTTACTTGCTATGATGCATCTAAGCTTATTGGTGGTTTGCTTGGTCTTAGGGATTGTTACAAGGCGATTTCTAGAGGCGTATGTGTAACTAGTACGGCATATTGCGATGAGGCTTTAGATAATGTCTTTAATACAATTGAAAAGTACAAATAATAAAAATGGTGAGACACACCACAAAAACTGTTTAAGAGAATGAATAGTAAAGAATTAGTAAGAAATATGATAGCTTTCTTAAATGAGCGTCACGATATGGATTGCGCTATATTACGTCAGCGTTTTGCAGTATGCTATGGTATGAGTGAAGACGAGGCAAAGAAAGTTATTTTGGAGCTGACAATGCTTCAGATATTTGCAGAGAATTTTGGTGTTGAAATTTAGAACTTAGAATTATGGATAAGAATACAGCTTTTGATATAATAAACAGATACAAGGACGTTTTTAGCTTAAATAGTGAATTTTCTGAGGCTTTGGATATAGCCTTGGAAACATTAAGCCCAGAGCTAGAGCTAAAAAATATGCTAAAAAAGAATATGAGCGTACTCTGTTTAGGGGCAAAAAATACTACATTCTACATAGAGGTATCAGATGATTATGCAAAGTTGTGTGCGCATATAGAAGAATGGCGCAAGAAAATTGTAGAGCGTTGTGAGGATGAGACAAGTGGTTTTAAGTGCAAATTCAAACGCAGGCATATGAAGCGTTATAATATTACCGCTGACAAAGATAATCAGTATTTACTGACGTTTTTCTTTGAAGGAGAAGAGTATAGTTTTTGTATTTATCATCCTCGCCCTTATACAAGCGACTTCGAAATGTATGTCGAGCGTGATAAGGATGCCGTTCGAGATATGATGTCTTATTTAAATTTATAGAGCATGAAGTTATACGAGGTAGGCTGCATCGTCAAAGAGGTGCAGCCAAAGAATGGAGTAAAGATTACTCTAGAGGAGGCTCAGGCTTTAGTTGGTGGTTATGTCGAGTTGGTTCATCTTGATGATAATAACATATTATTGTGCGATGAAGAAGGACTTCTCAAACATAAACCTATAAATACTTTGGCTACAATACAAGCGAAGAGGCTTGGCTGGAAAGGTATTTGTTGTTTGGTTGGGAGCGTTTTATTTTTAAAGGACAAGGAGTTTTAGTTATGAGTAAGGCAAGAAAGAATGATGTGAATAAGGATATACCCGAAGAGCGAATAACTCTTAGGGTATTGAAGAATTATTCAAAAATGCAAGAAGAATTGTGTCGCCTTCGTAAGAAAACACGTGAACAAGGCTACAGACTTAATGAACTTAACAATCAGCTACAGAGGCTTCACTCGAAAGAAGTTAGATGTGAGTTAGAGAAGTACAGAAAGTTACTCTTAGAGCGTGATGAGTTGCGTGAGAAGAATAAGGCTTTGGAACAGGTGGTAAATCAATACGATGGGTTAAAAAGTTTTTTTACTAACGAATTGAATAAGAAAGAGGAGGAAAAAGAATGATTATAGGTTCTATGACGGGGCGTGAACTTTTTGAGATATTCAAGAAAGATAAGCCTATGCTAGAAAAGTTTGCTATCGAAAAAGCAAAGATACTCATCCGTGAGCTTCGAAAAGGAATGGGACGATATACAACCCAGTGTTATGATTTCAAGACGAAAGATGCTACCGAATACAAGGTATGTGTGTTTGTAGATAGAGGGAACATAAGAAAATTCTATTTTGATATGTTTGTCTATTGCAAGGAAACTAACGATTATGTTTGTGTAGCCTCCTTATTGGACGAAGAGAATAGCGCAGAGCAGTTCAGCTATACGCCCCATTTCTTGCGAAGATATGCCGAGCGAGCATTGGGAATAGAGAACATGCCAATTAATAGAGTGCTTGCCCACATCGAAAGAGAAGTAGCTTACACGGTGCTTATTTACAAGAATGACGCAAGTAAGGTTGTAGCTACTAGCATGGGTCTTTTCCTGCAAAAGATTGACTATAAACGAGGAATCAATATCTGTAAGACTTTTATTAGCGTAGATATGCTTAAATCTTCCCAAATAAAAGCATATATGGTAGTTGCCGACTTGATTAAAGAGTATTCAGAGCGGTACAATAAAGTTCAAAGGAATGATAATGTACTAGTAGATTTTACTAATGATTGTTTGAGTAGAGGTATTACTGAAAAAGATTTGGTTAATGCCTATGGTGAATATTTTAAGAACAAAAGATAAAAGAAAGGGTTTCGTATGGAGAGAATGACACGAAATGATGCCGCAGCTTTTTTAGGCGTTGACCCTCAGACGATTACAAACTGGGTTAACAAGGGCTTGCTTGGAGGCTACAATGATAAAAGCAGTAAACGCTTTTGGGTGAATGCCGATGACGTTAAGAAGTATTCTGAGAAATACAAGATGTTATCTGTTTCAGAGGATTTACTTGATAGAGAGCAGAAAGAGTTGTTGGCAAGTGAGCGAAAGGTAAATGCTAAGATACAAATGTTAATGCATGATGCGTTGAACGTTTCGTCTTTCAGCTATGACAAAATTGGTAGTTCACTTTGTACGTTATTGGAGTTAACGGCACAATACGGATTACGAGAGAAAAAGATTATGCAAGCATTTTTTAATGGAGACAGAATTAGTGATATAGCCGACCATTTTGAACTTTCAAGAGAAAGGGTGCGCCAGATTGTTATTAAGGCTATCCGGAAGTTCAACTATGCGATTAAAGAACTTGCAGACTTGAAACAGGAGAACAATTCCTTGAAAGAAGAAATTAAGAATGTAAAAATGCAGTTGATTATGCAAGAGGGTGAAAAAGAAGAAGAACAACCTGAAGATGTTCCCCCTTCGGTGTTCTCCATCCGATTAGTTAATTGTAATTTACCAGTTCGTGTCCTTAATGTGACAAAGGCTGCCGACATAGATACTATTGGAGACTTGGTGCAATATTCCAAGTTCGATATGGTAAAATTCCGAAACTTCGGAAAGAAAAGCCTTATGCAATTGGATGAATTCATTCACGAAATGGGATTGGAATGGGGCATGGATAAAGCAAAGATATACGCAAGAGGTATTCAGCGGATGAAAGATGACTCTTATATTGAAGAGTTGTTTGGAAAGCATCTTGCGGATATAACAAGCGATATTGAGAAAAAGTATAATCTTTCTCCGGCTGAGGCTATGAAGAGAGCTTATAGTGAAATGAAGAGATATGTAGGATTTAAAGAGAAGAGCAATGAATGAAGTATATAATGATGTTTTAGGTAAGGCGTTAAGCATTAAATCAACCAATAATATTGTCGTAAAAGTAGAGCAAGGAGCATTAGAAGTTAATCTGGAACAATGTAGTGTAAAGCGCATTATGTGGTTCTCTGTCTTTTTGATTGATGGATTTACTATGCGTCCATGCAGTTATACTTTCTATTCCTCTATGAGTGACGATGAGTTGGACGACACCTTTACGCAAGTAGATGGCAGATTGAACTTTCTGAAAAACTTAAATTCTAAATAACATGACGGAACAGGAAAGAAGAGTTGTAAACCATGCAATGAAGATACTAGAGCAGAGCCAAGATGAAGAGGCTAGGGCGTTGGCTGTCAAGTTGTTGGAACAAGGAACAAAAGTTCCTCTTCAGAAAGTGCAGTTTTATGCCGCATATTGCAATGGCTTGCGTGATGGGTATTCAAGAATATTCGACCTAATACAAGGTGGTGGGTGGCTTGCGAAAGTGACCAAGAAGGAAATGCCATACTTCGAAGCAGAGAAGAAGCTTGTAGAGAGTTGTATTGATGCTTGCTACGATTACCATATTGGCAAATATGATATTAGGTACAAGGATAAAGAATTCTCTAAGAATGGAAAGTTGTTGTCTTGTAAGGCGGTTTTTGTGAAACAAACGATGATTGGTGTTGAGGTTAAATATAACAAAGATAAAGAATGATTGCACAATATAGATAAGTGAAGTTGTAAACCTTTGATATGTAGGTACTCCCTTGCAAATTTTGTATCTTTGCAAATAAAAAAGAAGATTTATATATGGCAGATAGAGGATATAGAGGCAGACCTCAACGAGGCGAAAGAGCGGATAGGCAAATCAATGCCGGACATAGCCGTGGGTTGGATGCGGCTTTGTCCGACACCGAAGCTAAGATTAGAAAGTTAAAGACCGAGCGTATTTATGCTTTCGACCAAAACGGAAAAGAGATAAGCCATTCCACAAGAGGTACTTCTACAAGTACGAGATTACCGGATGGTTATAGCTACAAAGATGCAATATTGACGCATAATCATCCAGGGAAAGGTTTGACTAACAATATTGCAGGTAGGATAGGAAGAAGCTTCAGTAGTGCAGATATAGCAATTGCGGTCACACATAATGCAGCAGAAGTAAGAGCTATCACAAGCTCTTATACCTACTCTATGAAAAGACCAAAGAATGGTTGGGGAATCAGTACTCCACGGCAAGCTGTCAATGTTGCTAGAAAAATAAAGGAAAAGCGTAATAAGTATTTTAATGCTTATGTCGCAAAGCCAAGTTCCGATTACACTCACGGAAGAATGAGTAGAGAACAGTTGTCAATTGTTTGGGACAGAGCTGATGTAGTTAGTACTAATAAAGCTCTTCGTGAAGTCGCAAAGGAATACGGTTGGGATTATACCCGTAAACGTACATCTTAAGGAATATATTCGAACGATGGGTAGTATTGCCCATCCTCGTGTGGAAAGAACCTTCCCATCATCGCAATCGCAGTAGTACATTTCTCATATTGTTTTTGGAATCCGTACTTCTTGGCTCTAGATTGGTTGTGATGCAGGTCGTTGATTTTGACTTGTATTGCAACCATATCTTTTGAGTCAATGATAGATTGTACGTAGTCGAAATACGGAACACCGTCCTTGTGGGTTAGGACACATACACTATCGGCAATGTCTTTTCTAACACCTAGTGATAACAGCTTGTCGTAGGTCATATCCGTATCTTCAATCGTATCATGGAGAAATCCGACGCAAATCTCTTCGGTACTATTACCCATTCCCCCAACACGGATAGGGTGCAATATAACAGGTAATCCAACCTTATCAATCTGTCCTTTGTGTGCCTTGCAAGCAATACCGAGGCACAATTCTATCATTTCAGAATCTTTCATATTCTTCTTTCGTTATTAACTCACCTAACTCAAGAGCATCTTGTGCATAGGTGTTTTCATTAAACTTAAACTCCTTTGGCTTATGCCCTTTACCTTTTGGGTAACACATAAGTTCTTTATTTACATATTGATAACGGACAACGATGTCATCCTCCCAATAGTAAACATAAACCGACTCTCCGTTTTTAAGGAGGTGGCTGATTTTGTTCTTATCTTTATTGTTCATAGTCTTTATCTCCTTATTACATTGCAAAGATATAAAAAATACATTAATCTTGCAAATAAATTAATGTTTATTATTTGAAATTTAAATATATTAATTATTGAAACGTAGCATAGTAAGCTTGTTGCATAGATACCGACCTTTGCTTCTTACCTCCGTTACTCTTGGCGGTTCTACTTTGCTCGTATAATGCATGTCCCCAACCGGATGGTTTCTTGGTCTCTTTGTAGATTTCTCGCATGGTCTTCCCACCCAACAGCTTATAGGCTATCGAGTAATTCTCCTTGGCGTAAATCATCTTGGCGGTGTTAACCTGTATCTCACCAATAAGTCCGGTTTTCTTGTTTCGGATATTGATGATGTTTCCTGAATAGCCAGTATCCAGTTTCTGTTCCTTGAGTCTAACGAATTCAAAGCCTTTGTATTTGCCTTTAAGGTCTTTTATTATTTTCGGTATTGACCCTTTATCTGCGATGATAGTTGTTCTTTACGAGTCCTTAATGTCTTTAATACCATTAGCCTCGCCCTTAGCCTTGCGTACAATGGAGTCAACACTCTTGTAATTGATAGGAGTGACCCTTGCTCCATACTTCTTAGCTATACCTTCAGCTATAGCTTGTAGCTTGTTACCAACCGACTCGGCTTTTCTCCGCATAGAGGTAGCTTGTGCTCTCAGCCTAGCATATGCCCCATTATTACCAACGTCTCCCATATCTTTTTTGTGCAAAATTAACCAAAATGCAAGCCAATTGATATATTGTTACGATATGTTATTTCACTTAAAAGACAAAGTGAAAAGACACGCAAGTAAACATTTCTCTTAAACAATTATTATTCATACCTTTGCAAGAAACAATGAGTTGATAAGATGACGAAACCAAGAGATTATTTCACAGGCAAGCAAGAAGAGTTTAAACGCTCCGAAGTGCAGATAGCACCATATAATCCAAGGAAGATTTCACCGCAGCAGAAAGCTACATTGAAACGTTCCATAAGAAAATATGGCGTTGTTGGTGGTATAACCGTCAATAAGCAAACAATGACCATCGTAGGCGGCAACCAAAAAGTAACCATCGTGGATGAGATTATGGGCTATCCCGAAAAGGATTATACTCTTTTGGCTGAGGCTGTAAATATGGATTACAAGACCGAAGTTGAACTGAATTTCATGCTTAATTCCGAGAATGCTCATGGAGAATGGGATGACATGAAAGTCCGTGAGTTACTTCCGGACATAAACTATATGGATGCCGGATTAACGGAAGAAGACTTGTCCCTGTTCGGCTATGATGCAATGGTAAAGACTGAAGGCGAAGATGAGTTAGGTAAAGAACTTAATTCCTTACTAGACCCATTTGCCCAAGAAAGCGAAAACAGAAAAGTACAAGCACCAAAGGAAGTGCAAGAAGAGCAGAGACGACAGATAGAACAAAATCAAATTATAGCCAATCAGCAGCAAGAGGCTCAATACCAAGCGAATAAGGAACGTATGCAGCAGGTGAAGAAAGAAGTAAATACCAAGGCAGCGGAAAAGGCATTGGAAGCCGAGTCTTACGTCATGCTATCCTTTGATAACATCGAGAACAAGGAACGCTTTATGAGCACCTTTGGCTTTATCGAAACCGACAAGGTAATAAAAGGAGAAATGCTTATGAAGGTTGCAAAACGCATATAAACAAAAACAAAATGAAAGCAATGAAAAAGATTTTAAGATTCTCGTTAGGGTTTATAATGGCGGCAATAACAATAGGTATGCTCATTCCATTTATGATTATTTCTATGTTTCTTGGCAAGAGGAGAAAGAACGCATTCAATATGTGGGTGTCGTGTTTCTTTACTCCTTTGATAAACAAGGTAGGGCAATTGGTCAACTCATAAATAACGAAAGATTATGAAGGCAAACAGAAAAAGATTAATTAAGATAGCGGACTTGGCTATAGCTATGGCATTGGCTATACCGATGTTTATACTAGCCATTCCTTTCTATATGTATAACAAGATAAGAGGCAAGGTATAAATCCCATCTGCCCAATATATAGCGAAACAATAATAAATACAAGAAAATGGCAAAACCGAAATTTGATTACAATGGCGATGCTTTCTACGATGAGATAGAACAGCTTGCAAAGCAAGGTCAGAAGGACTCTGAAATTGCCTACGCCCTTGGTTTGAAGTTTGGGGTTGACCTAAATCCACAGGTCTTCAACCGAATGAAAAACGGAAAATACGAGAATTGGAATGAAGACGAAAATGCGGAAAGAGGCGAAAGAATAACTCAATCCCTCGTGCGTGGCAGAGAGTTTATTAATGCAATCGTGCGTGGTAGATACCTCAAATGTGCCCTTGGCGGTGTAAAAGTAAAAGGCAAAACAACCACCAAAAGACACATGGTTGTAGATGGAGTTATGACAGATGATATAGTAGTGGAAACTAGAGAAACCGAGCAGGAGACTCCACCTAACATACAAGCTCTTTCGACTTGGCTATTCCATTACGATATGACTTGGAGAGAGATACAGAGAGGTAAGAAGGATGAAGAGGAAAAGGGTATTCCTTTTGACCCTAAGAAAGGTATATCCGTTAACAAGTGGATAGAAAGAGAGATTGAGCAGGAAGCAGAAGAGCAAGAGGAGGGTGAATAATGACAAAAACACATTCCGTTTATTATCCGTTATATAATGACAAGACGCATTTCATTTATCTTATTACAGGAAGCCGTGCGTCAGGAAAAAGCTTCTCTGCTTCTCAGTTTATCGAAAGACTAACCTTCGAATATAATGCGGAAAGGAAGATAGCGCATAAGATTCTTTATACACGTTATACGATGGTGAGTGCCGCTATTTCCGTAATTCCAGAGGTTAAAGAGAAGATAGAGATTGATGGCACACAGGATTACTTCAAGAACACGAAGACGGATATAGTCAACAAAATGACAGGAGCCGAAATCATGTTCCGTGGTATCAATACTTCTAGTGGTAATCAGACTGCTAAGTTAAAGTCTATTCATGGTGTGACTACGTTTGTCGTTGATGAGGCTGAGGAATGGACGAGTGAGGAGGATTTTGAGCGTATCATGCTTTCAATCCGTCAGAAAGGCTTGCACAACCGAGTAATAATCATTATGAACCCTTGTGATTCAAATCATTGGGTATATAAGCGTTTCATCGAAAAGACACATAAAGAGGTGTATTTTGATGGCGTTCCCGTCCAGATCAGTACAGACCCTAGAGTACTTCATATACATACGACCTATCTTGATAATATAAAGCATCTTTCACCGGAGTTCCTTAACGAGGTATTAGAGATGAAGGAGAATGAACCGGAGAAATATGCTCATATAATGATTGGTAGATGGTCGGATGTATCTGAGGGTGCAATATTCAAGCATGTAGGCATCGTTGATAAGTTCCCTAGCAACGCAAGGAAAGTAGCCATCGGGGTAGACTGGGGATATTCGAAAGATTATACGGCTATTGTAAAGTGCGGTATCGTAGACAATCGCCTATACATAGAGGAACTTTGCTATAGAACGGAAATGTTGTCCAGTGATATTATAAAATTCTTGCGCCCTTATGCGGACGAAGGCTTGTTTGTGTATGCGGATAGTGCTGACCCTAGACTTATAGATGAGGTAGCTCTTGGTGGAATAGTTATATATGGAGCACAAAAGGGTGCTGGCTCTATATTGGCTGGTATTGACAAGATGCAGACATTCGAAATCTTCACAACTAGGCAATCAGTCCATTTACAGAGCGAGTTCCGTAAATATGTGTGGTCAAAGGATAAGGATGGTAATTACATCAATGTTCCCGAAGACCATGATAACCATTTGATAGATGCTGCTAGGTATTATATTCTAGCCGTATTGCTCGGTAAAGTGATGAAGCCAAGAAAAGCATCTAAATCAGACTTAGGAGTGTACTAAATGACAAATATAATTACTTTTGTAATAAAAATACAAGTGTTTAACTATAAGATTGTTAGTTTTAGTATTCTATAAGGGTAGATAAAAGTTCTGTGTAAATAAAAAAGATTATTTACTAAATAAAGATAGATTCTTTAGTAAATAGTCTTTTTTATTCACTTAAAAACTAAGTGAAAGGCGTTTACTCTATATGGTAGGTAGATACCCTGTTTATTATTACCTTTGCTTCAAAAAGTTATAAGGATGTTTGTAGATTCAATAATTCAGATAAAGACATATTTTCGAAACCTCACGCTCAATGCATTGGGTGTGGAGAGAAATATCTTCGAACGTTTGGAAGATAATGATGTTGATTCTGTCGTAAACATGATGGAACAACATGATTTCGATGTGGATAATGCCATTTCGGAATATAATCCGCAAACTCACAAGGTGATGAGCCGTGAGGACAAATGGGTAAAGGGAGAGGAACCATACAGGACGGAGAAGTTGGCTAGAACAAGACAGAGATACATTAACGAGGTAGAGTTGTTCTTCTTGTTGGGTAATCCCATTATGTGGAAGAAAGTAGAAGGTGACGATGATGCCTTTGAGTTATACAAAAAATACTTGAAGAATATATACTTCAATACCAAGTTACGACAATGCAAACGTCTTGCCGGAGCTGAAACCGAAAGTGGACTTGTCTTTAACTTCTCGCAAAAAGATGGAAATATGCACGTTGATGTATACGTAGCTGCCCGTTCCAAGGGACACAAGATGCGAGAGTTGTTCGACCAGTACGGAAACATGCTTGCTTTTGCAATAGGTTATTCATTGAAGCGAGATTCAAGAACAGTTGAATGTTGGGATATACTTACATCAGTCTTCAACTATCATTGTGAGCGTGGTGGCTTTGGATGGAAAGTGTATAAGTATCCTAATCCAACAGGAAAAATTAACGGCATCTACTTTCACCAACCTAAAGCATGGGATGGTGCAGAGCCAAGAATGGAACGTGAAGAGATGTTGGATTCCAAGATAGGAGATACCAATAACTACTTTGCAGACCCTATTGCCGCTGCAACTGCTGACGTGATACAATCAATTCCTAAGCGGAACAAGCCGGGTAAACTGATACAACTTACTGGCAAGAACTCTAGGTTTGAATATATCAACCCTCCTCAGAATTCAGAAATCCGCAAGGCAGAGAAAGAGGACTTGGCTCAATCTATATTGTTTGATACATTTACACCGGATATGTCACCGGAAATTATGAAAGCCATGAGCACGCTTACCAGTATAGGTATAAAGCGAGCGTTGGTATTGGGCTATATCAAGAGGGCGAACCGAATGGAAATTTACGAAGAGCTTGTCGGTAGATTGTCGCATGTGATTATTGCCGTTATGAAGGAACTATATCCTGAGAAGAGAAGCAAATTGGACAAATTGGAGGTTGAATTCGATTTTGCAGAGCCTTTTGAGGATGATAAAAAAGATAAGTGGAAAGCTATTGCGGAATTATACAATCAAGGTGTTCTGTCTCTAGAAACCGCTGTCCAGATGTTGGCACTTACGGATGCTCCTGCTGAAGAAATTGAAAAGATACGCAAGGATGCAGAAGATAAAGTAGCGTTAGCCGCAAAAGTAAGGGGAAACGAAAATACAACTTCATAATATCAAAGGCTTATTGTTTTTTGGGTGCATTTCCTGTTTGGATTTGCGCCCTTTTTCACTTAAATTTTAAGTGAAAGCGTTGTAATAGAAATATAATGTTATTTACTATTTTGTTTTTAACTTTGTCGGTATGAACACGAATGAACTTATCATAAACGGAAAAGATGCTTGGACTACCTATCGGGTCAGGATGGGATATGGCTTTTTGGATGCGTTGGAAGCTGACGCAGACAATAAAAGTTATATAACCAATGAAGTAAGGACAGAGCATGGAACTAGAGTTGTTCCTATCCGTCCAAAAAAGGCAGAAAGAAGCATTACCTTGGAGTTTGTTATTGTCGGCAGAGACCATAGCGACTATAACAAAAGGGTAAAAGCCTTTGATGCGCTTATGGATAATGGTTTTGTTACGATACAGGTTCCGAAATCGAAAGATGATGTATACCGTTTGTATTGTGCGAGAAAATCTCCTACTTATTCAAGGGGAAAAGGTGGTGCTATCGGTAAGAAGAGCTTAAAGTTCATAGAATATAATCCAACGAACAGGGGAGTGTTGACGGATTCGGATAGAGAAAAATTCACTTTAAAAGAATTTGAAGATATAGAATAATTATGAAAACTTATAATGAAATTGACATAAAGTATTACGATAATGACGGAAACATACAGGTAAGATGTTCTGTTCCCGTCACACAGGACGCATTGGTTCATTATGAACTGATGCAGTCTCATTATTGTAAGCTTTCCTTTAAGCTTTCTAAGCCGATATATTTCTTGCTTGGTGATTTTATAGATACGCCATATGGTCGATTTGAACTGATAGATTTAGCTAAGGCCAAAGATAATGATACTATCGGATATTCCTATGAAATTCAATTTGATGCATATTATCGTAAGTTCAAGAACAAGATATTGAAGTATCGTCCGAATGCAGGTTCACAAGAAGCGACATTCTCTCTTACTTCAACAATAAGTACTCATGTAGAGGTGATAATGAAAAGTCTAGCTTATTATGCGAAGTTAGACAAGTCTTATCTTTATGATTCTAAATTTGATGGAGAAGGAACGGACTATACTTATGTTATAGACGCAAGTGTGGATGCAAATGCAGCCAAGCTGATAACCTATTCCAATTCTAGCATGTTGGATGCTATTGCGAATATAGCCCAGACGTTTGGTTGTGAATGGTGGTTTGAGGGAAATATACTGCATTTTGGAACTTGTGAGAATACGAATGCTATTACTGATTTCAGACTTAACGACAATATCGTTTCTATGTCAAGCTCACAAAGCCAATCCACTTATGCAAACAGGGTATATGCTTTTGGAGCTGCAAGGAACTTGCCTAGCGGATATAAGAATGATGCTGATGCGGATATAACAAAGGATGGTGTTGTTGAAAAACGTCTCATGCTACCAAATTCAGCAGAATGCTCTGACAAGAACAAGCAATTGCTAGCAGAGAATGGCTTTGAACTGAAAAATGGATATATACAAGTTAGTGGACTCCGTGAAGACCAGTATGTTGAGGGAGTAACTACAAATGATGATATTTATCCAAGAAATCTTATCAAAACGTCTAAGGTGACATCATACGAAAAAGATGTAGAGGATGAAAGTACACCTGAAGAAGGTGACTTCATCAAAAGAACATTCTATCGTGTAAACTCACTTTCTATAATCAATGAAGATGGCGAAAAAACAGGTGATATGGCTTTTCGAAAGTCATATATTCTTAGTGGTAAGAACTTGCATATAGTATTCCAAAGCGGTTCTCTTAATGGTATGGACTTCGAATGTGAGTTTAATCCAGATGGAGTTGAAGAAATACTTAAAGACGATGATGGTAATCCGATATTGAAAGATGGAAAGGAACAGATAAATCCTATGTCGCAGGTATTTGAGATTGTTGCAAATGAGGATTATGGTCGTTTCTTGCCGGACACAACTTTGCACCCGAAGGATGGAGATACTTTTGTTCTCTATAATTGGGATTCTACCAAATTGGGCGATACTTTGGTTTCTTCCGCTTCCAATGAGTTGCTGACGGATGCCATAAAGGATTTGAAGAAGTCTATGATAGACCCTACGACACATACATGTACCGCTGAGGCTAACTATTCCTATAATCAGGGTAGGGGTAACTTGCATGGAGTAGGAGACAGGGTAAATCTTTATAATAAAGGTTATGGTGACAGTTATAGGGCTTCAAGAATTATCGGTTATGAGTTTTGTCTAGATATTCCTTATGATGGAGCAAAATATTATGTTGGAGAAAAACCGTCATATTCACGACTCAATGCAATGGAGTCTAAAATTGAGGAACTTGTCTATAACGGACAGAGTTATCTTAATGGTAATGGTGGCGGTGGAAAATCAATTTACATCATAAAGAGCTATGATAAGACTGCACCTACTGATTACAACGTGTATTCAGCAAAGGCAATAGATGAGCAAAGATTAAACAGGATAAAAGACGACACCGCAAAGGGCACAGTAACTTGGGAGAAGGTGCAGAAGTTCTTGCAAGGATTGAATATTGGCGAAGGAAACGGAACATGGTCTTCTGACGGTACTCTGAGCCTCTTCCGTCTTCTTACCAACAACTTCTCTTCTGGTCCTTATGGTCAGGGCGCGCAGATTGATGAAAAGGGTGACATGGAGGTGAACAGCATCTATGCTCGTCAATTTATTTCAGCTCCTAAGTTCGTCTTCAATGAGATTTCCGTAACCAAAGCAGAACAGTGGAACACGAACGGTTTTGGTACAATAGAGAGTGTTGACGTGAAGAATCGTATCATTACCCTTCATCTTGAGGAGAATGATTATGGATCTTTGCAAGTGGGTGACATCTGTCGTGGTCTTTATGCCGACATTGACAATGCGCATGGAGCAGACAAGATAGAGGAAGGAGCTTTGGACGATTGTAAATTCGTTCAGCACAAGGGCTTCTTCTCTACCTATTTCTACGTTCAGCACATCATCACGAATGAGAAGGGTAAGTTCGTCTTTCAATACGGAAAGAAAAGTTCCGTGACTCCCGACCCTTGCGCCTATATGGACTTTGCGCAATACGGTAGCTTCACCGATGACAAACGACAGAGCAGCATGTATTTCTCGTCGCGCGGTAACAGCTTTATAGAGGTATTGGATGGAGTCAAAACTTGGGAAGTGCAGTCTCAGAACCGAGTCGCAAGATACGGCTGGCTGGGTGGTCTGCTCCTTGTCAAGAAGGATGGCTCTACCGTGCGACCAGAGGGCAATGGTATCTACGTTCAGGATAATATCTACTTCGGAGGTAACATCAATTATCTGCAAGGTCTTTCGGGACTGGATGACTTGCGTGAGGAGGCGAAGGCTTATGATGTAAGTCTGTCACAGTATCAGAGCGTCATCACGGTAGATGATATGGGCAACGTCATAAATGGTCTCTATACCGAGGATGAAGCGAAGACCACCAAACAGTACCGTATCTCTACTGCTGTATTCGTCCGCAAGGGATTGGATATATTGCTTGAAGAGGATGGTAATACTGAGGACGTGACAGCAGGTCATTATCGTGTACATGCCGTGAGCGAAGATTGTGAGGTGATGGTACAGAACTCTACCATCTTTGTCACCGCTATCCGCAATATCAAGGACGGAGTGTCTGGAACAAATGACGATGCAAACTTCGATTATGATGCGATGAGAAAGGCTACGGATGCAATGGTAACGATTGTGGTAGAGCTTGAAGGCAAGACCTCAAAGATGGTGCAGATGCCTATCCGCATACAGCATGACACGCTCCCATTTATGGTGTGCGACCTTAGCAATGAGAGCGCATCGGTTGCATGGAATACCAAGACAGCTAAGTACATCGGCTTGCCTATCAAGACCAAGGTGTCACTTCTGTATCACAATGAACCATGGGCGATTTCCTCGCTCAATATCTCTAAGGTAGCTGGTTTAAAGACTTCGATGAGCATTGAGGGCAAAGCGAAGGTGATTACCATTGATGCGGATAACCTTACTGCCGATACCCTCGATCAGGTTACGAAGATGAACATCACGGTTGTGGGCAGATATGCAGGAGCTAACTATGAGTATACAAGGGAGCTTACCATCCTGAAATCGGCTGATACCGTAGTCTATGAACTGATACCTTCTGCTGACAGTATCGTAGTAGATAAGGACGGAAACAAGACGGTCAATTCCGTGAGCTGTGATGTCTATGCTACATCATCAGACGACAAGCGATACAAGCTGACCGCTCTTCCTTCGGGAATGTCGCTGAAATACGGAAAGAGCGAGAATGCTACTAAAGACTTGGCTCTTGGTGCTGGTGTTGATGTAGCGTCAGACGATAAGATGGTTACTTTCGCTCTCTACGATAAGAACAATCAGATGCTAGATAAGGAATCTGTACCTGTGCTTGCATACGGTAAGGATGGTAAGGGCATCGAGTATATCTTTAAGTTGCAAAACTCAGCTCCTTCCAACCCTACACCTAGCGGCTATGCTACAGACACCGATTATCAGCGCGCAGATTATGTTCCTACCACATTGGGATGGACGGATGACCCTACGGGCGTGGATGCAGTGAACCAGTACGAATGGGTAAGCAAGCGAGTGTCTGTTAATGGTCATTGGGGTGCATTTTCCGACCCTGCGGAATATGCCCATTTCGGAAAGCATGCGCCAAAAGCGAAGTCTTCCGATGATATTGTCACGATTCCGACAGACAGTAAGGGCATGGCATTGGTTGCATTCAGAGAAAGCATACAGTTTCAGCTACTCGTAGACGGTCTTTCATGCACTCTCACTTCCGTGACTATGGATAGCTCTACCCTCAGTAATGTAAGTTGCTCGATGAGCAGTAATGTAGCTAATATCTCCTGCGCAGAAGGTGCTAATCTAGGCACTACAGCGCAGACCATCGTCTTTAGGGTTGCGGGAAGACTGAGCGATGGCGCAAGCTATTCCGACTATGTAACGGTTAAGGTAGTTCCTAACGTGACGGGTGCAGATGGTGACGGATATGAGTATATCTACTATCGTTCTTCATCAAGTTCTGCGTCTTCGATTCCAACACCAAGAAGACAAAATGGTAGTCTGACAAACGGTTGGCAGGATGACCCGATGCCTCCTACGGTGGATGAGCAATACGTCTATGTAGCATACAAGAAGGGTGTTGTGGGCAGTAATGGAACATTCAGTGCTCCAAAGCTCTTTAACCGTTACCCTAAGAGTATCTCTAAGCAGGAAACGAAGTTCTATACTACCAGTTCTTTATCTCCTGCGCCTGAAGCTTGGAAGATATGGAACTACGGAACTACGTCAATGCCGACAGATTTCAATGACTCGTACCCTTGGTTGTGGAAGGTAATAAGGACAACCTATACTGATGGTACTACGGACGATGTGGTTTCTTGCGAAGGTTATAAGGCGAAGGATGGTACAGATGGAGCACCTGGAACACCTGGAGTACCTGGAGCACCTGGTGTAGGTATTGATTCGATACAGACCTACTATCTCATCTCTTCGAAGTCTGAGGGAATCACAACATCATCAATCGGATGGACTACCGAAATGGTAAACCCTACGTCTTCCAAGCCTTATTTGTGGTCTTACGTGAAGACAACGCTCTCGAATGGGGATATTACAAGTTCCACTCCAGTTGTCATTGGTAATTTCGCAGAGGCAGGTGTGATGGGTGCGATTGGTTGTATTATACGACCGTCAATATGGAAGAGCGGTGTTGTATATCTCAATGAGTCTGCGCTGACCAACAAGCAGGAGAAATACATCGACCTTGTATATGTGGAGGATGCAAGTGCCAATGACGGATGGAGGCAATATATGTGTGCGTTGACCCATACTTCCTCTTCAATCAACTCCCCGACAAGCTCAGGCGGCAGTAAATATTGGACGCAGCTATCTGATACAGGACCTATCTATGCTCCGCTCATCCTTGCTAAAAATGCCGTACTGAATTTTACGCAAGGTCAGCAGTTCAACCTCGTGGAGAACGGTAAGATATTTGCTTCCTATCGCATTCCTGGTTCGGACGGGGCGGCATTGTGGTTAGGCGGTTCTACTGCTTCTTCTGCACCGTTCTCGGTCGATAAGAACGGAAGTCTTAAATCGACTTCAGGAATCATCGGCGGCGTAGAAATCTCTAAAGAAAAGTTAGGCGTAGGTGTCGCTGATGTAGGTAATAAGACCTTTAAAGGGGCTATTTTATCGAGTGAAGGTATTTTTACTGGTTACAAGTCAAATTATTTTGGAGCGGGTATCTTTGCTGCTGATGACCCTAGCGGCAGTACAATACAGATGTACGACCAAAAGGCGTTAAGCACGCTAAGTGTTTCTTCTCCATCCCTGTATATCCGCAAGTATTCACCTGATTCTATGACATTGAATAATATAGATAAATATTACGGTGCTGCGCTCATCGTCGATGTACCGAAAGGTGTAGGTGTTGCGAGCTTAGGTAATAATGTTCTCGGCGGTCTTGCTTTAAGTGCGGTCGCAGGAGATTTAAATATAGACAGTACAGACTATCTCTTTCAGAGAAACAGAGGTACTGTAGCTTACTTTACCAACTCAAATAACCGTAGTTTTTATCTACCTGCAAATCCTCACGAAGGACAGGTTGTTATCGTGATACAGGGAAGTACGGGAAATATCACCTTCTATCACCCTGGCAAGAGGCTCGTTATTCAGAATACGGTTAAGGACAGTGGTGGGTTCTATTCTGGTAGTCAGGGACAGTTTAATATCTTTGTTTACATAGGCTCAATGTGGTACGGAACATACAGCAATGGATAATAATTTTTGAAGAAATGCAATATGAAGATTAATTTGGAAAGAATTGAAGTTTATGCCGACCTTGCTAAGTCAAGGAGCACAGTAGTGGATATGCGTGAGCTTATCGCTAACCTCATATACGAGAAAGGTTCAGGACTGGCATGTTCAGTCCTTGCACACAGAATATATGAGCATCGTGGAGAGATAGAGTTTAGCGATGAGGAAGTGAAAATTCTCCGTGCTGTAGCGGAGAATTTCCTTGCCCCTGCTGCTTGTGATGCTCTTACTGCTTTATTGGATAACTCTAAAAATGATTAGCGTATGGCAACAGAAACAAAAATCAATGACATAGCCAGCCAGCTCAGTACCGCTTCACGCCTAGTGGTGAGCACAGACTTTTTCTGGGTCTACACGGCTAGCGGCTTGCAGGTCAAGATTCCTGCCGAGTTTGTAAGAGCTTATCTCAGCGAAGGCATAAAGCCTACCATCAACAGTGATGGAAACTGGGTAATAGGTGGAGAATCTACAGGCGTGAAAGCCGAGGGTGTGACACCTAAGTTCCGAGGTGGAAATGAGGGTATTGAAGTGAGCTACGATAACGGCTCTACATGGAGTATGCTTGCACTCTATACTTCGATGAGTCCTGTTATCTCAGACCTTATCGAAGCGTATGAAAACATCGTCAATTCCGAGCAAGGTAGAGTAACTGCGGAGAACGGTCGTGTGAGTGCGGAAAACAGTCGTGTTAAGGCTGAAACATCAAGGGTAGATGCGGAAAAGGCTCGTGTGGCAGCAGAGACTCAGCGTGAATCAGATTTTGCAACATCAAAGGCGGCTGCCGATAAAGCAACAGCGGATGCCAACGGTGTTGCGCAGCACCCTCCTTACGTAGACGCAGACGGATACTTCTACAGATGGGACACGACCACCAAGGCTTATAGCAAGACGGACGTGAACCTTACAGGTAAGGCTTTCCAAATCAAGAAGGTATTCGCTTCCGTATCAGCGATGAATGCTACGGACGTGAATACTTTTGCCGAAAATGATTTCATCCTCATCAATACCGCTAATGTGGAGGATGAGGATAACGCCAAACTTTATGTAGTCGCTCTGAACGAACGAGGGCAGAAGTTTTATTCCTATCTTGTAGATATGAGCGGTTTCAGAGGTTTTACGGGCAAAACCCCTCAGTTCCTTATCGGCAATGTGACCACCTTAGCCGAGGATGCGAATGCCACCGCTTCCGTATCGGCTTCTGGTACTGATACAAACGGAAACCCTGTCTACAAGCTGAACCTCGGTATTCCAAAGGGAATCCGTCTCCGCTTTGCCGACCTCACGGATAGCGATAAGGCAGAGCTGATGAAGCCTGCTACCGATGCTGCTGCGGAATCCAGAACGCAGACCGAAGCGTGCAAGACCGCAACCGATAACGCCAATGCCGCAACTGAGAATGCGAATACTGCAACCGAGAATGCGAACACCGCAACGACAAATGCCAACAATGCGGCTGATAAGGCTAATAAATCCGCAGCCAATGCCGATGCAAAGGCGAAGTCTGCTGAGGGCGCAGCGCAGAATGCCAACGAAGCTGCTGACAGAGTAGATGCTTCCGTCACGGACATTACTGAGCAGAAGCAAGCAGCCATTGATGCCGCAAACAGAGCGAACGCAGCTGCCGATAACGCAAACAGTGAAGCAAGAAAATCCAGCGAGACAAATACTTCCATCGCCAATGCCGAGACTTTGAGAGTTAAGGCAGAGGAAGGTCGTGTGGCAGCAGAATCAAAGCGAGAGACTGATTTTGCTACATCTAAGCAGGCAGCTCTTGATGCCGCTGATAATGCTAATGATACTGCCAATCATCCTACATATATCGGGGAAGACAACTACGTGTACGCATGGAATAAGGACTCGCAATCTTACGTAAAGAGCAATATCTACGTTAAGGGAGATAAAGGCGACAAAGGCGATAAGGGAGAGCAAGGTATCCAAGGCGAACAGGGTATTCAAGGTGAGCAAGGAATCCAAGGTGAGCAGGGTATTCAGGGTCTCCAAGGTGTAAAGGGTGATAAGGGCGAAAACGGAAAATCCCCTTACGTACATAACGGAAACTGGTGGATATATGATGACGCACGGGGCGAGTTTATTGACAGCGGTGTGTCCGTCTCTTCTTCCTATCAGCTTACAAAGGCAAAGGTGGAAAACGTGCTTACGGGCGACATCACATCACACTCTCACAGTAAGTATGCGCTAGGAACATCGCTTACGGAAGAAATGCAGCGTGCGACCGCCAAGGAAGCATCTTTGCAAGCCACGATTGACATCATTAACGGTGCATCATCAGTTGATGGTTCTTTCCGCAAGGCGATTGCTGACCTCATCGGTGGCGCACCTGAATCTCTTGATACGTTGAAAGAGATTGCTGATAAGTTGGCAAAGGATGATGACCTTCACAAATTAATCGAGAAAGCCATCGCCCAGAAGGCTGATAAGTCAACTACGCTCAGAGGATATGGAATAACCGATACCTATACTAAGGAGGAGGTTGCAACTATCCTCGCAGCGTATCTTACCACTGAGGTTGCAAGACAGACCTACCAACCGATAGGCAATTATCTCACCTCACATCAGAGCCTTGATGGATACGTGAATGCTATAAACGTAAGCGGTTCGGGCAATGCGTTGACAGCAATCACAAAGAGCGGAAAGACAATATCTTTTGTGAAAGGTGCTACATTCCTCACCTCCCATCAGTCTCTCACAGGATATGCTACGGAGACTTGGGTCAAGGGGCTGAAGTATATCACCGATGCTGACGCAGCAGCCAAGTATCAGCCTAAGGGTAACTATCTTACCTCTCATCAGAGTTTGGCGGCATACATAAAAACAGTCGATGCCGACAAAAAGTATCTCGGCAAGACGGAGAAGGCTGCAAGCGCATCAACTGCGGATAATGCTGCCAAGGTGAATAATCATACCGTCAATGCAAATGTGCCATCGAATGCGAAATTCACAGATACGGAATACGTAATTCCAACTCTCTCATCTGCTCCTACATCGAATACACTTACCTTTACTGATAACGGAGCGACACGTTCATTCAAGGTAGGATATATGTGCCGAGTAGCAGACTCTTCTGCCGAACATGGATATAAGTTCTATCAGTTGTACGACATAGCGAACGGCAAGGCTACGTGGGGAGAGATTAGCGGAGGCGGTGTAGAAATAAACGAGGTAGTATCTATATCTCTTATCAGCAACCAGTCAAACTCTGATACTGCGCTGAATGGGGCAACTATCACAATCACAAACACCGATACTGGCAAGATAATCTCTACATATCAATGGAAAGGAACAGAGATAAAGTTAAAGATAGTTTCTGTTACGCATGTTTCCATTTCTGTTTCATCTGTTAAAGGATACCGCAGTCCAAAAGCTAAGGCATTTCTGACTGGAGTTGGTTCTACTCGCAACGTGACAATGCAATACGACACCGAGGTAGTAACGATAACGTTGACAGTCAATAATGGAGCGGATATGAGCGGACAGATTGTTACGGTCAATAACGAGACCCACACATACAGTAGTCCATTCTCTGTAAAAATTCCATTTGGGACAGATTATAGTGTATCAGTGAACAGAAAAATCGGATATGTCACGCCTGCCGCAGTTAGATATACTGCTAATCAGAAAAGCCGTAGCGTAACACTATCTTATAAATCTCTTCCTTTAGGTATATATATCCTTGATACGGATGGTAATTTCATAACGACAAATAATTGGAATACAGCTAATAATAGCAAGGCAGTAGGTGTATATATAGGTACAGAGAATAGTGAGTTCGTAATTGCACCTGTACGCGAAGATTCATTGCAGTGGAGCCATAGTAATACGCTTATCTCTGGAATTGTCTCTAGCGACAATAATGTAACAGCAGCAAAAGACTATGCTGGCGAAGCGAATACCGATAATATTATTGCGCAGCTCGGTGAAGGTAACGCTCCCGCCGCAGAAATCTCCCGCAATTATACCTTCAAGAATGGCAAGAAAGGCTATTTATGGTCGTTAGGTGAAGCGCAGGATGCCTATATTAACAAGGCAGCAATAAATGAGGCATTGCAGAGAATTGGCGGTTATAGTCTAACAGATAAATTTTATTGGACTTCCACTCAGTACAGCTATGGTGCCTGGGCATGGGTGCTGGATTTTGAAGATGACAGAGTGGACTACGAAAGTAAGACTGAATACTATGCTGTCCGTATCGTGTGCTCTTTATAATTATTTAAAACTTTACCCCTTTCTGCAAGCAAGCAGGAAGGGGCGTGCAAGGGAAATATAATTATTGTTAGAATTATGGTAAAAACGTTTGGAGAATCAGCCGATTTTGCGGCTTTTAAGGTTGTGGATGGAGACATCTACAGAGTAGCATGGGCTAAGACCATGCAGGTTGAGAAAACAGAGGATGGGCAGGAAAAGGAGTCCTCGCTCTGTGATTACATGCTTGAGCGGTATGACTACAAGCCTAGCATGGATTTGGTATTGAACGACATCTTGGCGAGCGGAGAGCAAGCAAGCATGGAGGAGATTAGAGAGATTAGTGAAGGTCTTGGCGCAGAACCTTTGGGGTATATGAAGAAGGCGATGCTTGCCTACATCGAAAAGTACGACTCTTCTTCGTCCGTCAACTCCTTCCTGCTGAACGGCATGGAAGTATGGCTCGACAAGGCGACACGAGTAGGACTCATGAACTCTACCACCATCGCTAAGAGCATGGGACAAGAGAAGACTACGCTTTGGCTGGGAAGCTATCAGCTTGAGGTAGACTGTGACAAGGCTATACAGTTGCTATCAGCCCTCGAAATGTATGCCCTGGAGTGCTTCAATGTGACGGCAGCGCACAAGAAGGCAGTGAGCGAGTTGGATAACATTGAGGGTGTCCTGACCTATGATTATAAGTCAGGCTATCCTGAAAAACTGAAGATGGAGGTGTAGGCTTATGTGGTATCTCGCATTTATCTCATTCCTCCTTCTCGGAGGGTATCTGTTGCTGATGGCTCTGCGCTTCGGCATCCCTAATATGGTGAGCGATACCTATTATCAGTTGCAGGGCTGTACGGGCAGTGAAATTGCCCCTTTCCGCAAGCCCCGCAACATGGGTTGGCTATTCTCACTCATCATGGTTGCGGTGGCTTTCCTCATGCTCATCTGCCTGCTCGATACAGGCATGGGCATCCAGTTCCTTGCCTTCCTTGGCTGTGCAGGCTTGTGCTTCGTAGGCTTTGCCCCAAACTACTGCGACCGTGATGCCTATTCCGTGCATAAGACAGCAGCTATCGTGGCAGCGGCAGGTTGTGTAGGCTGGTGCTTGTCGGTGTGCTGGTGGATAACGTTCGTGATAGCCCTGATATACACCATCTACATTGTTGCCATTGATTTCTTCAAGGTGGCAAACAGCTTCTGGTATATCGGCAGTATCAAGTTCCATCCTTGGTATTGGCTGGAGATAGCAGGGTTCGCAGATGTGTTCCTCACGTATTTATTTGTAGAATTATTCATTATCTAGTATGAAGATTATCAAGAATAAAATTATTCCCCCTAGAGGTTTTACTTATGTGAACCTCTTCGGGGTTCTCTTCACAAGAAGAGACAAGAAGATTAGTGACGTAACCTTCAATCACGAAATGATACACACAGAACAAATGAAGGAAATGCTTTATGTGTTCTTCTACATTTGGTATGTGGTAGAATGGTTCGTAAGGCTGATTATCCTCAGAGATAGCCATAAAGCCTATCGTGCCATTTCCTTTGAGCAGGAGGCTTATGCAAATCAGGAGAACCTCGCTTACCGTGAAGGTAGGAAGCGTTATCATTGGTTTTCGTATGTATTCTAAAAGTCAAGGCGGTTTACAACATGGTAGCCGCCTTTCTTTTTTGCTAGCAGAACTTACAGATTGTTACTTTTTATAAAGTTTAACACAAAAATATTCTCATTTTCATCAATTTTGTGCAGAAAACTGTATCTTTGCACCACATTTAATTTGTAAATCGACCTAAAAATCAACGAAATTATGACAAAAGAAGATGAAGGCAACCTATTGCATTGGTTGCAAGACAAAGATGTTAGTGAAGTTATGGACTTGCTGATGAAGCATGGTAATCGGTATAGCAGAAGGATATTGAAGTTCTTCCGCTGGTTCTGTAAGTACGTTCCAATAATTATTATGTGCTTACACGCATACGGAATGTGGGATTTCTCGCAGCATCCTAGAGAAATGTTTATCCCATACGCAGAAAATGCACCTTGCTATCTCTACATATATTTTATGGTGTACGTTCTGCCAATGGTTCTGATATTAGCGAGCCGATTTTTCTTTCTGTGCTGGCGGTATAGAATACCGTTCTTCTACTTTTTCGGCATCAATGCGGCTCACATCGTGGAGTGGAATTGGTACACCACAAAAGATATGGTTGATTCTTGCTTTACCGTTATGATAGTGACGGCAATGTTTTATCTATACGGATTTTTTGATATGTTTATCAGCAAGTCAAAGTTAGGACGTAAAATCTGCGCATAAAGGCGATTTCTGAGAATTTTTCGTAAAAACAAAGGTAATATGGGAAAGATATTGAATTATAAGATACTCGGTACGGCTTTGAAGTCGCTGAGTGATGCTTGCTTTAAAGCTGATGAGCAGCAGAGAAATGGTGAGAAGGTCACAGCCTGCGGAATGAGTGACGATGACCTTGATAGATTGTGCGACATCATCCCCGATATGCTCAATCCTATGATGAGCACGGAGGAGGTTAAGGAAAAGCTTCACATTTCTGATGCTACCCTTAACAGAATGGTGGCTAGGGGCGATTTGCCCAATGGCGAGTGCAAAAAGCGTGGACACACGAGATATTGGAAGAAGTGGGATATTCTTCACTTCATAAAGAGCAAGAGAAAATCATAACGTATTAATAAGCCCTATCGCAGCACGGATAAGCGAGCATATATGAGTATGGATTATATGTTTTGTACTTTGATTATAGTAGCGATACTGATAATCATCAACAGCACGTTCATTGCATACCTATACTATTCTTACGAGTATAAGAAGGTCGATAAGTACTTCTTGACTTGGGTAACGATGTCAACTATGATATTGATAATGTGGTTCGGGGAAGGATTGTATCTGTATCTACAATAACAAGTTCGTAGCCCGATACACCTTATTATATAGGATATATCGGGCTATTCTATTAAAAAATATTAAAGCACATATATTTATGTGCTAAATATTTGCATATTTGATTTTTTCTTCTTATCTTTGCAAGCGTAAATAATACAATAACTTAAAGTACAGCAAGATATGAAGAAAATAAATTTTTTCCCAAGGACAAAATCAGAGGCAATGGAAATTGCTAATGAGTATATCGCAAGTAAGGATGGTCTTGCTTACGATATGGATATGAGTGTAGAAGAAGCAAAGGCAAATGCTAAGATTGTTTGTAAGAACCTTACTCTTACAGTCACCTGTGATGGGGAGTCTCCATTGAAGCTTTACTACAAGTATGAAGATTAATAAATTAGCCCTACGCATCACGGATAAGCAGATGTATATGAATACAGAAAATGTGATAGAATTAATAAATCGTGCTCGAAAAAAGCTAGAAAGAATAGATGACGATAACTGTTATTCACTATCAATGGATATAGATAGGCTTTTGGATTTTGCACTTAAAGAATTGAAGAATGAGTAATACTATATATATTCCAAAGAATAAAAATATAGATAGAAGAACAAAAAATATTGTTCACCTATCTGACGGTTCTATAAAATATGATTTTAATAAGTATAATAGCTATATTGAAGCTATTTATGCTGATTATATAGATTGCCGAACGGACGAACAATTAAAAGAGTCTATTTCTCTTTGTTTTGCCGATAGCCTTGACCAAAAGGTTATGTTTAAGAAACTAAAATTACAATTTTTATCAGCCCTCGCCAACACGGATAAGGCATAAGATATGAAACCAGTATTTCTTACAGATATGCTAGCTTTTATTGCTTGCGATGAAGATGAATGTTTACATCTATTCACGACTCCACCTGATAAAGGATTCTTTAATTGGGTAAGCAATGGTGTTGGTCATTGTTTTGATATTGACGAAAGCTATTGTGAAGATTTAGGCATTGATGTTCCAACTTGGGATGATGAAGAGCCGATAGAAGTTAAAATCGACATTCATATTAGCAAGCATGAAGAATAACAATATATTCAGCCCTCGACATCACGGATAAGTCTGCTTTATGAGACAAGGATTTTATGAGTGTGTAGAACATAATCACCAAAACAGAAAGAAGGCTATTGACGAAATGCCTTATGCAAGCAAAGTAGTTGCCGTTGTTGGTGGTTATATGGGTTTTGAATCTTGGGATGATTACGAAATCTGGAAAAATCAAAAATAATATTTAATACGTTTTAGATATGAAAGAAACTAAGAATGCGACAATTCGCCTTCCACAGGAAATTGCGGATTGGCTCACTAAGGATGGCAAGTCCATCAACCAAGCTGTTATTGATACTGTCAATACATTGCAGAGTATAAGATTAATATCTACGACAGAGCTTCGTGGTATATTCTCCGCTAATGAATGGATGTTCCTTGCGGATTCATTCAACGGGACAATCATCAATGATTCGATAAGATATAACGTTAAAATGCTTATTGCTCATTGTGAAGATTCAGTGATTTACGATTCACTTAACAAAAAGTACGATGTGGATATGGAAGTATTCAAGAAGAAACTCAGCTCCTTGCATTGTGCTAATGTTGATGCCCTTTATGCTAGAATAGAAGATTTTTGGAATAAAAACATTGATATAGAAGATTGGGCTAAATTTTGATTAGTGTAGATATTAAAGAGAGGTAAGTGATTGCCTCTCTTTTTTTACATTTTCAAGAAGTCTTCTATATCTATGTACTCAATACCGAAATTCTCCGCACATTGTTTGTCGGAGTCCGAGAAGTCACCTTCTTTTCCACTAGCATCACCTATCATTACCAGCTCACTTTTCTTCCAAGAAGAATACGACTCAAGCATTCCTGTATTTGGCTTTCTCATTCCTATCTCTGCATGCGATGGGCAATACATAGAGTTGACGAAGATATTTCGTCCGGTATGATTGCGAAGATATTTTTGCATAAAGCTTTCAATAGCCTTAATCTTGCCGATAAAATCCTGTTCGTCAACAAATTGAGGGATGCCTCCTTGGTTTGAGACTATTTCCACATAGTAAAGAGTAGGGAATACATCTACAATCTTATCCAAAACCTCTTTACGGATTTTGAAATCTGTTACATCTGTAGGAAAGGTGTTCCCTGATATAGTTGTAATAATCGTGTCGTCTAAATCAATGAATAATACTTTTTTCTTGATTAAATATCCTTTTTCTGTCATATCTTTGCTTTCTATATTGTTGTTTAATATCTATATTTTCAAATATAGAGTTCGAAAAAACACAGTTGTTTTGGTGTGTCTCACCTTTTAATGATGCAAAGATACGACAAAAGCAACAATCTTGCAAATAAATTAATGCAAATTTCAAAACATTATCTGTTTTTAATGAAATCTTTAACAATTCTCTCTATGGTGTCTTGCTTGATAGCTATAGGGGCATCACCTTGATATTCTATCACTTGGTTGCCGCATTCTTGCCAAAACAAATTGCTATTAATACGTTCTCCATCTACTGATAGCCAATTTGGATGAAACTCAAATGAGTGCATCTTAGTTAACGGAACAAGAATAAACATTTTATTCTCCTTCTTGTTCACTAGTACAGACAAGTCTGAATCATCAAATGTAATGATAACTCGGTTTTCATTCTCGGAAAGAACGTTATAATCCTCATTGTAACGTTCATAAAGGTAATTTTTGATTTTTGAACAACTCATATTCTTGTAATTTTATAGGAGGGCAGATGGAAAAATCCAAGGTCTGCCCGCCAAGTTAAACTTATAAGGAAATCTTCTATAATATCGACTGACAAAGCCATCCCATAAGATAGCATGGCTCTTCGCCTTGCATATCTATTCCCAGATGGTTGCATATATGTGCTACTACATGAAACATTTCATGTGTGAGACTATTTATATACTCACCTTCAGAAGTAGACTTGCAAATGAGCACAACACTTGTTTTCTTTGAAACATTTGTGTATGTCAATCCTTTGTTTGAAGAATCGGTTGAAATGTGGTCGTATGCATCCAATAATGGTTGCCCCTTACAATCAATGGAACTTAGTAAGTCCATAGCTTCGTCAACATCTTCTTGATTAGCTACATGACATACAATCACATTCCAATCGTATTTCTCCAAGTAAATTTCTTGTTTAATCATAATACATCATCCCATGGAATGCCGATACCATTATGGTTGCAATCGGCATAAAATCTATTGAAAATAAATCCGTCCGCTTGGTCTGGGTCATCCACCATATCCTTAATGAATTGAGCCAAAGCAGCTTCGTCTTTTAAAGAAGACTTAAAGAAATCGGCTCTAGCCATGTTTGCGACATAAACGAAATCGTAATTGTCGGCATTCTCCAACTTTACGTTGTTGACTTTAAGAAGTTCCTCGACTGTATCTTTTTCTGTCGGTTCAACTTTTTCGAGCTTACCAGTCGTTGCGTTTGTCTTGCGCATTAAGGTAATAGCCCAATCGCACATCTTTTTATTGAAGTGCCAGCCATTGTAGCGAAGGTATGCAATCATCCCTTCAGGCTTCATATCGTATGCGTCAAGTGGTATTTTGTATCTTCCCATAATAAAAGCTTTTAAAGGAGGTGGAGATTTCTCCCCACCTCAAAGTGTAATACTAATAGCGATAACCGCCACCTCTGCGGCCACCATGTCTTTCACCATAGCGGTCATCATCGTCATCATCCCAATTGTCTCGGTAATCCGGCATTGGGCTTCTGTGACCCATTCGTCCATACTTGTCATCCCCCATTTCATCAATGCAGTGCATGAGTTTGCCACCATACTTAAGCATCTTCTCTACAAGTTCCGACATTTCATTTACCTTGTTTTCGGTAATTTCTATCATGTATCCCATAATGATTTACTTTTTTGTATTAACTTTTTCCAAAGCCACTGACAACATAGACTTAATATCGGTCAAAGTTCCCTTCATTCCGCTGACCTCGCTTTTGAGGTTATTGATGTCTTCTTCCTGTTGTCTGTCTTTGGCTATTTGCGGATTCAAGATGGCACGCATCTTTGCGCACTCTTCCATAACCTTCTTGTGGTATGGCTCGCTTTCCACAATCTCCTTAGAATGGCGAAACATAGCCTCAACTTCCGCATCCATGGCTTCACGACTTTCAGAAACCACAAGGTTCTCTGAGTTTGCGATTTGCATGTTGGATGGGAGTTGCTTGAACTCCATTTGCTCATTCGGCAATTTCACGACAACATCAACGGTAGTCTCCATTGGTTGTGGGTTGAATTGCCCTGGAGTATATGTTGGGAACTTAGGTTGTGGGTTACTGACCGACACAACCTGTCCGATTTTAAGACTTGGGTTTTCACCCTTGTCAAGCACATAGAATATGCTGTTAGGTCGAAGTCCTTGAAACATAGCTTTGTAATGTTAATTGTTAAACAATACCCGTCATTAGCTGAAGGGTGTTAGTATCTCGCTCGAACCAAAACTGATAAACTCCAGTTCCTGCAATGTCGGCTACCGTCAAAGGATTGCCGTTGAACTTAGTTACAGCTTGGGTTACGCCATTGGTCTCGAAAAGGATAGGCAGCGTATTTGTCGTACCTGTCGGAATAGCTTGATGTAGGTTCACAAAGATAGTTCCCCTATAGTTAGCATTCACGAAGGCGTGGTTTCTGAACGAGAAAACGACATTTTCGGTGTTCACCACCACGCCTGTAGATGCGATAGCTGCCGAGCCGTTACGATTAACCCATGCAAAAGGTCTCATCCATAACATAGCAGCCTCCTTTCTTTAACCCCAGAATCCGTTGTTGGCAGCATTCAAACCATACAGACCAGCCTGATAAGCGACACAATTAGGAACCGCAGTAAACGGGCTGTAAGGAGTAGTTACCGTCTCTGGTAACTTACACTTGATACCTGCCACCTCACTCTGCAAGCCAGCCAATACCGCATTGATAGGTGCTACAGCCTGACCCACAATCTGTGATGTCATAGCGGAAGACTTGAAGGTACTGTTCTCCTCACGAAGAGAATCAATCTTGTTCTGCATCTCACGCATCTCAGCCTGCTTCTGACCGTCAACGATGGTCTGAGTGCTTTCCTTGATAGCGTTGTGCAAGTCACAAGTCTGTCGCTGGGTCTCGTAAGCCACGTTAGAGAAGCCACGCTCCTGACCTACGGCTACATTGTTGATGGCATTCTGCAAAGTGCCAGTTTGCTGACACATAGCCAACTTGACGTTTCCGTCCATAGCCGTAATATTGTTATTTACACGGCAGCAGCAATCAGCGAGTTGTGATGCAATCTGCATATTACCTTGCTGAAGAGCGTTGATGGTTTGCATTCCGCTCATGCCTACTTGGTTGCCCACGTTCTGAACTTGGGTTGTCAAGGCAGAGATTGCTTGTTGAATCTGTCCTTCAGTACAATTGAGCTGAGTAGCGAGATTACTGAGTGCATTACGATTGCCACCGATAGCATCCATAAGCAAGGAACGACCATAGTCATTGTTGATTTCATTGGCAAGACCTGCGCCATTGCCACGACCACCAAAGCCGAAACCATTACCGCCCCAACCACAGAAGCAAAGGATAAAGAGCAGCCAAATGAACCAAGAACCATCGCCATTGCCGAATCCGTTATTACCCTTCATCGCAAGAAGAACGTTTGGGTCAACGCCTCTCTGTTGGAGCAAAGGAGCTATCAAGCTCATCATTCCTCCATTGTTACCTGAACCCTCTGGATTAAAAACATAAGTTTTTGATGTCTCCATAAGAATAATCTTTTTGTGTTAAACCTTAATTAAACTAACTCTTTGTAACGTTACGGCTGCAAAGTTACGCATAATAAGCAAAAGGTTTAATAACTCTATCAAACTTTCTTTTAATCGCTAATAATCAATAAGTTAAAGTGATAGGAGGTAATGTCATACTTTCGGATTCATGAAAATCGAAGGCTTGTTTGCTAATTCCGTTTGCAGAAAACAAAAAATGCAAACGAAACTGCAAACATAAATTATGCACACACAAACTTGAAACCAAACTTTCGAGTATAGTATTCCTCTTTCGGATGTCTTTTCGTTTCGGCATCATAGCAGAGGACAAACGGCTCACCATCTGAGTAGAAATAGTTGTAAAACTTGCGCAAATACATCTTCGCATTCAAAGCCTTTGGAGAGAGTTTTCTCATTCTTAACCTCGTTTCTTGAGGCTTACCCGACAACACTCTAAGTTCATCCATTTTATATTGCATATGCAGCTTTCTGCCTTTACTAGCATATTTTTCTTTATTCCAATAGTTCCGTAAAGACTTGTTTCGCTCTTTGCGAATCCTATTTTTCGTTTCTTCATCATGTTCTAGACCGAACTTACTGACTTGTCTCAATATTGTTGATATAGGTATATCCAATAATTCTGAAATTTCTCTTGCAGTCATTGTCTTATACATGTCAGAGATTTTTCTGATAGTTTTCTTATTCAATTTGTTGTCTAATTTAGTGCCACCTAAAATAGTGATATACCTATATAATGTATGTGCGGTAACACCAGCTGTCTTAGCCACTTCCTTTCGTGGATAGTCATTGATGTGGGCTTTGATATAGTCCATCTGTTCTTGTGTTAATTTTCTTGGCATCCTTCATCCTCCTCAAAAGAAAATCCATATTTATCCATGTAGTACTTTTCGTTCATCCTATGAGTATTCCGGTCATAACCCAAGATGTAAGGTTCGCCTTCAAAACCGAAATACCCATGCTTCGTAATGAGATTGTATTTGGCGTGATACGCTTTTGTCGGCAACTCGGAAAACTTAAAATTCGTTTTCTGTGGTATGCAGGACATAACTCTGAATTTTTCTACACGCATCGTTTTTTGCCAGCTTTTTACCCTTTTACTTATTGTTGCTTTCTCATACGCTTTCTTTAAATTTGCCAAACTGTTATTTTTAAGTCTTTCGATAGTTTCTTTCGAATGAGTAAGCTTTAGTCTTTTTGCCGCCTTTCCTACTGTAGATGGATGACACCCTACAATCTCGGCAATCTCTTTGACTGAATGGTTGGTGTAAAGCTTTGCAATTTGTTCATCACGCTTCTTGTTGGGTTGCGGAACAGGTCTTTTATGTTCGATTTTACAATTGCAATCATGTAGAATCTTATACAAGAATTTCACGCTGACACCCATTCTTTGTGCCAACTTGTATCTTGGTCGTTCATTTATGTGCGCCTTAATAAAGTTTATTGTGTCTTGTTCTATAACTTTCATTTTTATTCAGTTTTTGTGGTGTGTCTCACCTGTTTTTTGCAAAGGTAATTAGATTTTGTTGAAAGAGCAAATGTTTTAATGTGTTATAACTTAGTTTTGGAAATATTTAATTATTTGCACAAAAATTAATTGTGTAGTTTTCTGACTCGGTTATTTTCACATTATTATATATAAATAGCTATCTTTGCAACAAAAAATACAATAAAATGACAGCGGAAACTATTCAATTAATACAGACGGGAATTAATCTTCTTTGCGCCTCGGGAGTTATCTCCACGTTGCTGTACTATAATAGTAGAAAACGAAAGGAGGCGGCACTCGCATCACAGGAAGAGAATAAGACTATTTCATCATATGCCGATGAGTGGAAGGCTCTCTATGAACGTTCCAACGAGTCGGTCGTTAATCTTAACAGTAAAGTAGATGAATTGTATGAGGAAATCAACCAATACAGAATTACGATACGCAATCTTAGGGACGAGAAGAATGATTTGAAGCTTGCCTTGCATGAGGCACAATGGAATAGATGCATCAAGGATGGATGTCAACTTAGAACCCCACCAAGAAAACGAGATTCTTTAGAAGCATTTGTTGAAAAAGAAGAGAGTGCTATATATCGTGACAGGGAGGATTAAAATATGGTTAAGTATCTGAAATTACTTATACAAGTTAATAGCGGACATTCAAGCAAGGCATTCTTCTTAGTGTCCGTGACCTTGATAGGTTTCTTGATGCTCTTAGTTGTATGCTTCATCTTAGTGTGGGAAGTGGTGACTTATGGGACGATCAAGACCGATTTGATGGGGTTAAGTGCATTTGTTGGTAGTGTGGCTAGTTTGTTCGTCACGGCTGGCATTACCAAGACTATAGGGGAACGTGGCGAACATCAAAGCGAAAACGATAAATAGACTATGGCAGACTCAAGTATTTTAAAACCATTCATTCTCTCATTCGAGGGTGGATATTCTAACAAAAAGAGTGACAGGGGAGGCGCAACGATGAAAGGCGTGACCCTAGAGACGTTCCGTAAAGTTTATGGTGCTAGTAAGACCGCATCGGACTTGAAGAAGATAACCGATGAACAATGGCATCACATCTTCAAGAAATATTATTGGGATGCTTGCAAGGCTGACCAAATCAACAACCAGTCGGTGGCTAATCTCTTGGTTGACTTTGCTTATAATAGTGGAGTAAGCAGAGCTGTACAAAAGATTCAAACTATCGTAGGAACAAAAGCTGATGGCATCATGGGTAATATGACCTTAGCTGCTATCAATTCATACAAACAAGGTCAATGGGCGTTGTTCGATAAGCTGAAGGTGTCACGAATTGCCTTTCTCAATGCGATTGTGAACAATGACCCAAAGCAAAGCGTGAACCTGCATGGATGGCTTCGCAGGGTTGGAAATATACAATACGGAAAGCTCGTATGTAATAACGGAAAGTTAATTACTTGGTAATCTTACGAGATACAGGCTCAACTAAGGCATTAGTAAGACCATCATCCTTAATTGGGTGGTGGTTTTTCTTCACTTTTGAAATTTTGGAAAAGAGAGTAAGGACTAAAAAATGGTTCCTGTTAGTTTTTATTTGTACCTTTGCACTCAAAAAGGAGGTTGATATGCAACTTAGATTTGATTGGTGGCGTTGGCTCGTTACCATATTGGTAGGTTTCTTCATCATGCTGATGATGTACGGATGCCGGACAACGAGATATGTAGAAGTGGAAAAGGTGGTGCGAGACACTACTACTTATGCTCACTGGGACTCTATCGTCAATGAAAGGGTCAGGCTCATTCAGGACAGCTTACTCTCTTACCATTGGGAGCAGACCGAAAAGCAGGTTAAGGATTCCACTTACATCAAGGATGATGTTAAGACAAGGGTAGATGAGAGTGGTAAGGTACTAGGTAAGGATTCTACTCATATAGAGATTAGATACAGGGACAGCAAGGAACTATCCAAGGTTCGTGATAGCCTTATTCATTATAAGGAGATAGCAGAGCGAGCGAGTATATACAAGGCTCAGAGGGATAGTCTAAACAGAGAATTGAGTATCACCCAGACCAAAAAGGAATATATTGAGAAAGACTTGGTTGGATGGGACTTGTTCTATTGGAAATTCGGTATGATTTCCTTTTGGGTCGTTTCCTTGACGCTGGTAGCAATGATTTTCTTTCTCACGGTAAAATATAAGAAAAAGTTTTTTCATTAGGTTGGTTTTTAGTTATTAAGGTTTTAGATTGGTTTTTAGGTAACAACTTGTGGGGCAGCTGCCAGTGATGGTGGTTGCTCTTTTTTATATCTTGAAAATGCATTAGAGTGTGAAATACCAAATCTGCAAGCGATTTAATGTATTTGTAGTTTTGTATACGTAACTAAATATGGTGTTATGTGTTAAGAAAATATAATATGCATAATTCCATACATTAAAGCCCTTGCATCTTGGAAATAAATTAGTATCTTTGCAGCGTGCTTTGTTGGTGCTGACCCGCTTACAAGAATCAATAAGATTTCCCATGGCGAAAGCCATACTACGATAATCCTTACCTAGATTTCGGGGTCAGACGAATGAAGGGTAAGGATTTCTTTTTAGAATCCTTGTTTTGAGTCGAAACATCCTTAGATAGTTCTAAGTTAATAATGGGCTATGATTGTTGGAGTAGGCGAAACACAGATAAGTTAAACAAATAGGGAATTTATGGGAAAGCATTATTTACATATACGTATGGACTTGGTAAAGAAGTACACCTATGGTGCGTCATCACAAGAAGTGAAGGCGCACAAAGAGACGCTTTGCTTTGCTATTTGGTGTAAGATGCAACGCAGAAATTCTGTAATATTTAACTTAACCATCAAGGATGTAAGGAAAAAACTCGGTGTGGGCTATCCAAAGGCAAGAAAATTGCTAAAGGATGTCAAGGAGGATGGACTCTTTACAGAACTTGGTAACGGGCGATTTATCGTGAATACGTTCCGTGACAAAGAAAAGAAGCCCAATAAAAATGGAGGTCGCTTCCAAGGGGCTTACGTTTGTCGTATTCCTATTAACAAGGACTATAAGCTAAAAGAGTTATATTCTATAGTCAACAACATTTTGTACATATCGGTTATTAGTGGTGCTCGTCAAGACTGTTTTAACGTTGGAAACAATGATTGTGCTTGGCATCAACTAACTACTAACTCATTTGCAAAGGTTGTGAATATGGGGCATGGCTCTATATGCCGAATCAAGAAGAATCTTATCAGCGAAGGTAAGATTAAGTCCACGTATGCGGAAATGCACATGGCAGATGATAGAAACGAGGGAGAGATGGAACGAACATTGCAAAGGCTTGGTCGTAGGAACTTTACGTTTAACGTAGGTAACCTGCACTATTTAATCATACCTTGCTCTTACTCTTTTGGAGACCGAGAGACTTCTGTTGCTATCAAGCACAGAATCTATGGTTATAAATTGAAGGGACATGGTGCTTTTGAAAAAGGCACGAACAAATACTATAATGGATCAATAGGATTAACCAATATACCTGATTAAAGGTCGAGTTCTATTTCGGACATTTTCATATTAGTAGTTAGTTGGAATATATATTTAGGGAGTCTTTAATAGGCTAACGTGTTCCTTAGTATATTACGTGTTATTATTATATATACGAGATTATGAAGAAGTATGAATGTTATATAAGTTTAGCTGGTAATGTGTGTGGTGACAAAGGAAGTTATTATTATGCGTTTGCTACATTTGAAGGAGAAAAAATGATTGATAGTGTCGCAACAAGTCGGAGTCTTTTGGTATATCCTAAAAGTCGTTTTGTCCCGATTTTGACTAAGGCATTAAGAAAATGCAGAGGTGAGTTCCATGTGTATGTGTACTTACCCAAAGGCTATGATTTTGTAGAATTACCTAATGGTGAATACCAAATATCAGCTTCGTACTCCTGTTCCGAGATAACTGAGTACACTTATAAGTGCAGCGACAAAATAACAATAAAGAAGTTTGATGAAAATAGTAAAAGATGTTTGGATATACAACAAAAAGCAGAAGAGATAAGAGAAATTAACGAAAATAAAGAATTACACAAGTCAATAGCCAAAGAAATGAAGGCGAAAGATAAAAATAGCAAGAAAGACTTGCGTAGGGAAAGATTAGTTCCAAACTATATTTGCTATACCGATGGAAGCTGCGATAATTATTCCACTCACAAGGCAGGTGGCTCGGCTTATATCGTTGTGAATACAGCTACAGGTGAACTTGAAAAGGTAAAGACACATCATTGCTTGCATACGACAAATAACAGAATGGAGATGTTGGCGATAATATCAGCCGTTAATTATTGCCCGAAAGGTTCTGTCGTAGAGGTTCGAAGTGATTCTAAGTACGCATTAAAGATGTTCCGCTATACAGATTGGGAAATAGGCGCAGATATAAAGAACCCAGACTTAATTAAGTTGTATCGTAAGTGTGCAAAGGATAAGCTTGTTATTTTGACTTGGGTAAAGGGGCATAATGGTGATGATTTGAACGAGCAAGCGGATTGCTTGGCTTTTGGTGCATATGAGAAAGCATTAAAAGAGAATGGCTTACCAATGGCTCCTGAGAAGTATCGTGCTATGAGACGAGGCAAGCAGACGGTGTTTGAAACAGATAATTAAAGATAAATTTGATTTATTATGAAAGAGTTAGGTTTTGATAAGCTATACGTAAAGTTTAGCAATTTATATTGTGAGTATCGTAGTAGAAAGCAATTCTTGAAGTGGTTAAAATCCGCAAAGAATCTTTCTGAAGAGTTGTTTGAAGTAACGCCAAGTGGAGGTGGTTCGTTTGATGTTGTGTTGTCTTTTGAAGAGATAAAGGATTTATTTCCGATTATAGAGAACTCATTGCCTAAGTATGAAAACGATATAAAGCAAGTTCTTTTGGCCATAAAGGAAATGGGACAGCTTGAAGTTGCAAAGATATGGCATGAGGATGATTGGGGTGACGGCTTTGTAGAGGATTTTTGTAAAACCCATGATATTTAATGAAGATACATACATTTGAACTATGTGCCGGATATGACTCTCAACTAATGGCTTTAGAGCGGTTGAAGAAGAACCATTCTGATTTCGATTACGAGTGCATCGGCTGGTCGGAGATAGAGCCAAGTGCAATAGCATTACATAATGCTTGCTTTCCTAGTCTGTCCGGTAAGAATTTCGGTGATATGACCAAGATAGATTGGAGCAAGGTTGCCGACTTTGACTTGTTGACATATTCAACACCCTGTCAGTCTGTTTCGCAAGCCGGAAAGCAGAAAGGAATAGAGGAGGGAAGCAATACACGTTCCTCTATCCTTTGGTTTACAAGAAACGCCATTATTACCAAGAGACCGAAATACCTCTTGATGGAGAATGTAGAGGCTTTGGTTCAAACAAAGTTCATTGGGTTCTTCAACAAGTGGCGCAAGGAGTTGGAATCCTACGGATATGTTAACTATGCTAAGGTGGTAAATGCAGCCGACTGCGGTGTTCCTCAGAACAGAAAGCGTGTCTTCATGCTCTCTATACGAAACGATGGTGATAAGATAGATTATCATTTTCCGAGAAAGACAAAGCTAGAGAAACACTTGGTTGATGTCTTGGAGGAAAATGTGGATGAGAAGTACTTTTTTAGTGATGACTTGCTATGTAAAGAGAAATTTGTATCGAATGAATGGAAAGAACCTATGAGTGCAGCTATAAGAACTCGTTCTGAAGGGAAGTGGATAAAAGGCGAAAAGCATAGTCCAAAGGTCGAGCTTGGAAAGAATATAGCCAATACCATTACATCTGCGAGCAAGGACTCCTTGGTTGTTCTTGGCGAGACAAGGTTGTGCATTAGGCGTTTGACTCCGAGAGAACTCTTCCGTTTGATGGACGTTGACGAAGAATACATAGACAAGATGCTTGAAAGTGGAGTGCCGAAGTCAAGTCTTCAAAAGGCTGCTGGAAATTCGATTGTTGTAGCTTGCATGGAGATGATATTGGAGGAACTTTGGTTTTCTGAGAGTAATGTTAAGGTCGCTGATGATGGCCAGCTATGTTTGTTTTAAATGTTTTAATGAAATGATGTTTTTAAATAATAACGAGAAAAAGAAGAAAGCAAATGCTATCTCTTATAAGATAGATGAGTACATCTGGGGACGAAAGGATTTTGTTACCGATTGCCCCTATGGTGAGAAAGGCAGATACACCAATGCAATTAATAAAGTTGGTGATTTGGGGTGTAATACTTGCGAATGGCAGGTAAGACATGACCCAAGTACGCAAGTTGTGATGTGCTCCCATCCAAAGGTGGAGAAGAGCGATATTAAGAAACTTTTTAAGGATTTATGATTATGGATAGGGAAAAATTAAAGAAAGATTACGAGGATGCTTGCAATGCTTACTTGAAGGCATTCTGTGAGAAGCATGAGTTTTACGGATTGGATAATCCGGATACATATTGGATAGGTGACGAACCAGGTGGAATAGCTAATTGTGGTGATTTGACTTTCGATATGGCTACTATTGTAACAGATATTGACAAGGAAGCTCCCGAAGAAGAGTTGTTGAAGTGGTACGATTATACTATTGAAGCTAGTGAATTCAATTTGCCTATTCCAAACTTCGACCATTGGCTTATGGGGTGTCCTATAACACCAAGTAAATGGTTCGAGAATATGCGAGCAAAGCGTAAGGAGTATGAGGATTTGTTAAAACAAGAAAACGAAAGGTTGAAAAATGGAAAGAAGTAATCTTTTTAATCATTTGTTGAGGATATTTGATGAAGGTCTCAGTATGAAGACTACCGAACTTGAATATGGTACACTTGAAGTTACTGTAGAGAATCGAAGCCAAGATAAGAAAATTACATTCTTAGCAAAGGGCATGGAGGATGCCAAGCAGAAAGCAGCGGAATGGCAGGTTGGACAAATGCTCTTGAATTGCGATGATTTCGAGGAGATTGTTATGTTTTTGGCTCAAAGAAAGAAACTTAAAAAGGAAATGTCAAATGGATAAGAATTTTAGAAGTTGTTTTTGTTGCGTCCATTTCTTGGAAATACAAAATACAAGTACAGGAAATGTCTTGAAATGCAAGAAAGGTAGCACTACGAAAGTACAAGGGAAGCGACAGACAGAAATCGCTGCAAGATGCAAAAATTACAAAGCGTGAGGCACACGTTAAAGAGCATAGTAAGATGAAATTAAGGATAAAGGTAATTGGCCGCATGAGTATTTGAGAAAGTGAAAAATGTAAAAACTGTAAAATAAATGGTAGAAACCATATTAAACAATTAAAATATATTAATATAAATAATAAACACATTAAAACATTTGCATATTATAATGATTCTTTGTATCTTTGCATCGTGATTAAGAAACAAATGTTATTAATAAAAATGGTGAGACACACCACAAAAACTGGGAATAATGACAAAGAAAGAAATTTTAAAACAATGGCTTGATGAGCCGAAAGTGAAATATTGTGGCAATTCAAATTTCACGTTAGGTTATGGTGATGGCTGGGATTGGGTTAAAGATACTCTACGACCAGCTATCACGAAGAATGCGATGTTCCTCAGATTCTTGGAGCATGGTTTCTGTGAGATAGAAGAATTTCTGAAATCCAAGTCCGAGAAACCGAGCGAAGAGGATTGTACCTTGTATTCTGTTGGATACAAAGATGGAGTCACTGATGCCATGATAGCAATAAAGAACAGATTTGAAATATTTAAATAGGAGGTTTTGATGGATTTAGGAAAGGCGATTAAGACAATTAGGGTAAGCAAGGGCTTGACCCAACGACAACTGAGTAAGGCTATCGGTTGTAGCGAGACAAACATGTTGTTTATGGAGACCGGAAGAACGTTTCCACGCAAGAGTAAGATTGATGCAATATGCAAGGTATTGGAGATTCCGATGTCTTATTTGTTGATGTTTGCTATTACACCGGATGATATTCCGGAAGATAAGCAGAGTTTGTACACAAGCATCGTTGAGCCGATGCGTAACGAATTTATTAGGGAGTTACTGCGATGAAGAAATACTATTATTTTGTGGCTAAGTATGTCAAGAATGGCATAACACGAATATGTACAGGCACACAAGAGACGGATGAAGGCTATTTTGATTTTGTCAGTGCTGGAAATTTTATAGCACAAGAAAATGATGTTGATAACAAGGACGTAATTGTAACTTTTTGGTCTGAGATTAATTCAATAATGTTTGATAAATATAGGAATAAACAACATAAAAATGGTTGAATTCGAGTACGAAGGCAATATCATTTGGAAAAATTACGATTTCTATTTCATGCCTTGTGTAGGAGATTATGTCGTGATTAACAATCTTACATACAAGATTAAGTCTCGTGTGTTCAAGTGCCAAGGAAAGACAGTTAAAGTTGTTTTAAAAAAGGTTGATAATGAAAATACGAATAGTTAAACATGTTTGTGCCGATGGAGTAGAAAGAGGTATCTTGGAGTACCGCAACCATTGGTGGGAGAATTGGAAGCCATTGCATCAGGACGGAAAGCTGGCTTATGTTTCATATATGGGAACGAAACCTTGTAAGTCTGTGCAAGAAGAGTGCTTCGATGTATTAGGATTGAGCGATGAATCGAGAAATACCCGTGAGCAGATGCACTGGTATATCTTGAATGCTGAAGAGGTATATGTTGGTGCTAGAATTGGTAATGAATATCATATCGGCTATGATGTTGATAATGATGAGAGTCTTGAAACGCTTAGAAATTTGGAGGAATAGTTATGCACGGAAAGATCTTTTCGGTTAAGACCGATATTGTATATCGTAGAGAGGAGAGTTTGAATCTCTTTAAAGGCAAGAAAAAACTTGATAAGGTGGTGTCCGGTCGGGTACTCAGAGAACAAATCAAGTTGTTTGGTTTCACCATCAGGACAAAGTATTTTTATCAGATTTGCTGCCCACAAGTCAATATGAATGATATTCATGAGGTTAGCGTATTGGGTAAGGTTGAGGATTTGGTAAGAACAGAGTGTTATAACAAGGTCGTTGAATATTCAAACAGAAAATATCATGCCTAGTGTTAATTGTTTCAGAAGAGTCCTATTGGATGTCGGTGGCAAGAAGACAATAATCAGCGTGCCCCACGGAATGACGGAAACCGAAGTAAATAAGGTTTTGGTCGTTACAAGGGCTTATCTTCAGCAATATGTCTATGTTGAAATGGTATTGGCAGAGTGCTTCATTCAGAAAATCGAAAAGAGTATTCTGAAGAAGAAATGCGTTAAGTTTGAAGTCAAAAAGAAATGGGTGGACTGCAAGAAGAACCTTCGCAAGGTGGTTAAGTATTATGACGCTTATGTTCCTAATGCAGATTTCAATAATGAATTCGCAATGACGTTTTATGACAAGATTAGTGGAGACTTGTATAAGTTGCGAGATAAGATTGCGGTGAGGTTACAGAACTTAGGAATTGGTGAAAAATCGGGAGTTTATGCGAATGCAATCATCCTTTATAATCTCACCAACCTTTGTCTTGGAACTTATGAGAATATCATCCGTAAGCTGTTTGAAGAATTGCACGTTAACTTAATGCAAGCGTTCAAGGATTTTGCCCCAATACTTGCTTTTGAAAACTCCTATGACTTCATGGCGTTAGTGATGGATAAGGATTTCGAGAGACTGGCAGACCATTTGATGACTAAAGAAATTCTTTCTTATTTCGACAAAGTAAGAAAAGGTGTATTTAATGAACAGACCTTGAACGAGGCTTCTATTAATGCTACAGAGGATTTGACAGACGAAGAAAAGAGTTCGCAAAGGGCTTACATCGGAATAAGTGACTTTATGAAGAGTGACTATCCTCTGGAAAGAACAACAACCAAGAAAGTTAGCTAATGAAGATAGAGTCAAGCGATTTTTTGCCTATAGGTAATGAATTTCAGAAAATCTTCGGAGTAAGCTTTGGAAAGTTCGTTGATATGCGGTTTCTTTTAGCAAGAAAAGAGTTGGTCTTCAATTTTCTGAAGTTCACAGATTGGCTTGAAGAGTGCTATCCGGATGAGTGTTCCATTGATGGAGTGAGTTATAATGAGGTTGTTGAGCGAAAGTTTGGCAAGCGAGGTGTTAAAATGATAAAGAAGCTATTGAAATGAAATACCCACGAGTCAAAGCCGTGTGCGTGGGGGCAGGATAATAAACTTAGGAGTCGCACGGCTTTATTTGAATGTTTCATAACTACAAATAGCCTATCGCTAATGGTTGTTCCCTTGGGCAGGGGAGATAGTTAATACCGCATCGTAAGATGTGAACACTTGAAATTTGTCGGCAATCATTGGCAAATGCCTATAAGTCAGCGGCAGGAACCCTTGGGCAAGGTTGGGAATGGTGCGCAGTCTTCAAATTCGCATCTGTCGCTGACAAACGGATGAGTGGCATTGGCAACTGAAAGCAATGCGACCCTCGTAAACTTGGAGCGGATTTTCTGATTAAACATTCCGTGTACCAGGTCACTGGGGAGGTGTTGACACCAACAAGGGTTTAAATCCCTTGTCATCCACAAATTTTAAAAGGTTAAATTATGAACGAGTTTTGTAATGATTTGATTTCAAGAGGTGTTCCTAGATGGGTAGTAGAGAATGCTTACAAGTTTACCCTAAAGACTTTGAAAGGAGCAGAAGGCTTGGTGGGTGCGGAAAGGGAATATGCAGAACTATACCGAAACGCTATTGTTTCTGCCTACATAGAGGGTGCTAGTGGTGCATTGGAAAAAGCACAAAGATATTATGGCGGTGAGGAACATAGTTAGACAGTGGAACGAAGCAACTGAAGGATATTCGTACCGCTTCAAAGGTGGAGATATTTTCCTTCGCCTGGTCAAAGATAATGGTAGTTATGAGTTACGTAATCCTATAGGCTATAATGTTAGGGTTATCAAGTGCAAAGACTTGGATGAAGCAGATGTAAAAGCCAAGGAAGTGCTAGAAGCGTTTTTTGAAGACAAAGTTAACATAAAAGTTATTTGATTATGGACTTAGAAATGTTGATTGATAAGATAGACTTTAATCAAGGTGCAAGGCAGATAGCCACGCAAGCCTTGGAAATGGGAATGAAATATCAAAAGGAAGGTGCTTGGCATTCTGTTGAAGAGCTGCCTGAGTATAACAGACGTATTGTCGGTCTGACCAAGGTTCGTAAGCGTTTCAAGCATCTGAATTTCTTAGGCGAGGAATGGTGGAATAGGTTCACGAAATCAAACGCCATCTATAAATGGGCTTATGTGGACGATTTAGTTTGATAGTAATCGTAGAAATCCATAATGCTATTTTGTTTTAAATGTTTGCCCCATCACTATATATAATAATGTAGTGGTGGGGATTTTTATGTTAACGTCAGCAAATTATTTGTTTATATTATTATAGAGTGTTAAATGATAAAAGAAATACATTAAATAATTTGCATATTTCAAATATTCTTTGTATCTTTGCATCGTAATTAAGAAACAAGGTTATTAATTTAAAAAAGGTGAGACACACCATAAAAACTGTAAGAAGAAAGTGGAAAAGAATAATGCTTATGTAGAGGTATTGGTAAAGATTGCCAACCTCATGGGTAGAACAAAGGAGTCTATCCAAATGTCGTCTTCAAATACTCATACGAGTATTACGATGTTTGCCGAAAATAATAGCAAGATTATTGGAAATTGGTATTTTGATGCTTCCGATAGCAAGGAGTTGGTGGATGCTACTTTCAATGGTCTGAAGGTTTTGGTTGAGTCTCTTGAGCACAATAAGAGCAATGACGGACAAGCAGCGTAAGTACATAGAAAGTCTTATCAAGAAAGTGTTTCGTAATGCAGATTCGCAGAGCGAAATACTTTCCAGATTGGATAGGGTTAAGATTTCAAGCCATCAAGCTTCAGTAATGATACATGCATTGAAGTTAGAGTGCAACATCGGTCGCTCCGTTCCGGCATATATGTTAATGGCAAACAATCTAAATCCAAAAATGGATGAGTTCTTTAGTATATTAGGGTACGATGAATGACGTATTCTTCAAGAAGAAAAGAAGTTGATATGAAGCTAGATGGTTTCTAGGTCAATGTTGTGGTAAAAACCGTTCAGACGGAAAGGATATAATTTTTAAAGAGGTAAAGGAGCAAAAAAAAGAAAAATGAAAGAAAATAAACACTCGTTAAAGATAAGTCGTAGTTGTGGTGATATTATCCTTGATGGTTATCCAATAGCTACATATTCGAATGATGAATTGAAGATACTAAAGAACCTGCTAACACGGGTTTTGTGTGAAGTGAACGAATATATACATCTTTAAAAAAGTAAAGCGTATGGCAGCAAGATATAATTTTAGAAAAACCATTTTACACAGATTGGAAATCTGTTGGAATGTACTCACACATAAGACTTTTATAGCTTATACAACTGATGATATAGGTGACAAATGGAGTCTTATAAATAACATAGAAAGCCTTGAACAATTTGGTCAATGGCTTGTAAGTGGTGGGTATAAGGAGAACAGTAACTATAAAAAGTAAAGCGTATGTTGTATGAAGCAAAACAGGGAAGTAAGGCTTATGAATACATTAAGAGTATTCTCGATGCAGAAGAAAAAGAGCGTCAAGCCTACATGAAAAGAGTAGAAGAAGCCGTTGGCTTCAAGTTTGAGAAGTGGCAAGGTTATCAGCCTAACCGCAGCCTGCTGCGAGAGCATGAAATAACCGCTATCTGGGTACACTCCGAGCGATACGAAACGTTGGATAAGAAAGTATGGAAAAAATGTGATGGTAAGATGCTGGAGGATGGCTATTATGTAGCCGTAGCCCCAAATAAGCGATACAAGCAGGGCAAGGCTATCGCCTCCGTACTTGCCTCCTACAAAGCTGTTACCAACCATTTCAAGATATTGAAGGAGTTGGGCATAGAGCCTCCTCATCAAACTGGCTCTTTCTCCATCACTCAGCTTCTCCGCTGCAAAGACCGTATCTTTGCGTTCTTCGATGATAGCATCCGAGCTGAAAAGCAAAATCCAGACTTCGAAGAAATCACAATAGGAGAGTATGAGGATTTCATTAATTGTAAAGACTAAGCGTATGGATAAGTTAGAATACATTCCAGGAGATTTGGTAATTTATGCATCTTTAATTAAAGAACCAATTGCTGAGATCTGTGAAGTTCATGAAGCATCTTACACCGTAAAATTTATGCACGGAAATTTTGCAGCAACAAGTAAGGAAATCAAACCTATTACCCTTACTCCAGAGATTCTAGAGAAGAATGGATGGAAACTTAGTCATGGATTCTACTGGTCTTCAAATGAAGAAGGTGCAGGAGTAGGCTTGAAAAGCCAAACTGGTTATGTTTGGGAAGCTTACATAGGAAGACGTCTATTGCGTAGTAACATCAATAATGTCTCAGATTTACAGCACCTTCTCTTCGGTCTAGGACTTAACTCAGAAATGGAGGTGTAGGTATGGCAAAGAGAATTATTATAAAGTTGCATCCAGAGCGATACATAGTTCAAGACAATATGCTATTCGGTTGTATTCCATTCATCTATGTGGCACGAAAGAAGTTCAATACTATAGACGAAGCTAGAGAATATGTTGGAGAGCCTTGTGATGAGTATCTGTTTGTTTAACCGCCTTCGGGCATATAAAAGATATTAGTATGAAAATAAGTGAATTTATTCAACAGCTTCAAACTGTTTATGATGAAGAGGGAGATATGGAAATTGCCATCAAGATAGATGATAACGACTTAGGTTCTGAACCTATTGTTGTGAAATCTACTGTTTATGAGCAACTTTATATAGTTAATTCCTAATCGCCTTCGGGCATAAATAATAGCAGTATGGATAAAAATGTTGTATTATCAAACGAAGAGTTAGAATTACTCATAACAGGCTTACATTGTGTAGATGAACGTAGTTATAATTTTTATACTACTACATATACACCTTGGAATGAAGCTAAAGAATTAAAAGAGAGTTTGCGAATAAAGCTCAAAAGAGTATTGTTAAATGTTTAACGCCATCAGGCATAAATAGAAATAATATGAATTCTACAGAAACAAAGAGAACATTATTTGAGATTAGAAATAATCTTATTGACGATAAGCAGAAGCATGCTATTTGGCTAGCAATCAAAGCTATTGATTATTGCGTAAGATTAAAGAAAAGATATTAACCGATAGTAATATGAAAGCAAGTGAGTTGATAGGGCATTTGCAATCTTACATTGACATTATAGGTGGAGATTGTGAAGTGCTTGTATTTGACAAAGCAGATATTTCTTGTGATATTAAGAGTACTTCTACAGATGGTGATTATATATTCCTACACATCATCTGATAAATATACAACGAAGATACCAATGTAACTAACCGTCCTTATAGGATATAAATATAAGTAATATGATTAAAAAGTATAGAAAGAAACCAGTTACCATTGAAGCTATTCAGTGGAATGGTGAAAACTTATCTGAAATTGATAAGTTTACTAAAGGTAAAGTGAAGAATCATGAATCGGTTCTTATTATCCCAACACTTGAAGGAGATATGTATGCTTCTCTTAGTGACTATATCATCAAAGGTGTAAACGGAGAGTTCTATCCTTGTAAGCCTAATATTTTCGCTAAGACTTACGAGGAAGTAGCAGAGTAACTAACCACCCTCTCCTTGGCAGCAGGGAGAGGGTAAAAAGAAAAGAATATGGCAGACATGGAATTTGGAAAGTGTGATATTTGTGGCAAAGAGGCTGCTTTATCACGTACATATTTTAAATACAGAATAGGTAGTTGTGAGTGTTGTGGAAGCAAATTGCGTGATGGCTCAAATGGACATTTTGAGGTTGTGCATCATTGCAATAAATGTGTTCCTCATTTACCTACTGTTATTCATCCTTTATTTAAGGCTTTAGATGGTAAAGTTTATAGAGCAAATGTTACTAACGTTTTACCATTTGAAATTGAAGGTAAATACATTATCGAAGAACCAGTAATCAAGGAGGATAAGCAATGAGCAAGATGAACGTTAAGGAGTCTCTTTTAGAAGTTGTTAAAAGCAACAACCTAGAGATACTTAAAATAGATTTATTCAACGATTTTGAGTTGTTCGTAAGGGAAGGCACTATGGAACGTAATGAGTATTGCAAGACTTATGCAACATTAGACGATTTGGATTTTGATGTAGAGGCTTTCTTGCTTAATGATGAAGTACGTGGAATTGTATACTGCCAAGATAAAGACACAAAAGAACCAGTGTGGATTGAACCTTGGAGTGACGAATGCTGTTCTTGGTGGCAGGTTAGTAGAGTTCCAAAGTTCTATAAAGATAGACTTAAAGATTTAAATATGAAAAAATATGAGTAAAGTATCGGCACTAACAATTATTGATGATATGATTGAAAACTATACTAGAATGATGAACGCAGGAAATAAGAAAGTTCTTGTAGTTCACGCTAGAAGTTTTCTAAAACTTATCAAGCAAGAGTTAGAACTTAAAAAAGAATAGTTATGGCAAGAATATTTGAAGTAAATATTAGAGTTACTATTGATTCTAAGTGTAAAGATAGTGACGATGATATTATAGAGTCACTTATGTATGGAGCAGATAAATATTTCTATCCATATTGTTGTAATAACGAACATATAGAGCATACTAATAGTGTTGCTTATAAAGTTAAAAATAAATGAGAACAATTTTATTCAAGGCAAAGAAACTGAGTGATGACGAATGGGTGAAAGGTTATTTGGTAAAGTCACCTTTCGGAACATTCATCGAGTGGTATGATGATTCTATCTGCAACAAAGAAGAAGTCGACCCCTCTACCGTCTGTCAATATACTGGACTGAAAGATAAGAATGGAGTTGAAGTTTACGAAAATGACATTGTGAAAACAGACGATTGGGAAGAGACAATTTGTAATGTTGAATACAAAGATTATGGATTCTGCTTGTGTGGCAAATGTTTTAGTGATGGTATAATGCCTTTGTATATTGCTGTAGATAATTGCGACTTGTATGTTCTTGACAACAAATTCGATAATGAGAAGTAGCATATGATAGAAAAGGTATTAGAAATATTAGTTCAAAGACTGAATGCTTTAGCCACAAAGGTTTTTAAGAAAGAGCCTTATCCTTATCTTCCTCCTCTTTCAAGAAGAGAACGAAGAAAGTTTGAACGTGACAACAAAAAAGCTGAGAAGAATATAGCATTATGTCGTAGATGCATGAAAAACGCTCCTAGTTGGTGGTGTCCAGGAGAATGTTGCTATTTCTTCCCTTATCGAAGACACGTATTATTTGGAGATAAAAATAAGTAGCATATGGAAATTGTAATTTTATATATAAGTGTTAGTCTAATTTACATCTTTCTTGTTTGCTTGGATGGAGAAGATGTAAAACCGAAATGGAAACAATGGCTAGCTGACAAACTAGGCATCAAGCCAAAGATAGAGGTTAGATACATAAAGCCACAAGTCGTTAAGCTTCGTTCAAGAGTTACAATGTCAAATTTTGAAATGCAATACTATTGCCGTGACAAATCTGGTATGGAGCAATTGAAGAGAAGAGCAATAGAAAGTGTGTACGATGAAATTCTTAAGGGAATGAAGGCAAACGAATTGGTTTCCATTTCGCAATATAATGACATTTATAGTAAT